ATGTACGACCCCATCAGCGGCAACGCCGCGTATGCAAAGTATTCTCCGGTTACTCTGCCGCCGATTGGACAGCGTGCAGGTTTTGCCGAAGTCAGTGTGAAACTCAATCCGCACACATCACAACCAGAACTGATAATTTATCTCAACAAAGGCTATCGTGTACGCCTTGTCACTGGCTGCATGTTCAATAAAGACCTTCGTGCCACCGAGTACGGGGTCAAAATCGGCAACCATCGGACGAAGGTTTGGAAAACACCCGAGAGCGTGTGGTATATCCATCCCAATAGGTGAGGCACCCTTTTCGGGTGCCTTTTTTTACGGATACAGCGAACCTTGACGAATTTTAGAAAATGCGGTATGATTGGTATTGCACCACCAGAATCACCCGCAATTCGGCGGGTTTTCGCAGTCTCTTACCTACTCGACTGCGTCGCCTTCTGTAAAAGGAGGTTAATATGAGAGATTTCCGATCTAAGGTTCGCTGTTCCGCTGCTACGGTAGCGTATGGAGTGCTTGCGGCCGCCCTTTGGGACGCGCTAAAATTCTTCGTCGGACAGCTTACCTGAAGTCTCTTCGGTGCTTGGAGCGGCTTTGCCGCTCCTTTTTTTCTTCTTGAATCGCTGTTCTTTGTCGTTTGCGATCTTCAAGGCAGCCGTAAGCACGTTGTTTTAATTGCCAGTGGAGCCGAAGCCGCCGGTTCTCTTCCCTCTTGGTTCGTCATCAACCGTGACGCCGTAAGGAACGAACACGCCCTGCATGAATCGGTCACCCGCTCGCAGGTGCATTGTCTTGCCTTCGCGACTGTCGTTCGTGATTTTTGCCATGATGTGGCCTTCGTTCTCGGCGAAAATGTAGTCCCCGTCCACGATACCTGTGCCATTATCAAGCTGCATACGATACTTGAAACCCATGCTGGAACGCGGGAACAGCATCAGCACCCAACCTTCTTCAATCTGGCAACGCATACCGGTCGGGATCAGTGCCGACTCGCCCGGTTCAAGGATGATGTCATACGGCACGCGGAAGTCGTAGCCTGCACTGCCTTCGGTCGCACGATCAGGGAAAACGAGGTCGCGCCACATATCTTCGATGCAACTCTCTGAGATGAGCGGGTTGCATTTTTTTACGTCTGCCGTGAACTGCGGAAAGCTCACGGTGTCAAATTCTGCTACGGTTAAATACAATGTTTGTCCTCCCATAAGGTGATTTTCCCGCCCGTCGCGGTCTTTTTAATATCAATTACGCGCTGGTTGGTACTTCCGACCCACGGCGCGTTTACGTCTCTTTTGGTCTCCAGATATTCTCCATCGACAAGGACATCGGCTAGTTCTACAGCAGGTAAAGTGCAAACCTGCTCATACGAATAGCCAGTATACAGCCAAATGGTCTTATCCGGAAACTCTTCACGGATTGTCTGGAGCAAGCGAGTTACCGCTCCACGATTACCCGGGAACAGAGGGTCTCCGCCAGACAGTGTAATTCCGTCGATATAATCTTTCTGAAGCTCTACACGAATCTCGTCCATCGCTTCTTTGTCAAATGGAATACCAGACATCTGTTCCCACGTCTGTGGGTTCTGGCAGCCGGGGCACGCATGAGCGCACCCCGATACCCATAATACGACACGCAGGCCGGTTCCGTTCAGCATGTCATCCTTGGTAATGTTATGATAATTCACTTGCATACCTCCAAAACAAACCCTTGTGTTTTCTGATTGCTCCATTTTTATATGCTTCACAACACAGATGTACACAATTTCGATTGAAACCATTTCTACCTGCATCGTGTTGTGATTCATACCACGCCAAGACATTTCCAGCTTCATCCAAGCATTCCACTGGTTTTTTAGGGATATGCGGGTTTGCTGATAATTTTTTTGACACTTTTTCATTCCGCATTCCGTAATTGATGTTATATCCGCAAGTGCAAATCTCTAAGTTTTCTACCCCGTTATTCTCTGGGTGTTCATCTTGATGATTCACTTGTAAACCATCAATTTCTGACGAAATGAAAGCCTGAGCAACAAGACGATGGACTTTTTTCTTTTTATATTTTCCATTGTTATATAACGTCACGATTTTATATCCATCTTTGTCTGTGGCTGGTTTCAAAATTCTATCGGTTTTCCGAGACAATACTTGTCCGTCTCTCGACACAAAATATCCCGGAAAATCTAAAATTTCCTTCCATTCTGTCACATACTCACCCGGTCTTTGATTTCTGCATTTTTAGCGTCGTTGTATCGCGTCTTGCCGTGGACACGAGTGTAACCTAAATCCTTAATACCCCCGCTTTCGCGGTATTTCCATAGGGAGTGGACTATACAATTCGGCGAATGCCTTATGGCGTTATAGTCTCTGAACGTCCTCCATACCATACGGTTTAGGAGTGTCGATGCGTCTGGCGAACTTCCATCGCCGGTTGCCCAATCTACGAAATTTTTATGGTGTGTATCATTCCCCGCGTTCGCGTTTGTCGTTTCCAACTCCGCTGTAGCTTTCGTAGCTCTAAGGGTTTCCCCGCAGTTTATGCCATTTTACATGGACTATTAAGTTAATCCATTCATCCTATCAATCTTTGTGACGTCAGTCGATCCGCACTTCGGGCAGACATCCATATCAAGCTGTTCATACCCGCACTTCTCACAGTACGCCAACGACAGATTTACGCCTTCGTAGAATCCCAGTTTCATCGCTCGGCGAATCAGCGAACGGAGGGCACCTTTGTTGTAAGATACCGGGTATCGACAATACTGGATTTTGCCGCCATTGAACAAATCCCAGAAGCGATTTTCGAGATCCTGCTTTTGCGGCGGAGTGATGTTCTCCCAAACACCGCAATGGAAGCTGTTTGATACATACGGTCGGTCGGATACGCCCTTTACGATGCCATACTTCTTGCGGAACTGTTCAATCTGTAATCCACAAAGGGACTCGGCTGGCGTTCCGTAGAGAGCGTACAGAATGTGGTCTGCCTTTTTGAACTCCTCGGCCTTCTTGTTGATGTACTGCATCACTTCCAGCGCGAACGCGCCATCCTCGACGATAGACTTGCCGTTATACAGCTCCTGCAGTTCATTCAAAGCAGTAATACCGAATGATGCGGTCATTGGCGGGAGCAGCTTGCCAATCTTCTCCTCTGGTTCAAGATGGCCGCCAAGGAAGCCTCCCTGACAGAAACCAAGTGGATTGGTAGAAGCCTTCTTCTCGGCCAGATAATCGTAGGTCTTCTTATGGAGATTTCGAATCATCTCGAGGTAGTAGTCAAGCACCTCGTAGAAGTCGCGGTTCTCCTGACGGGACTTTGCCAAAATCATCGGCAAATGAAGGGAAATTGCGCCGAGATTAAATCGGCCAACGAAGACGGGCTTGTCGTTCTCGTCTTCTGGGTGCTCTCCTCCTCGTTCAAACCAAGGCGAGAGCGAAGCTCTGCACAAGCGGACTATGCCGCTCAGACTATATCATAGCTGTTAGGTCAGCTTTCCGCGCTTCCACAGCAGGATTTTCACCTACTGTGTACCCTACTCGGTTACTCTCTGAGGCAACCCTACTTTCACCTCAGATACCCTTTCGGTAGTCGTTTCACATTTTCATAGCACAGCGATTATCTTGCTTTCACAAGCCTTCCCTGTTAGCAAGGACGTTAACGAGTCATTTCCTACTCACACTAAACGCCGCCCTCACACCCTGCATTTGCAGGTTCGCGGAATTTTACATGGGCTACGGTGCTTTTCTCAACCCATGAGTGACACGACACGGCCATACTTCTTATACATAGAAGGAATATAGCCCTCGCCGGTCAACGAAAGAAAATCTGGATACATGGCCTTGGTACTGCAATCTACTCCACACTCAAAGACGTCTTCCATCGGTTTCCCTTCTCCATGAAGCTCCTCATCATAAAGGAACGTCAGTTTCGGGAACAGCACTGGCTTTTTATGCCCAGCAGCTCCCTGTCCGCCTGCTCGAACGTTCATACAAGTCATGGATGCCATTCGGCCAAAGCGAGAATTGTCAAGACCAAACGAAACCGCAATGAACGGATAATCACCGCGACTGGAACCAACCGTGTTGAAACGATATTCCCAAGACTGGAATCCCTGTTCCATATCACGCTGAACCTTCTTCACAGCATACTCATCGGCGGCGGTCAGTACATCCTCGTGGTCACCAAGATTGTTGTAAACCGCAATTTCTGTGTACTCCTCAAAGTATTTCTGGTACGATTTTTCGGCATAAGGAGCCAAAATCTTGTCTACTTCAGGAATAGTGAACCCGCCGTACTGACAAGCGGCCGCGCTGATTGCAACATCAGAGATAACATCGAACGCCACGTCAAGCGTCTTTGGCTCGTTGTACCAGACATTGCCCATCTCAAAGCCGCCAGTTAGGACGTTCTCCATGTCGAAAAGGCAGCAATTCATCGTGTCAAGTCGCGCAGATCGGTCATGAATGTAGATGTAACCGTCTTTCATAGCCTCGCGCTCTTCTCGGTTCAAGAAGAACTTCTTATATAACGCACTGGACAGCTCATTGTAAATCAAACTGCGCTGAGTCGGAACCAGAGCGGAATCCGTGTTAGCATTGTTTCGGTCGCCGATATAGCGAATTGCCTGACTCTTGCGGTAGACATCATCGAGCATATGGACAAAATCCTGCTTGTAGTTGCGATAATCGCGATAGCACTTGGCCACATCTGGAGCTACATCGTCCAGAGCTCTCTCGACTGCATTGTGTACGTTTGCAACCGGAGCAACGTCCCCGCCATGCTCTGCAAGGTGAGCCAACGTCAAATCAACAACGCGGCGGCATTGTTCATCGGACAGGTCATACATAGCGCGATTAGCGGACTTACGAATCGCGGAAACGATCTTTTGACTGGAGAACGCTTCGATAGAACCATCTTTCTTCTGGATTTTTAGCATAGGCACCCTTCTTACTTAACTTCCTCGCGGCGCTTTTCAAAGTAGCCGTCTTTTACCTTTTCGATGAAATCGCCGGCCTGCTGTTCCAAGTCCTGCATCGTGCCGTTATTTACAATCGTGTAATCGTAATCGAACTGATCAACATCACGGTCGGCGTGGTTGCTCTGGATTGGCTCGTAGCCCGGCCGCTTAATCAGCAGCGTCAGAGCGTCAAAACGTTCCTTGGCTCGCTGAATCTCCTCCGGTTCACGGATGTGCATGAACAGCATGACGTTGTCGTGATCCTTCACCCGATTGAATTCCTTGGTCAGATACTCAAGCGGCGCGTCGGAATACTGCGTCGACAGGTCTTTCAGGTCAGACAAGAACTTTCTGGACTTGTCGTCCTTCTCACCGTTCCAACCAAGCCGTCGAGCGACTTCCTTGATGATATCTACAGAGCTGATCTGTGCGATCAGCATATCGTAGAAATAAGCCCGGTCTCGGCACAAAGAACAAAATGTGTCCTTTCCGCTTCTCGCGGGCCCATTTACAATGATAATATGTGCCAACTTATTCTCCCTTCTGGCGGGTCTTCGGATGTCCACATGTCATGACACCCTCGGGACAAGAGCCGGAAACACACGGTGCACCGGCGTTTTCAAAGATAGTCGGCGCAACCTTCTGGCATAAAACTAACATTTGCTCCGCCAGCTCTCTAATCTCGTCCTGTGCGCGATTACAGCACCGTAGAGCGAAGAAACTGAGCAATTCGCGTGCATTCATGGTTACAGAGAACGACGTTCCTGCGGCATTTGGGAGCACGCAGCGGGCATTCTCGTTAGCGTATTTTTCAGCCGCCGAGCGATCCTTCTTGTACTGTTTATACAGCGCTTCATCCTCGTTTTTCTTCTGCTCCATAATGGCGTCAAGCTGTAGATAGAAAAACTGGTCGTTGTTGCGGAACTCGATATTAAAGTCGCCGATTGCGTACTGCGTGTACTTCTCACGGAGCTTTTCGCTCATGAGCGTTGCGTGAATGTCGCTGTAGGTCGCTCTGATCGTCTCCATGCAGTTCTCGAACATCAGCTTGGCGGCCAGATTATTCTTTACAGCCTCCGGCATCACGAACTCTGGCTTTGCCATATTGACATAGCGCTGACTCTGCACTGAGAAAGATGCGATACGATGGCGCGTAATCTGTGCAAGCAGAGAGCGAGATACACCGTCAATACCGAACGTGAAGGATGCATGCTCCAGAACAGAAGTATGACCGGAGCGCTTGATCTGTCGGATAAACTTTGCCGCCTGTCCCGGAGTAATGTCCTCCAGAATATCCGCAGCCGTGCCGGAAGAGTAACAACCCTTGCCGGCCGCCGCGACAACAAGTTCCGGCATTGGTGTCCAAGCGAGTAACTTTACGTTCACGCGGTCACCTTCTTCTTGCGCGGTGCGGTAATCTTGAGCCAGCTCTTTGGGAACGTGTAGTTCTTAGAACCGTTGCACTCAACGCTTAACTGAACTTCATCAGGATGATCGGCGCAGAGCTTGTCCATCTTCTTCTGGAGCGCAGGGTCATATGTGAACACATGTGCTGTGTCGTCCTGCTGGTTGTAGTCTACGATGGTTTCCATCGCGGTCTTTGACATTTCTTCCATCCTCATCACTCTCTTTCTTAAAACAGGTCGTCGATTTCGCGGATGCCATTATACGAAATGGCACATTCTTCGCAGCAAAACAGGTTGCTGTCTTTATCTTTCCAGAGTTCCCAATCCGGAGACAGCTCATTGCCGCAGTTTTCACAGCGGCCGATAATCTCCGGAACATAATCGGGATCTCGTGGGTTCTTAGGGTTTGGGAATTTAGGAATCATACGGCGTACTTTGAGTCCTCCGGCGTTTCCGCGTAGAATGGGTTCTGCGTAATCGGCGGATAATAACTTCCGTAATGGTTGTCGTCTGTCTCATCCGTGGTAGTCGTCGTTCGGGAGACAACCTTCCCGTCCTTGTCCAATTCTTCGATGATTTCTACCATGTGTCTCTTAATCATGTCTTCCTCCTTAACCGACCAGATGATACTGGTCAAGATACCAATAGCCGGATTTGTTCTTCGTGCATCGGTCAACGTAAATGATGCTGCCGTTTTTGATTGGATTCTGGTCGTACTGCCGCGATCGAAGCGTCAATCGAATGCGCTTACCAGAACCAAGTGACTGTGTAAAGCAAGCATAACCCCACGGTTTTCCGGTGTCTTTACTCAAAAGTGGCCGGAAATCCGACACGAGAACAAGTCTGCGGTCTTCTTCCTTGCCTGTCCGGATGTCCACATACCCGAGAATTTCCTGCTGGTTCTCAATCTTCACGCGGAATGGAAGGTCTTCGATACCTGCCGCCAGTACGCGGTCTTCACATTCGCGGAGCACCTGAGAGACGATTCGCTTCAGTTCCTCAGCAATTTCCTGCTCGACAGCGATAAGCTGTTCTTCCAGTTCCGGTGTGGGGTTCTTTTTAAGAGCGGCCGCGAGCCGCTTTTTTTCGTCTTTCAAGGCACTCATCTGCAGGCTCGTGAACGTATATCTTGTCGCTGGCTGGCCGTCCTTCTTGAGACCGTCGGCGTACTTCGGTACAATATCAACCAGAAAGCTGTTATCGACACGCTCTCGCGGCATGGATGCTTTTGCGCCGTACCCGAATTCCTCGCACAGAGCGATGATGTTCAGAACCTCGCGGTCGTTGCCGTAGTTTGAGAAGTAACTGATTTGAGCCAGCGGTTCGGTGATGGACTTCATAATGCTCTTTGGTCGGAGAGCCAGAAGAACGTCAGAAAGGTACTTTGGCGGCTCCTGTCCGAGCTCATAAAGAGCAACGGCGGCGGCCTTATTGAATCCCTTGATAGAGGTCAGCGCGTTGCTGATTGCGTTGTTCTCTTCGTCTGCGGTTACCTTTCGGTTATCCTGACCGAATTTGAACGGCGGGAACTTGATGTTGAAGTAGCTTTCAGCCTCGTCTTTGGCGGCGGCGAGCTTGTCTTTGTCGCCCTTCTCGTCCATGATACGCATGAATGCTTCATAAAAAGCAAGCGGATAATGAGCCTTTAACCATGCGCTGTACAAAGAATCAAGAGAAACACTGTAAGAATGGCTACTGTTATATGAGTACCCTGCGGCGTCCTCTATAATCTTCCATACCATAACCGCCTTTTCGTTGGCAGCAGTTGCTTCAATATGTTCCTGCTCAATCAATCGTTTAGAAAACTCTCGAATGAAGCGCTCGTGGTAAGCAAAAACTTTTTCCTTTCGCTTTTTTGCGATATTTTTGATAGCCGCGTAACAGTCAGACATCGGAAAACCCGCATAGTTGAGCGCGGCCATCTGCTGTTCCTGATACAAGCAGAACGACTGCGGCAGCTCTTCCGTGCGAAGCAGGTCATCGAACGGCTTAACGTCATACGAGAAGTCCTGTCGAGATTCGAAAATCTTATACATTGACTTAAATCCCGGACGGATTGCGGCGATGAACGCGCAAAGCTCGGAAATATTAGTCGGTGCGTAAACGCCTACTCGACTGGCGGTTCCCGGCTGCTCAACCTGATTGATACCAAGCGTGCAGCCCTTGCGGTAAATATCCCACACGGGGTCTTCCGGCGGGCACATAGCAAGCAGTTCATTTACGGTCGGGACTTTAATACCGGCGCGAGTGTACCCTTTATTGATAAGGTCAACCACGGCAACACGGAGTAAGTCATTCTTCAGGAAGTGATTCTTCTCCGCCCAGTGACCATCCATCGCACAGCAGATTCTGTCCTTGATCTTTACAAGACCAATCTTGCGGCGGATACTGCCCTGATACAACAGGAACGCGCACGGTGCCGGTGACCAGCTCGTGATGATACCCTGATACTCGGTCGAACGGAGGTAAACGTCATGGAATCGCTTGTCGATGTAGTCCATGATGTTGATGGTGTCCTTCTCTTCCTCATCAACGGTATGGAGTTTGTTCTCATATCGTTTAATCTGGGTGGACACTTCATTCGCCGTAGCAAACTCGATATTCTGTGACTTCGCAAACATCTTCCACGCAGCTGACGCTTTTTGCGTGCCGTAAGCAAGCATCTGAACCGCATGATCACGCCCGCAGACCTGAGCCTGACCTTCCGCAAAGATATCCTGTTCAGCCACATTGAAATCGATATCCGGCAGACTGTGGGTTTCAAGGATACGAGTTGCGGTCATAAAGCGTTCAGGATACATCTTTACCTTGGCTGCGATTCGGTCAACCTCAGTAAATCCAAGCAGCTTGTTGGTGAAGAAGCTAACCGCGCTTCCTCGACCAGTATTAGTCAAATGGCCGCCGAGCTCTTTTCCTCGCCTGATAACGTGGTAATTATCAATGAAGTAGTCTGCCATGTGGCACTCGACAACCGTGTCGGTTTCGGACTTGATCTCTTTTTCGTATTTTGAAAGCAACTCCGGGGCAACCTCGGCTTTATAGTCCTGCCAGCCTTCATCGACCAGACGAAGATACTCGGCATTTTTCTGCTCTTGTGTCCAATCTGGGTGGAGCGAGAACAGCTTCAGGCTGTCGTCAAAGATGTCGCACTCGTACTCCTCGACTTCGAGGAAACAGTTTGTCCGGTTGATTGCCTCCGCAATCTCAGCTTCTGTCAAGACACCCTGTTCGCGGAAGCGTCGGACGGCAGTGTCGCCATCCGGGTAATCCATGAACCATTCTTCCTCGTCATCGTAAGCCTTGCGGTCTTCCTTAGAAACGAGGAAGTCAGAGCGGAGTTCTGCGCCTTTTTCATCGATGTAGTGGCTGTCGCAGCCCATGATAATCGGTGCGGGAATCTCTTTTCGGAGATCCAGAATGTAGCGGTTCAGCTCTTTCTGTCTCTCAGATGGATGATACTGTACCTCGAACATGAAGTTATCTCCGTGTTTGTCGTGCAGCTTCTTCCAGAGAGTTTTGAGCCGTTCTTCTTCTTCGCCGAGATACTTCCATCCGGCAACACAGGCGGTTGTAATCCAAACGTCGCCCGCCGGAAGCAAGTCGAGAAGCTCTTCATCCAGTCGCGGCTGGTAGTAGAAACCATCCTCGTTCGCCTGACTGAGAACCTCGTTAATCCATTCGCGGCCGTTTTCATTCTTCGCGCCAATCCAAATGTGGCAGTTGGAGCGATCTTCTTCGTGACGATCCCAGACCCAGTAAGCCTCAGCGGCGAACAGGAACTTCAGACCGTACTGCTTTGCGAGGTCGTAGCACTCGATATATCTCCCCTGCCAGCCATGCTCGCAGCTGGACAGAATGGAATGTCCGAGCTCGACGGCACGTTTGGCGTAATCCTCGTAGGTCACGACCGAGTCGCTGACGCGAGGGTTACTGTAGGTTGTGTGTTTGTGGTAGTTCTGAAAAATTATGATAGCCGCTCCCTTCGCTGATACAATTCATTCCAAACTTCCGCTCCATTATCTACGGGAGCCATCTTTTCGCCCAACAGGTTGTCACGGTTACGAACCCAATCCACCCTGCAAAAGCGTTTCAGCTTTTTGATTTCTCCATCTTGCCGCGGGTCAACCTCCTCATCGAATGCGATGACAATACGGACACCCAGTTGCAGGAGAATCTTGGTCTGGTAAGGGTTGATGTGCGAGGTCAGTACGGCACAGCAGTTATCGAAACCGTAGCCCGCCGCCTTGAGTACAGACTTCGCGCCCTCAAACAGGATGACCTCTTTCTTCCGGAGGATTGCTTCGCGGTTTTCGTAAAGCCCGAACAGCGTGTCGAGCGCTCCGAGCTTTACGAGATAGGTGTACTTGCGGAGTTTTTTCTCCTTAAAATCAGGGTCGAGTGTGCGGCCGCAGATACTGAAAATCCGGCCGTCTGGCAATCGGATCGGGTGAACAATACGGTTTGACAGCGCATCATAGCGGTAGCCGAATCGCTTCATCTGGTCGAGAGGGATACCCTCATCGAGCCAAGACTGGAACTTCTCCGGTCTCCATTCGTACTGTTCCATCACATTTTCCCCTAGGATTTTGTGTGGTTCACACACATTTTTCTGCTCTTTTCGTGGCGCGTACTTCTTGAGGGCCTGTACAGCCGCCAGATGGGTAGACGGCAGTGACACACCCTCTGTGATTCCGGCGTAGGCTTTGAGTCGCTTGACCGCTTCTCGCAGAGATACATGGTTGTACAGCACCTCAAAATCGGCAACATCGCCGCGAGCTCCGCAGCCGAAGCAGTAATACAACCCTTTGGAGCGCGTAATCGTGAAGGATGGTGTGTTCTCGTCATGGAAGGGACACAGTGCGACGTATTCGTTCTCGCTGCGCCGCTCGACCTCGAGGTACTGGGAGATGTAGTCCACGATATCAATTTGTTCTACCACATCTCTGATTTCCATAGTTACTCCTTACCTTTAATATGGGGCGTTTGGGTCGTGCTGTTTGGCAGCCTGTTTGTAGGAAACAAGGTTGCCGTTGAACTGCAGGTCGATATACTCATCAGAGGACATCTGTTCGCCGTTGCGGTTTAGAACTACGCGGAGCTTCTTGTTTCCGCATTCAATGCCGTCTTGGCTGATCTCCTGCGGGGTTTTGTTCTCAATGGTGAGAATCGTAGAGGCGTTTCGAGCAATCTTTGCGCTATCGGCCAGTTTGCCAGTTGAAGTTGTCTGCGCGGCTCCGAGACCAATCAGTCCCATGTCACCGCAAAGAACATTCTTGACCATATCGACCAGACGTCCGAGCTGCTGATATGTGGCGAATGCGTCATCGGAACCGACGCCGCCTCCACCAGCACCGCTCCCGCCGCCCTTAAAGTAATCGATTATCAGAACCTGCGTCCCCTGCGAATGAATAGACTTCTTCGCGGCTGCGTAAATTCCATTCGGGTCAAAAATCGGCATATACTTGTGGGTGAACTTTCTGGTTTTGAGCCAGCTTCTCGCCCGCTCAAGACGGTCATTCTCTTCGGCAGTATATTGACCGGAACAAATGCGACTGTATTCGATGCCGGTTAGATTCGACATAAGGCGTTGCGTGAACATTCGAGAGCTCAGCTCGCTGTCCAGATACAGAACGCTGTAGTCTCGCTTCAAAAGGTCAACCGCCTCGTTCAATAAAAACATACTTTTACCCTGCTTAGCATTCGCGCCAACGATCACTAATTCGCCTGCTTCGAGCTGAACGTAGTTGTTCAGCGCCGGAAACTTAAACGGCACGCCGGCCATTCCATTATTCTGGCGGTCTACGATCTCCTGCCAGAGCTCGTCAACGACGTCCTTGTAAGCCGGCAGCTCGTTGGTCGAGGAATAATCCATAAGCACGCCGTCCAGAATGTTATAGATCTTTTCCTCGATATGGTCTTCGTTCTCACTGAAGCAAAGGTTCTGGCACTCGGCGAGCTTCTTATAAGCGTCGCGCCGGAACGCCTTATCCAACACGTTGTTGACTGCGAGCATATACTCAGCAACCGAGCTACGGGCAACCATACGGCTCATCTCCATCAGCTCGTTCAGTTTGCCTGGGGTGAACTCTTCCGCCCACTTTTTCATGTTCTCCTTGGAGTTTAGAACATTCATAAGGTTGTAAGGGTCAACCTTTTCGACGTTGTTCTTCGCAAGTTCCGTAATCGCATAATAGAGGCAGGCGTTCTCCGGATCTGTAAAATGGCGGGGCTTTAAGTTTTCCGAATGGAAGCAGAATTCCGGATGAATGAACAATGTTGAAATAACACCGGCTTCGCTTTCAACACTTTTAATGTCGTTTACGTTGTTTACGTTCAAATTTAACCTGCTTTCTTACTCTTCTTCTCTTTCTTCGGCTTCACATAAGCGGAGGACATCGGGCAATGAGAACGCACGGAGCAGATTTCAGAACAGAAGAAGTCAGCCTTTCCGGCTTTTTTCGCGTCCTTAGCAGATTTGAAGTTCTCACGCGCCTTAATGGAATGTTTGTCCAACCACTCCTCAGTCTCGCAGGCGGTCTTTACAGACTCAATGAAGTAATCCTTAGCCGCGATGCAGTCCTCTTCTGTGCAAGGCTCGATGTAATGCTTCTGCCCTCGAAACAGGTCGAGGTCTGTATAAGCCGGCCAGACGCCCATCTTCTCATGGACGAGGTAGCCGTAGAACTCAAGCTGCTTGCGGTACTTCTTCTCCTCTGCTTTGCTGGCGAACTTCTTCTTGCTCTTATGGTCTACGACAATGTACTCGCCGGTCTTTTTGTTCTTGACCAGCAGGTCGATATAGCCGATGACCTTGTAACCCTCGATTTCCGCCTTCATCTCAAGCTCTACACCGATGACTTCATAATTCGGCGAGAGTCCCTTAAAATGACGGGCGAACGCGAGACCATCCTCATAGTAGGATTTCTCAAGGTCTACATAGCGGTTAAACGGCCACTTGAGCGTGATCTTGGAATCGTAATCGGTGAGATACAGTTCCAGAAGCTCCTCCGGCTGCATGATGCCTTTGAACACCAGCTCGAGCCATTCATGCATCTGGCTGCCGTACTGAGCGAATACGTTTTCGTCCTGTTCAATCCTCGGCTCAGTGAGCCGCTGAAGATAGAAGCCGTAGGGGCATTCGTGCGCTTGCGTCGCAGAAGACCAGCTCCAGACTCTATTCTGGAGCTTCTCTGTGTATTCGCTCACTTAAAACAGTACGTCGTCGGACTCAACCGGGTCGCCGGAGTAGCCCTCGTCAATACTCGGCTTCTGGTTGCCGCCGTTGTTCTCGGACTTGCTGCCGCAGAAATTTACTTCGTCGGCATGGAGCGACCAAGCGATGCGGTTGTTGCCGTCCTTATCAACAAACTTGCGGGACTCCATAGCGCCGGAAACAGCGATAGAGCTGCCCTTCTTAAAATACTTGGATACGAACTCAGCGGTCGCGCCGAAAACGGAAATGTCGAAAAAGTCGGTCGGGCGATTGCCTTCCTTGTCACGGTAAGTACGGTCTACAGCAACAGAAAAGTTACATACGGCAGTACCTGCGTTGGTGGACTTGAGTTCCGGGTCGCGGGTCAGGCGGCCAATAATTACGATCTTGTTCAAATTCTTCTCTCCTTCTTGGTTGTTTTACTTCATTGCCTTAATGGCGGTGGTGATTTCGGTACAGAGCGCGATGGTCGGGATTTCGGTCGGCGAATCATTGCCGTTATTCTTCTCGGCAATCAGCGCATAGATCTTGGCGCGGTCAACGCCCTTCTTAACGGCTGCCTGTGCAGCGGACACGACCTTCTTACGAGCGTTGGCCAAACCGGTGCGCTCCTTCTTGACGCCTTCCGGCATATCCTCGCCCTCGTACAAAAAGAGCGCCAAGCCATGCTGCGAACAAGCCTTCGCCAGAGCACGCATCTTTGCCTTGTTTGCATCGGTAGAAGTTACGTCCTTGGCCATAATGGACTTATTCTTCATATCCATAATGGCGTAGGTTTCCTTGGCTTCCTTGCCGTCGATGGTCACGCCGACCTCGACCCATGCGGTTCTGCCGTCGTCAAACCACGGACGCGGCTGCGGCGTGCGCTTGACAGTGCGGGACATAACCGGAACGCCGTCCTTGAACTCTGTGGTGGTTTCCTCATACGGCTCCGGCTGACAGGTGTAGACATGATAGGTCGCGTCAGGATAACGCTTCTTGACCTCTGCCCACGCGGCTGCCCAGCTGATGTACGACAAACCGTTCTTCTTCTTTATCTTTCCGGTGACGTCTGCATCATATAGCGTCTGGAAAATGCTCTTTGTTGCTTCGCTCACTTAGCTTCCTCCTGCTTCTTTTCGCGGCGCTTCTTAAAATACTCGAGGCGCTTCTCGTGCTTCTTCTGGCGACGCTCCTTATTCTTTGCGAGACGGTTCTCGCTCTGATACTTGGCGCGAGACTTCTGCTTCGCGCTTGGCTTGTGCTTGGGGATACCCATGTTTATCACTCCTTAACTGTGATTCTGTATTTTTAACCCTTTGCCGGGTGTGTTGTCTGTGAAAATCAGCTTGACAACGCTAAGTTTTCTACCATCCCATTCTTACAATCGGCTTCTGGCACAATAATTTCTTTTCCGGATTTTTCAGGATATAAATTTCGATATTCTCCATAATATTTGAGTTCGGCCTTTTCCCTTGCCTCAATAGCATCTTCTATTTTTTCGTAAGAACCAAGATAGATTTGCCTACGATTGACATTGATATAAGCTCTCCAACGTCCATCTTTACATCTAGATACGCCAGCTCTCCCAGATGTGTTGTTTTTCTTTCTGACCAAGTTTCGACTGTTGTGGAATTGTGTAATAATTCGGAGATTGCTTCTTCTATTGTCACTTGGGTTATGATTTATATGATCTACGACCATACCTTCCGGGATATTTTCTTCTCCAATCAGGTAACGGTGTAACCGTATTAGTTTCCCGTCAATCATCGAAATTCCGTATCCACGACTGTTTGTCCAAGTATATTGTTTGGCTTTTTCGTAATCTTCTGGACTGATATAAAACGGAGCTCCATCATTGGAAAAATATCCAATTATATAGTCTTCGTGTGAGAGGTCGTATCTGTTGTTTTTTCTGAATAATTCCGGATGAGCTTTACGGTAACAGCCGCAAGATTTAGTGTTTCCTCCGGTTAAACAATCCTGTAGAACATTTACGATTTTCCCGCATTCACATTGACATTCCCAAATATTCCTAACCTGGCCGCAAGGAAAAGTTTTCGTGCCTGACTTTCTCAGAACGGTCAGCATTCCAAATTTTTCGCCCGTTAAATCTTTTGCCATCAATGCACCACCGTGAATTCAATCAAATGACTTGCTTCCTGATCAGCTATCTGAAGCATTGGAATTAACTTGTTGACCTCCATAGCCGAATTCATTGACCGATCTCCTCCTTGTACTGAATATGTGAATCCACCCATGTGAAAAAGAATTGCTGACCATTCTTCGTAACTCAGGTACATAAACTGTTGTACAAGATAGCAGCTTTTCTCTCCATGACCGCCGGGTTCTTCGTCATGGATTTCATAAGTCGTATAACTTTCCCATTTTCCGTGCTCGTTCTTGCGGTTGCGCTGACATTTTCGGTATTGAGAAATTTTTATAAAGTCATGTGTCAGTGCAACAAGTGCGAGTGTTTCATCAGAGTAGACAAATTCGGGATGTCGGTTCGCAATGTCAACCAAACACTGATACACATTCAGAGAGTGTTCGCAGAGACCGCCATCATAATTTCCATGAAAACGAGTTGACGATGGAGCAACAAAAAAATCTGTCGTTTCGAGCCAATTCAGAAGGTCCTCTACACCATGTCTTTTTACGTTTTCACGAAAAATCCTCAAGTACCGTTCCCGATTCTTGGCGAGCTGCTCCGGGCTTAAAAACTGTGTTTTGTCCGTCATTACTTCGCCGCCTTTCCGTAAGCTCGACTCAGCACTTTTTCTAAGCGCTTTTTCAGGTCTTCGACGCATCTTTTTTCAATCAGGTAATCTCTGAATGCGATCTCTGCATCATTCTTGGTATTTTTAATCTCGGCTCGAATGGATGCCAACTCGACACCATAAGCAAGGTCGAAATTATCATCCGGACTACAGGATGCAGTACCGATAAAGCCGTCGGGCGTTCTCACTTTTACCTTTGCAGACTGACCAACCGGACGGCTGACGGAATACTCGTACCATTGCTCGTCGCCCCATCGCTTCCAATCAGTCCACTCGCGCTGCTTCTTCGGCTGCTTACTTGGGTGCCATTTAGTGCCGAGTTTCAGCATTGCTTTGAAATCCTCGTAAGAACCTGCAAGACACCAGAGATCATCAAGTTCGGTTTCGGTGTAGTCGCCAATAAGCGCCTCGCTTTTGGCATTCTTCTTATCCTTTTTCGGCTCTTCCATGCCGATAATCTCGAAGAAAACGCCGAACTCGTCTGTCGGCATGGTGTAGGTGTACTCATGCAGATAAGAGTTTGAATCGGAATAGCACCGACTCAACGTGATAGACTCGGAATCACATTTCGCGACCTCGAAAACGTCTCCAAGCCGATCCTGACTGGTAAACTGACGAACAATTTTCGCGCGTGTTCCCTTTGCTAATCTCATAAAAAATCCCTCTTTTCGTGATTCTATCTGGTATAAACTCCGTTTATTTAATCGCCGATTCCGTATTTTTCGGCGTATTTCTCAATGAACTCGATCATCTCCGGCTCTTCCGGGAAGAATGGGTCGCGGCCTTGCGCGTTCATAGACCCTAAACAGTTCATCATGAACTGGCCGAAGCGCCAGTCCGGCAGCTTCTTCCACGCGACCTTCAGACGGTCGCAGAACTCATCAATTCTCGCCGGATTTCTCATACTCGTTCTTCCTTTTGTGGTACTCTCTCATGTGCTCACTCGCTTTCTGTGGTCGCTCTCGTTTTTTCTCTACATATACTACTATACAAAAATCGCGATTTTGGGACGCGAAAATCCAAACTTTTTTTGATTTTTTGAAAATATTTTTGAATGAAGGGAAAATGAACGCCGCACAGTCGTGCGGCGTCTCTTAGACGTAATATTCAGCCATGTCTTCCAGCCTCAAACAAGCCAGTCGGCGGTATGGATTCGTCAAATTCCCGCATCCGCAGTCGATGCAAAGGAATCCCTTGCCGTGGAAGATGTGGTACGGCTCTTTGAATTGCTTGGTCAGATAACAGGTCGGCGTGTGCCCTACTATATAATGTGCGTTGCCGAAATCGTCATCAGCTTCCACTCTGCCCCAGATCATATCGAGGAACTTGGTGGAAGGTCTCCCATGAACCAAAGTCCACATCGTGCCGTTAACCTCGACGGTCTCCATTGCTGGCCGCTTGTGGCAATACCGAAGGATCTTTCCTCGCTCAGCAGTGGTGCGGCGGTAAAGCAGATCGCGGCGAGTCTTGCTTCCTCCGTTTGCCGTCCACATTCTGCGAGCCTCTGGGAACGAGTCTTTGCTCAGCGTGCCGAGCATCATATCCTCGTGATTGCCGAGAATAAGGTGAATGTTTCCCTTATCGATGATTTCGAGAAGGATTTCTACGCCCTCGGCTCCCCGGTCGATTACGTCTCCGATGATGTAAAGCTGGTCGTCCGCGCTGAAGTTGATAAGGTCGAGCATCGCGTGGAAACGGTCAATCTCGCCGTGGATGTCGGCCATAACGTATGTTGCCATAACTGCCACCTCACTTGAAGAAGCCGCCGGCCGTCAGCAACGCCGCCTCGATAACGCAGCCAATCAGAGTTGTCCAACCGTTATACTTGTCGGTTCTCGGCTTGTTGTGAAAAACAAAGCCAATGGTGACGTTGGCTGCCATAACTGCAATCATGATAGCCTGTGGAATTCCCATATTTATTTCTCCTTTTTCTGTGATTGAGTTTATCCGATAATACCTAAATCAATCAACTGGTTGATTTTTGCCAGAAACTTTATCTGAATCTGGAGGTCATCATCGTTTTCGATATCTTTTTCTTCGAAGAATTTCTTAAATTTGTAACTGAAATAGCCTCCGCATGTCCAAAACTGAATCTTGAACTTTCCAGCATAAGCAGGAGCATCTTCATCGTAAATTCCGATCCAGTAGCTCGTTTCGTCGCAGAATTCTGGATGACCAACTTCTTCAGAGATACACCACGCTTTGACAACATCGTTGCGCCAGAACAGAGGTCGCTTTAACTGCTCCCGATCCAAAACACGCAGCTTCTTAATCTTTGCGATTGTCAGATTGTGCTTGTTTAAGGTTTTCTTTTCATGCTCAGTGAGCTTGATTTTCAAATCCTTTTCCTCCCTCGGTGTCGTTGTTGTTAACTTATCGCTTCATTGCTTTTTTCTTGAACTTCGTGTTGAACGGTTCCGGTACCGGAAACTCTGCGAAGTCTCCCTTCATCACCTCGTCAGGATTCTTCTCCATCTCTTTGAGAATGGCGATTGCTCCGGCTGTGCTGTTCATGCAGTACAACCTCATCTGGTCTTGGTGGCTTTCAAACCATCCGCGAACCAGATGGAGTGCTTGGCAGAAATAGCGGCGCATCGGCAGAGGAATATCATTGCCCTGCTCTGTGAGATATTTGCCGCTCATGATTTTGTGGTAAAGCTCCTGCGCCTTGGGGCTAAGATCTGAAATGTCACTCATTAGAAATCCTCCATAAGAACAATGCCGAAATACCATTTAAGCCACGCAATTTCAATACTGACGTAGCATTCGCCGTTGTGAAGCAGAATGGTCGGCAGGAAATAAAAATCTCTGGTGTAACGTCCTTTGGTCACTGTTCTCTCCTCTTCTTCTGATTCTCTTTCAGCCATTTGCGGTTTGCTTTGCCTATTGTGAATCACTCCAAATTAACCTTTTACGTCCTCAGTAGGTAGTCTGTACTGTCTGGGCATTCTTTTAATGTAGGATGCAATATTCTTTACGCACCCAGAGCAAACCTCTTGGTAATTATAGGACTGCTCCCCCTCCAATACGGTTCCACTCACAGCCCCTATATTGATCTTGTAGATTGGCTCATTCAATCCGTAGTAGATTTGTTTTCCACAGATGTCACAAAATACTCTGGTCATCAGATTCACTCCTTGCTCTCAACAACGATAACCGTTCCGCCATCAAATACGGTTCCGAGACCGCCCTTCTCTGTAAAGGTGTGCGTCTCAGGCTCCTCATCCTCGCGCATCGGTCGAGTGAGATACCAAAGGTCGTCGTCCTTCCAAGTAATCTCTTCGAGTTTCAGATTTGGTTCGAGGTTGATGATAGTTGTGCCGCCAAAGTCTCTGGCGAGGGTCTGCTCTAAACGGTTGTCTCCGACTATCTCCGCATCACTGCATCCGGTCAGCAGGGCGAGAAGAGAGAAAATGACCGCAACCATAATGAAAAATTTCTTCATATTTATTCCTCGATTTCGACATAAACACGATAACCTGTTCCGTAATATCCGTTGTCATAACCTTCGTAACGAAGAACTTCGGTTGCTGGCTGGTTCACAGAATAAACGAACAGCGAGAACACTTCATCCCCATCATCAAAATCATCGGAACACTTAACATCCGTAATCATATTTTCACAAGTGTTGAGCTTGGTTAAGTAGAACCACCCATTGCCACAGCCGCCACAGCCCTCGTTCCCGATTACGATCAGTCGCGTACCATCGTCTAAAATAAGCCGACCGGTCTGACCGTCTACCTCTTCGACCTTTACGATAGAATGATACAGCAATGCCTGTTTCATATCTTTTTCTAAGTTCGGGGAATCCGAACTGGTGAATCCTCTGATCTTCATAAAACCTCATTTCTCATCTCTGTTCTTTAATTGTTCAATGTACGCTTCAATGTTGTCTGCGCAATCAGGACATACTAAGTTGTAGGTCTCCTCTACGAGACGCCCTCTGAAAAACGTAATCTGATAGTCTTCGCCGCATTCTCGGTTACTCAACTCTTTACCGCAAACGTCACAAAACAATCCGCTTCCTTGGCTTGATCTAAGTCCAATAGTCGAGATGGCATCGGGATCTTCAGATGACTCTCGCACCGTAACCGAACAGCCAGTTAATGTCACCAAGGATAAGCAAACAACCGTAGCAGTAATAAAAATCTTCTTCATCCGTACACATCCTCATAAAAGTAATCAAAGCATTCTGAACTGCAAAGTCTTCGCCCAAAACGGAGATCGAAGAATGGAGTTTTCTTCCCACAGATACAGCATGGCAAGCTGATCTGATGCTTGAGAAGTGCGTGCTTTGCTTCTCCGACTTTCATGTCAGGGAATCGCTCAGAAAAGTCCATATAAAATCCTCCTTCTAGTAATCCGAAAATTAGTGATTATCGAAAACCTTAGCAAACGAAACATAGTTCTCATGGTTTGGGTCAGGTATTGCGAATACGACTTCAGCAAAAGGATATTTTCCTGCAAGGTCTCGCATGATCTCAGCTACCTCCGTTGGGTTCTGTCCAAATACACCGCAGCCGAACGCGCCAAGAACGAGCGTATCTACTTTCTGCGCTGCGGCAACGTCCAAAACAAAGCGGATACGAGAAAATAAGGCTTTGCTGTTAGTTGCGGGATCTACGTTCGCGTATTTGGCACCTGCAGAAAAATTGGGAGCTGCACATGTAATGACGTCGCAGGTCACATCTCCCCCGTTGTGGTAAAAGTGTACATCAGGGGCATAAATGGCGCGATTGGTGTACATTGCTCGGCGCAGCGTTTTTCGATTCTGACTATAATACTCTTCCTCAAACTCACGCAACACATTATACAAGAACGACTCGTGGCACAGGCACTCTTCCTGTGCACGACTGCCTTTTAGGAACATGCCGCCGGGGTTCTTGTAGGACGCGAAATTGAGCACGGCGACCTTTTGCGAGGGATGCTTTGCTTTGCAATTACAAAGTGCCGTAACAGAATCTTCTGCGAGCAAGCGAAGAACCGGCACAGAGGTGGGTGCGCCTGGCATGAAAACGCGCTTGCGTCCATCCTCATCATCGTAGATCTTAGCGTTGGCAACGCTTCGTCTTATTTCCTCGCTGTGTTCTCTCGTATTCTTAGTTGTCCATTCGGCAGCCCTTTTAGCTCGTGCCTCTTTGCCTATCCAATAATTATTATTTGCCACCTGATTCAGTTCCTTTCACGCTCAGATTTACTTTTCGATAATGAATTGTTGTAATTTGCTGATCATATCGTCAGCCGTAGCGGCCCTCTCGGGCGATACGGATTTTGTAAAGGAGAGTTCTACGTCTGACTGGACAGTTCCTTCTATTGTGATTTTGCAGTTAGGTACAAAATCCGCAGGAATTGTCACTTCAACTACACCCGGCCTGACTTCATTTCTGATTTCGGCCGTTTCGAAAGAACAATCAATCTCTCCGAGTCTGACCGAGAATAATTTCATGCCAGCCACATATATGTCAGCAATATCACCTTTTTGAATTTTTGGAACGTATTGCATAATCAAATCAGCCTTTCTTATTCATATCTGTGTGCAAGAACCAACGCGGTATATAGAAAATGTTCAGAAGATTTTCTGAACACAGTTTGATACTGAACTTCAACTTCGCAGCCGTGATTCTGAAAATCCTCAATCGTACTCGCTAAGCGTTTATTAAAATCGTCCGCGGAACCAGAAGTAATCATTGCCGTATTCACATATTTTTTCACGTTATGCACCTCTCATCGTACAGATTAAGTGGAATCCGAATGCCATCCAGAACAGAACTGAGAAGATAAAGCACGATTCTGCGGCACTTTTCAGCTGCCATCGTAGAATTCGGTCGCCTTTTACTCGGCCAGAGGACGTGTTTAGGATAAACCCGGCCACACCGAATAAGAGTGCAATAATTCCTACTGTCATAAAATCTCCTTACCACGCAAAGTACACAAGTATCATAATCATCGCTATGATTCCGAGAACTGCTGCGACTAGTTCTTCTTCTTCTGTTGACGCATTAACAATAAGCCAACCCATTGTCACAGTTATAACGAAGAGCGAGACCCAGAAGATCATCCGACCACCCCGAGCATCATCAGGATCATTAGAACCGCACAGACAATCAGTGAGTACACGGAGAGTCCGAGATTCAGTGCGTCATCACGAACTACCGGGTTCCTGCGGGCGTCTTTGATCTTCCCACATGCCTTCTTTACGTCCATGACAGACAGAGCAAAGAACGGGATGATAAGTAATAGCCAGTAAAGTCGCATTTAGGTTACTCCTTTTCGTTAGAATAAGTGTGTTTTCGCCGGAACATCTTCAGAGGGCGCTCATCTTGACCGATGACTTCTGCCTCATCTTCTGGTTCGTATTGCAGTAAAGCAGCCGATGTGTAGCTGTATGCTCCATATTCGTTTACGAACTCCGGTGTTGTCACCCAGACTGTGCCGTAGTATGGGTCGGCGATTGCTACATAAGTAGAGCCGTCTCGCTCAAAAACGTCACCAGTTCTGAGATCGCGCATCTTTTTGTTACCAGTCTGCATTGATTGTCACCTTATGTCCTCTCAGCAGAGCAACGGCCACGAGCTTTTCGACGTCGTTGTTCGGCCAGTAAACATTTTTGACAGAATACTTGGCAAGCGCACGAGCCTGTTCATCCGTAAGTACCATATCTTTGCCGTACCAATCGCTATCGCCGCCCTCAGCGTAATAGTCGATTGACTTTAAGAAATCGTACCAGTCAGGCCCTCCGGCGTTGACCTCGTTGACATCCTTTGTCGTTACGAGATTGCCGCAGTCTGGACAGCGGAACTCTTGTACTTCCTTAATCGTAACGTCGAGACCCATCGTCATTTCCTCCTCCATAAAGTCGCTTGCCGCAGTACGGGCAATACCTATATGTGTTGATTACATGGTTGTCCAGATTGCGCTTATAATGGCATCGAGGACAGATGTGATCCATCCAGCCGTTATCCGCCAGCTCGACAATCCAGCGGTTGGATGAATCGTCGTTCTGTTCTTCTGATGTTTTCCGGTCTTCGATGTGTTGTCCCCACATAGGATTTCCCTCCCAAATATCGATGAAGCTGTCGTACATTACCAATCTTCCTCGGGATCGTATGACGGATTAAACGGGCAGTCACCGCAGCGAGAACGAAGTTCGCCGTTCTCATCCTCGTACCAGTCATCACCGTATCCGGTGCATTCGTAACAGTAGTCGTTATCGTCCCACATGTTCATCTCTTCCTCCACACAGCTGCTACTGGTCTGCCGCACTCGGGGCACAGAACGAATAATCTCCGGCCGTCGTCTGTACCCTCGTAGTCGTCTGTGCCCGCATGATGGATATCGTCCGTCGTGTACTCAAATACACATTCGCACCCGACACATCTATGCCTTCGTGCGCCGAATTTTCCGTGAGTGATTATTTTCACAGCTCCACTCCTTCGACTTCGGCGCGGGCCAACAAACTGAATAGCATTACAAAGCATTCTGCCTTATAGTACATTCTTATTTACCCCCTATCGCACACGAACATCCGCCGCATTCCTTCTTCAACGTCGGTATCAAGGCACTGATCCCAGTTACACTCCGGACAATGGATAGTGATTGCAGAATATACCATTCTTCCGCGCTTCATGCTTTTTTCGATTTCAACGTCGTCCTTGGTGATTGTGTAAATACAACCACATCTTTCACAGATGACTGTAAACTCCCTATCAAACCCGTGTTTAATAATTTTCATTCTTCTTAATCCTCCTGTTTGAGACGATAAGCTGCCCACAAGTCCCAATAAGCACAATTACGATTCGCTCCATCTACAAACGACAAGACAGTTCCCGGTAACAATGAACCACATACCTGATTGGTCGAATCCACCACCATGCACTGACTTACGACGTAATCGTTTTGGGTTTTAACCCAAACCACTTCACCGTCTAAGGACATCAACTCGCGCGGTGTAAGTGGACGGTTGTCTATCAACTTAGAGTCGCATAACTTTCTCAGTTCTTTCAGTTCGGTCAACCAACGCGAAAGCTGCGGAAACTCAACACCATCTTCATCTGTTTTTGCCCAGTATCTACGCTCAAAATGTTCAATCGCTTCATCTAACGTCACGCTACAAACACCTCATCGTTCAAATAGGTTTTCAAAGGTATGGATAACACGAAGAAGTCGTTCATCCAGATAAGATTCGGCCTTTTCTCTTAATTCCTGCGGCACGCCATAGTATGCTTCGGCTACACCGCCGGTAATTGCGGCAATCGTATCGCTATCGCCACCGATTGAAATCGCGTTGCGGATAGCATCCTCAAAACTGGTCGATTCAAAAAACGCTTCGAGCGCCTGCGGGACGGTATCCCAGCACGCCAGAGAATACGAATACGTTGGCCGAATTTCATCCAAAGTGAAGTCCATTTGGTAAAAATATTCGTTGATGTGTTTCTTAATCTGCTCTTTTGACCACCCGATTCGCGCATAATACGTTGACACAGCCACCGCGCTGGCACCAATGAGCGCGTGAACATGATTATGCGTTACGCCGGTAATCGTATCCGCGAGCGTTATCGTCTGTTCACGGCTTGCGGTAACAAAGCCGGCAGGAGAAATTCGACTCGCAGCTCCATTCCCATAGCTGTTGGTCGGCTCATCGGATTTGCTATTGACCCAATCTTCAAACCGTGTGCCATAGTCTGCGGTGGGGTACTTCTTTGCAAGACCGCGCAACCACACTCTTGCGCTCTTCTGTAATTGTGAATAACTTGGTCTGCCACCGTCTAACAATGCACCTGCGACAGCAACTGTCAGAACTGTATCGTCGGTGAAGTGGCAGTCATCCGTGAACAACTCAAAGTCTTTTATTTTAATGTTGTCGTACTCGAAACGTGAGCCGACAATATCACCGATAATTGCGCCGATCATAATTTCACCTCAAACAATGGTTTCATTATGGAGCTGGCACTCGGAATCGAACCGAGAAAACCCTCTGATTACAACTCAGATGCGCTACCAATTGCGCCATGCCAGCATATTGGCCCGCGAAACGCGGGCGGTGTTTATCGAATGTCGAAATGACCAAAGCCGCGAACTTCCTTTTGAGCCGCGAGGTTTGCTTCGTAAAGCCCTCTGAAGAAGTGCTTTACGTTCTGCTTTACGCCCACTTAGATCACCTCCATTCAATTTTAGAATGCGAGTTTCGCCGGCCGAGAGTTGGTCGGACTTTCGGACGCGGCGATCCTCTATCCCCCTTCACTATTCCGATAGGACATCATTTGACCGATGGCTGTCGTACCGGCGCGGTACCATTAAGCACGTTGCCTAATCAGACCGTGCCCCGTCTTTCTTCGCTTTCAGCTGGCGGGATAACCAGTTGAAGTTGCTTTTGCTGGCGTGCCCGACACTTTGCAACCAGTAACTCGGGAACAGAAGGCGTTCGACTCCCGTGCCCTATAAACGCTCCCGTTTTCAATCTTAGACACTTTAATGCTTCGCTCTGCTTCATCTCCGCGAACGCATCTGGTGATGTCTTGTACGCGCAGTACAGAGGATTATTTGGGCTTGCCGCCCTAACCACGGTTTAACCAAAACACCGGAAAGGTTGTGCCATTCCTCTTTTCTGAATCGACAGGAAAAGGTCAGCCGATTCTCCCTCGCCGGAATCGAACCGGCCGAGCATCGTGCCGCGGATTGCGCTCGCCGTACATGGAGGGAGATATTATTCCGCGAAAAAGTTGAGAATTGATTCATTCGTAATCTCGCTGCCGTAGCCTTTGGCATAAGCAACAGCCCACGGGAGTTGATGCTGAGTAATTTCGACGAGTTGCGACGAACTAAACGGTAGGCATGTGAATACGATACCGTCAATAAGTGCTGCTATTTTCTTTGGCAGCACCGATATCGGAACTGCACCTACTGGAATATGGGCAGATCCATAAACACAGAATTCGCGATATACTTTTGGAACCACTGGGCCAAAATCCCAAGCAACAATTTTCTCTCGGAAGCACGGTTTCCCAATCGCAACAAGGAACTCAGCCTGAACAAAGTACAACAGCTTCTGCAGCTTCAGGTTGCTGACAGTATACCCTTCGCCAGAGCAGCGTCTAATAATGTAATCTGCAATTGTCAGTACGTCATACAAGAAAATCACCGTTCCTCAACAATAGTTGCCGCGCTTAACGGACGCGGCGCGATTAAATACCGTTGACCATTACCATACCAATGGAACCCGAAGGTCACCTGCCCGAATCGAACGGGAACCGTGTTAGCTTACCAAACCTCGGTCAGCGAGCAGAATCGAACTGCATTCTTGGCGCGGCAGGAGGAATTTGAATCCCCGCGACGGTTTCCCGCCCTATCGGTTTTCAAGACCGATCCCTTCAGCCTCTTGGGTACTGCCGCACGTGGTCTCTCGGTGGAGACTCGAACTCCATTCCACTGATCAAAATGTGGAAGCTGCCCGCTCCGAGAGATGTGGCGGGACGTCTTTTTATTTTTAGTGATAGTCCGAGTACATCCCGCAGGCACGGACTGTTCACCGCAGGTGCTTGCAAGCCTTTTTAACCTGCGGCGCGATTCAGGTGAGGCAGGATTCGAACCTGCTTTTTGAGGCGCTTGCCACTGTGTTACCTGTTCACCACTCACCCGTAAAAGTGCGGTTTAAGGATTACCGCAAACCTCGGTTACTTATACTTTTGAATGTACTGGTACACTCTGGCTGCAACAACACCGATGCAGAACGGCCAAAAGATGCCGATAATGATTGAGCCCAATGTGCAGCTGTGCTCATCGAAATCCCACTGGCCTTCTTTGTCCTGCATAACAAGATAATTTGCTCCGCAGATGACAGCACCGATGATAAGATACAACAGAATCACACGATTCCCTCCAATGCCTTCTCGACTGGCTGATAGCGTTCGCTGTTGAGCGTTTCCATCAGGCACTCATACGGATCGAGCTTACCGCTCATCACCATAGAAGCTACATTCTGACTAAATCCGCTGACCAGAGCAACACCGAGATCGTTTTCCTTGACCGGAATCGTGCCGGTGCGGCTGTCGACATTCCAGAACACGAGGCGCGGCAGTTTATAACCGGCTGCTTCATATTTCTGACGGAGTACATCGAACAGGCGGGAATCCGGCCGCTTTCGGCTCCAGTAACCCGTTTGACTGCCACAAGTTGCACAGGAGTCGAACTCCATATCAGAGATGATGAGAATATTCTGCGGCATATCTTCCTGCTTCATCTGATGGCTGATTGCCGTTGTCAGAATCAAATCGAATACAGCTTCGATGTTGGTATTTCCCATCTCGTTATGCTGCTTGGCGATTAACAGCTTCTCACGCAGGTTCTTTGCTTTGGAGAAATCAACCAACCGAGGATGAGTGGAAAACGTGATGTACTTGTCCTTGAACTGGCCGGAGGAATGCTCCGCGAAGTAAATCGCAAGTGCATTTGCTACGTCCAGTGCAGTTACGCTGCTGTGCGGATCTGCGTTGCATTTCATACTGCCGCTGCCGTCCGCTACGACAATGGTGTTCCCGTTACCGTTTACCGTATCAGGCAGAGCCTTCCAAAGTTGCTCGAGCGTTTCGTTACGCTCGGTGATTGCATTCCATCCAGAGTTGCCATACTTATGGACGATCTCGTGCGGGAACAGCGTGCCTGCGTTTATCTTGGTTTCGCCCTTAGCGAGGCTTTCCAGATAAGCACGGCGGCGCTCCTCATCGTTTCTCAGAAACGCCTTATTATAAATGAGATTTGCGCGGGACGGGACTGCTTCATATTTGATCTCGCCCCACTGCTTTGCGGACATTTTCTTCTCGACTACATCGAGATAGCCGCGCAGTTTAGAAAGAGTCTGGCGGTAATACTTCTGAGTGAAGTTCAGTCGATTACAAATAATCTTTGCATATCGACGGGAATTGTAAGAAGAAGCGCATGGAGACGGAAGCCATTTTGCCAGCAGTGAGATCGGATTACCCTCTTCATAACGATGGATGTCATAATTGAACTGAAAATAGATGTAATCCAAAACTTTTACATCCAGTTCTGTATCCAACAAGCACATCAGGTCATCGTAGCGACCATATTCTGCAACCAACTCGATTACTGGCCGGACGTATTCCGGCAGATTATCCGCCAGATACTTCATTACGGTGCGGAACAGGCGACGCTCACCAAGTCCGCCGCGAACATCTCGGGCGAAGAACAGCCACTTCATCGCGGCCATTTTGTCCTCGAAGAATGCCTTGACGAACTTACTCACGATCTCAGCTTCGCTTGCGCTGCGGAGCGAGGCTACGGAAAAATTCAGGTCGAGCAGCGCTTTGCCTGTCGTTCTGTAACCGACAGCGCCGTTCTCGGTTACGCTGACGTTGTAATCTTCGTTCAGCGTGTTAGCCATTGCGGTTGTAAAATCCATTTTCTTTTCCTCCTTGTTTTAATTCCACAGGGCGCATTGCAGGGAATCAGCCTGCCGGTGTTTTATGGAGATAGTTTTTATTTGCTGTACGCGCCCTTTGGAGGGATGCGGGACACAAAGGTATTTTGATTAAAAGTCAAAGCCTGTAAGTTTGCTGTGAGTGTCCCTGTGGCACGGCGGGCTGGAGTCGAACCAGCGATTATCATCATGGCATATCTTTTTACTGTTAAGATTGCTGTCAGCGAACTTGTCAGTTCGCATTTTAAGGGATGACGCATTACCGCTTTGCTACCGCCGTATATTGATGGTGCGACTGGAGAGGCTCGAACTCTCACGGGAATCTCCCAGCGGAACTTAAATCCGCTGCGTCTGCCAATTCCGCCACAATCGCATTTGGTGCCGATGCGGGGACTCGAACCCCGACGCTCCGTTGAGCGGACGTTTTTGAGACGCCCTCGTGAACCTATTCCGACACATCGGCATATGGTTGCGGAAACCGGGCTCGAACCGGCGACATTCTGCCTATGAAACAGACGCGCTACCAACTGCGCTATCCCGCAATATAATGGAGCAGGTAATGGGAGTCGAACCCACATCTTCGGATTGGAAATCCGACCTATTAACCGTTATAAGATACCTGCAGATCTCCCGCGGTGACGAGTCGCGGGAGGCTCGCTTGCCGTGCCAAGCGGTGTGTGTGAGTGGAGTTTGCTCACGGACATAAAATTTCCTCTGCACGGTGAGGATTGGTCGAGGTGACAGGATTTGAACCTGCGGCATCTTGCTCCCAAAGCAAGCGCTCTACCAAGCTGAGCCACACCTCGTTGTTGCTCGTCTTTTCCGAGCTGTCAGACGAAAGAACTGATGATTCAGAACTGCGTAGGCTGTCAACCCACGGCTCAGTCGCCTTTTTCTCTTTTACTTCTCGGTGACTTAGAAGAAGGTGCCCGGAGGCCGGATTCGAACCGACAACCTCGAGATTACAAATCTAAAAGAAATTTGCTGTCAGCGAACTTATCAGCTCGCATATTACGCGCTCTATCCGATTGAGCTACACCGGGCATATTCATTTGGCGGATTTTTGAGGAGCCGCGGAGTTGAACCGCGAGAGAAAAGTGTTGTTAGCATCTCAAAATATTTTGCTGTCAGCGTGCCCGCCCGTCACGCCATTGCACTGTCACCGGACGCTCCTCATATATCGCCGGTCTTTCCCGGCTGTCAGCGGTCTTTCCCGCCGTCGCCACGCTGTCATCGTCTTCTGCCTACATATACTACTATACAAAAAATCGATTTTTGGGACGCGAAATCTGAAAATTTTTCAAATAATTTTTTACTTGGTATCTGTAACCACGGTTCCGCCCTGAACGGTGACCCAACCATGCTTCTCGCGAGCTTCCATTTCCATCTTCTTGAGCAGCTTATCGGTCAGAGAAGCGGAAATCGTCGAGTTTGCCTTGGCCTCTGCTTCTGCCGCAATCTGCTTCGCCTGCGCGTCAGCCTGCGCTTCCAGAATCTTCGTCTGGTTCTGTACCTTGATGGTTTCCTGCTCCGCTTCAGCCTGCTGCTTCTTCTGCATTGCCGTCACACGGTCATTGATCGTCTGCTGCAGCTGCTCATCAGGATGTACGTCGATAATCGAGGCGTCAATCACATCAATACCGAACTCGTCGCCGAGCTTCTCGGAAAGAGCCTCCGTCAGCTGGGTGTTGATCTTCGCACGGTCGCCGGAATAGATGTCCATCATGGTGTAATCGGTCGTAACCTCGGAAATCTTAGATTTCAGAATCGTGCGAACGCGATTGTTCACGATGTCCTCGCCGTCCATGCCGCGGAACTTCTTATAGGTGTCCACGACCTCATCCTGCTTAAAGCGGTAGGACATCTGGAAGCTGATATTGATGTTGGCGTTATCTGCCGTTGCTACGTTAAAGGAATCGTCGCCCTCACTGCCGTCGCGAGAATCCTTGGTCAGAACGAGCTGCTCATTGCCGACGGTGAATCTCTTTACCTTCTTGATCGGACTTACGACATGGAAGCCCTGTGTGAGAACCTCATCCTGTACGCCGCCGTTCATGCTGTATACAACGCCGACGTAGCCGGTCGGGATTCGTTCTGTACACACGAAAGCTCCGATACCGCCGAACACCAGAGCGGCCGCCAGAACAACGCCGCCTACTGCACCCTTACTCATGTTTGTTTTCTCCTTCGTTTTTGTTATTTTCGTCCTCATCGGACATTTCCTTTATCGCATCGCCGAAGATACTTGTCAGAACACTGCCGAGCTTCTTAAACATAAAAGCGCAGCAGGCCCAGATAAACACCCCGGCGATGATACAAAGCGCATAGAATACTGGATTCAAGTTTGTTTCTCCTTAATCGTCTGGTGGTTAATTCAGCTTTTCGATTTCAACATCGAAAGCATCTTTTCCAGTAGACCAGAAAGCGATCACCTCTGCGTTCGCATATTCATCGCGCAGAATCGAATCGGCCGGGAAAACACTCTGAATAGTGAATTCCTTGAACCCTTCGTTTTCCGAGACGTAGTATTTTTCGCGTTTATCCTTCTGGAATACGTTGATCGTAGCGGGCCCCATGTCGCCGCCGACCAGACTGCAAAATTCAGTTAACGTCATTTTTGATTTCTCCTTATAGCAGTTTCTCATTACTTCCAAGGCAATTCGTATCGCCTCGTTGAGAGCAGCGTCTGTTGCTTCGTTGTCGTGGAAGCCTCCATAATAGTAGATTCTTTCGAGTTCCTCGGCTGTGGTGGCTGGGTCGATGAGCCGGATGGCTTGGTCAAGGGTCATTGGTTGCCCTCCTGTTATGGTCTAATATGTCGGTATAATAGCGAACAGAGCAAAGATGCGCCATGTAGTCTCCCATGTCGACAGTCATCAACACATTCTTTTCTTTCGGGTGCAGCTTTGACAGAAATTTTGATACAGCGGCTTCCATCTGTTCTTGAATCTCCGCATAATCTTGTTTTGCCTGCTGCCTGATTCTAAACGGAGTTGGGCGTTCATTTGTTATCTTGTTCTTTTGGATAACATATTGAATGTGCCCTTCACTCCGATATGCTTTATCAAAACACCATAAGATTGGCGCGTTTTTCACGAACTCATTCACGCCCTGAAAATCTTCATCCGAAACCTCAAGCACATATTTTTCTCCAATATCTTGGAGCTTGTCAATGTGCTCAATCACATACGAAGCAAGGCTTTTCTTAATCGACAGCTCATCAAATGACGTTGCAAAATTTTTTAATTTACGATAGAATCCCTTGTCGCTATCTGATTCCAGTCTGTTTTCTTTCTGTACTTTTTTGCGTTCTTTGAACAATTTCCAATCAGGCTCGATAAACGGAATCCCCGCCCAATCTGACATTTTGGCTTTGTTTAACTTCGGTTTGTAGCGGCGAATCAGTTCACTTTCCACGACGTCGGACATTATAGCGTTAGCAAGTTCGATATAATATACTTCTGCATCAGCATAAGGAATGAACTTTTCTTCCAGTTTATGCTGATAAATCCGATCTGCAAGATTGGTGTCGTTCTTACCGATATACACGATTTCACCAGCTTTTACATACTTATACACATAATGTCCCATACTATCTCCCTACTAAATAAACATTTCAGTCTGCGAGTCGTTTCTTCCGCTCAGTCGCTCGTTCGATGATCTTTAACAGCGCATCTGTAAAAGTGTTCAAATTGCAGTTGTCGCATTCTCCTTTGGTGCACATACAACATGCATCAACGTATGTGGTTTCAAGGCTTTGAACGTCTTCAAGCAGAGCAGCTAAAAGACATTTGTAAGTTCTCTCTTGTGAAGCTGGCACAACGTCGGCGGCAGGCGTTTTCAGAATAGCTTCAACGCAATCATCATATCCGCGCCGGTACATAGGCGAGGCGTTGTATGATTCCATTGCTCTAAGTTGTGCAAGTAATACTTCTCTCGCAATGTATTCAGCCATCAATAGCACCTCTGTCCATGCGTGCGCCACAGTTGGGGCAGTAGTTAGGGAGCCAATAGTTCCACTTCGTTGCGTCCAGTCCTTCCGTTGACTTCTCTCCGCACAATGAGCAAGTTTCGTCTGCGTTCCACCACCCATGCACCACTGGCACAACATCGGCGGCAGGCGCAGCGTTAATCGCTTCTTCGATTTCTTCCCACTCGCTCCGGAACAGTTCGATAGGGGCGTTTTCTACCGCGTTAATTGCGGCCTTTTTCGTGATGTATTCAGCCATTATCTGCACCTCCGTCCATATTCTTCATAATGCTTTGTGTGATTGTCTCAATCAAACGGAGCTCATCAGCAGAGAAAAGTGACAGATCGCACGTTGTCTCAATCGGATCAAACATCTTTTCACAGATTAACCCGGCCGCCAAATGCTTGTTTGCTAAATCCATTGTCCGCCTCTCCTCAATTTTTACACGGAGAACAAAACAATTTATCAATCCAAGATACTTTTCCGTCGCCATAAGTAGCGCATTTCTTCGATTGGCAAGTTTTATTCTCTTTGTGGCAATAGATGCAGTCCTTGCACGGATTCCGCATTATTCTGTACCTCCGTCCATCTCTGGCGGCTCCGGTAATGGCATCCACGCCAAAACCTTTGCATCCCGTCCCTGCGCGACTTCTCCGCCCCAGTACTCACAGAACCGATACCCGATGCCAAAAGTTTGGTACATGCGGTTGTAACCCCCATAGCGGAAATACTCGTACCAACAAAGGACATGTTTGCCCTCCGGCGGCAATTCTTCGTCTGCCGGAATCCAACGCGGTCTTGGAATAACATCGGCGGCGGGCGGCGAGGCAACAATCTCCATTGCCATGGCACCGTCGGAACCGTCCACCCATTTCGCCGCCATCACCGCTCTTATGGCAGTATCTCGCTTAATGTATTCAGCCATTGTCCACCCACCTATTCCATGCCTTAATTACATCCTCAACCGCACTCGTTCCGACACGCTCGCTGTCGGCTGCAGTCCATGTGGTTGCACCGCATTTGGTGCAGAGCACTCTCACGCCGTTGCTTACAAACAGGCGAGCTTTTCCACCGCAGAAGGGACACGGTTTCAGTTCAATCATTGTCTTCACCGCCGCCCATCTTCGCCGCCTCTACAAACCCAAGAACCGCATCCACAATCGCCTTGTCAATTCGCGCCTGCAAGCTGCATTTGTTTTCGCAAACAACAGGCATTTCAGATAGGCTCTTGTTATAATAAGTCGTCTTGCGGACAACCCACTTGCCGTTCCAAAAATAAATAGAGTATCCACTGGATTTTGCCGCCTCCATCTTTGCTGACTTTGCAGTACCGGTTTTCACAAAGTAGCTTTCTCTCGTCACCCACGGATTTTGGTATATCTTCATTCCGCACCGTCCATCTTCGCACCGCAATGGCAATACGGCTGTCGTCTACTCTCTACTCTGCCGCAACGCGAGCATCGGTAGTATCGTTCCGGCATGATATGGTCGCCGTCCAAGAATGAAATCCACTTTCCATGCACCACCGGCACAACGTCGGCGGCGGGCTGGCGGTCGATCATTCGGAACACAGAACCGGTATTAAAAGGCTCTGTGCTCGCAGCAATATCATTTTTTAACGCTTCACGAGCAATATACTCGCTCATTCATTTTCCTCCCATTCCTCGCACCGACAAGTTTTCGTGTGATTTCTATTAACCGCTGTAATCCACTGCTTCCTGACGATTGATGAAAAAATGAATACCCGGCGCACATTCATTCCAACGATCTTCATCGTATTTAGGCTCTTCCGCAATTTCGCCTACACGGTAAACAAAATTGCGGTCATATCCACTTGCGACTTCCGTTAATTCAGATGGTGAACCATCTAATTCCTGAATCTCTATCACTTTCGCTTTATCGCATCGGCACTTTCTTCCCGTTGCGGAACTTCGACGGGCATCCTCTGGAATCTCCAACTTAACAATGTGTCCGTTTGCCTTTTTCCATGAGACAAAAGTTCCTATATCTGGACAAGCCATCGGAATAAAAGGTATATTTTTTGCTCCGCACAGGTCTGCTCCGTACAGGTTCGCTCCGTACAGGTCCGCTTCGCACAGGTCTGCTCTGCGCAGGTCTGCTATGCACAGGTTTGCTCCGCACAGTTTCACTTCGCGCAGGTTTGCTCCGCGCAAGTCTGCTCCGCGCAAGTCTGCTCCACACAGGCTTGCTCCGCGCAAGTCTGCTCCGCGCAAGTCTGCTCCACACAGGCTTGCTCCGCGCAAGTCTGCTCTCATCTCTTTCCAACCATCTATATTCTTCAGAATCCAATGTTTATGATTTCTTAAAATTTCATTCAATTCTGCTTCCGTGTAAGTTTTCATTGCACGCTCCGTCCTTCACCATTCGTTTCACTCGCCAAATCTCCGTTTCGTAAGCTCGTTCTCATCTCAAACTTGACTTTTATCTTTCGTTATTTCGCCGGGAGCTTGGATTTCTCCGGTCGAAATGTTGACTGTTTTGAGGCATTCAAACGATTCATAATTTTCGATGCCTTTCTTCTTTAGACCCTTCTTCGTGAGAATTGGCTCAAAAATCAGGCCGTGGCACTGCACGTTGTTGCCGTTCTTGAATGTCTGGTCAATCCAGAGATTTCTTGGAACGATGACAGCCTTTACTTTTCTATCCTTGTACTCAAAGGAACATGGAATGCGGAGCAACATACTTAGCCAATACTCATAGGAACAGGTTTTGTGAGCGGAGTTCTTATGGTGCTCACATTTTTGGTTGAACTCGCAGTTCCGGAGAACATCTTCGTAATGCTCCCACGACTGGTAGGCTTCTTTGTCCTGCGGCAGAATCGGCTTAAAATACCTACAACACTCTTGACCGTTTCGGATCGTATCTGTAGACACTTGTATTTCGTTTCGAGCGCAGACCTGAGCGGCTTTGTGACCATATTTGTCATGAGTCCACTTTGCGTATTCGCATTGCTGACACATCCAGATATGACCGCACTGGTCTTCGTAATGGCATCCATGGCACAAGCCGTCGTAGTAATACTCTTTGACGAACTTCTCACAGGACGGATAATCAGCGAAAACCCGGTTCTCTAAGAACTTACATTCCTCTGGATGCAGTTCCTCTCTGAGCGCAGAGCGCTGGAACAGTAAGTCAACAACGTAGTGCGGGTTGCCATATGGGTCGATCTCGATTCTTTTTACTTTCGTAAGGCTGGGTTCCCACGCCATATATACCGCGTGCGGAACCCATACCTGATCGCCAACCTTAAATGAACTCATACACCGTAACCCCAAACGTAAAGGAACGCCGGAATGAGCATTACTGCGCCGAAGAGCATCCCTGCGGCGATGTCGCCCAGTCGATTTAACATTTGTCTTCTCATAATCAGCCTCCGAATCTGTTATTGCGGAATTCAATACTGAACTCAAGTCGCTTTACCTGCTGTTCAAGCTGATTCCATTCCTCTTCATAGCGAACCATTCTCAGCTTGATTGGCTGCGGCTGACGAGAGGCTTCCTCACAGAACCCCATAAACTGCATCATCAGGAATTCTTTCGGTGCGGCTGTCTGCTGACGGCTGACCAATGTATTTCCGATGTACTGTTCAATGATGACGCTGTAGGTTTCTCCGAGATCAAAAAACATAGTTGACCTCACCCGGACTGTTCAGCCAGTCAGCATATCGCTGGACAAACAGATCTTCTGTTGTCATATCAATTTTTGTCAATCCGGTAATCATACCCTGCATGATTCGATTGTTGAAGACGAACTCGGCATATTCCTTTACGGTCATCTTGCGGATACGGTCGATTCTTCGTTCCGGCAGGCTGCGGATGACTTTGATTTCATCCCAACCCTCATCGATCCTCGGCTCACACAGCTCCCGACTCATGCGCTTGATGACCTCTTCCGGAACCGGCATATCACGGTCGGTGTTCTGTGACAGCGCCTGCTCCAGCGGGATTGCAAAGTAAACGCAAACCGTGTGACCGGCCAGTCCCTTAATCTCGCTCAGAAACTCGGCGCGACGTGTGTGACGAAGGTTTGTTGCGTCATACACAACATCATTGCCAGCGGAGAGCGATTCCTTTACGCGCTCATGCAGGATAGTAAAGACCTGCTTGTGCATTTTCTTGTCGCTGCTGTCTGCTCCGATCTCAGCGCGGATATCGTTACTGGAGAGTACGGTTGCATTCGGAATCTGGCGGGCGTAGGTGGTTTTGCCGGAACCCGGCACGCCGACCATCATGTAGAACGTGGGTTTCTTCTCTGCCATTTTTATCGCTCCTTATCTAATTTTTCGTTGATTTTGTTGACTGCTCTTACCAATTCGTCTACCTTCAGCACGAGCATGCGCTCGGTCGCGGTGAGAAAAACTCCGGCGAGGTTAATCGTCTTAATCGGTTCGCAAGGAACTTTTGCTTTTGGAAACCTACTGCAACCGATTTGAGCAAAACGGTCGTAAACCGATTCGTTGTGTTTGACCTTTACCTTTATCTCGGTACCCTTCATACTCTCCGGAAAAATCAGGCTGATTGTAAGCACCATCCCCAACTCAGCTGTGATATCAAGGAATGAACTCACATCGCTAATATAGCCACACTCTCCGGTGAGAAGTTCTACATACTCACCTACATGAAAGTCCACTTTAATTCACCTCTCTTGCCACGAGATTCATAAGATTTTTGAACTCTGCTTCTTTAAGACAAAGCTCATAATGCATGGAAAGATGACCTTTTTCGTTCAATAAAAGAAGATTCGCTTTTGATTGTGAAAATCTATCACATGAATCGACGCCTACTGGATAACTAATTATGAGTGCTTCTTCTCGTTTTTTGGAAAATCCAAATTCAATTACGACAACACCATTTCTGTTTTCCATTTTGTTGAAAACTGCATCTCCAAATTCAGATTTCATAGTGGCTCACCTCAAATAACACTTACTGCGGTTGCCGCCAGCAGGAACAAGACCAGAATGGCGGCAGCCAGATATACGCTTTTACTCATGGAATCAGCCCTTCCAAATCATTGGCGAACCATCATCGTTGACAAGAAGTGTAAACGTTCCGGCATTAGAAGGACCAGAAGATACTGCGTACATCACCCTGTTGGCCGCGTTGTACACGATGGAATATTCGTAGCTGTCGTAAACCATCACAAACTGCGCTTGCAGACTGGTTGAATTTTCAAAGCTCGCCGCCGCAGGCTGCGTTTCGCAAGCCGCCATTGCAATTAAAAGGACGGCTGCGATTACCCCGCCGAGAAAATACTTTATCTTGTGAACTACCATCGTCTGCTTCCTTACTCCACGAGATAAACGTTACGATACTGGATGCCGAGGCGACTTGCTTCGGATTTACTGCCGACGGCAACATCGATAATCGAACCATGAATGGCCGACCCTGTGTCAGCGCAGTAGAAGATGCCATCGTAACCTTCAATGCGAATCTTGGAACCGAGAGGAATCACTCGCGGATCAACCGCCACCGTGTACCACGGCGTCACCGGTGTTCCGAGAGCGGTAATACTTCCACCTTCATCAGCGGCGCCCGTGTAGAAAGTCAGCTTATAACGTCCAAGAAGCCGACCCTTGGAGTTTTCCTCGGCCTTTTTCTTTTCCTCTGCGACCGCCGCGTTGTACTGCGCGGTCAGATCGATGACGGTTTCGTTATGCTCATTCCACATCTGCTTGGCGTACCAGATGGTGTAATGATGCTCTTCTGCGCCGAGTGCGCGGGCATTTTCTGCGAGCTGATGCGCTGCATTGCGCTGCTGTAGCGCCTTATCAAGATCCTTCTTGATATCCGCGGAGCTTACTGCTCCGGCGCTTACGGTAAGTACGGTGGTTAAACAGGCGGCTGCGGCCGCCGCTCGTCGAAGTGCGTGCTTGTTCATATTCAGTCTCCTTTTTTCTTCAGTTGGTCGATTACGTCTTCTACGATACGGTCATAGCCGACCATATCTCCGGTTGTGTATTGGAATTCGATGCCGTTTTGGTTCAAGGTTTTCAGGATGAGCTCGGCGACGCCATCAGCTTCAGCCTCTGTTTGGTTGCGTCCTGCTGGGTTGTATTCCTTCACTCGAGCCAGAAAGTAATTGAGATTGTTGTAGGTGTTCCAAATGTTCAGCGTGTACTGCTTGTACACCTCTCCGTAACATGGGTCATCTTTATTAAGATAAACCAGTCCAAGAAGCAACGGAGAATCTGTAATAACGACATCTACCTGATCAGCACAGCGCCGTAGTCTGTAATGCTGTTTTGCTGTGATGTAGTCCTGTGCGGCGAGAGCAGTTTCGTTTTTCTCCCAAGTTTTGTCTTTCGCAAACTCGGTTACCAGTTCAGCGTTATACCCCAGCATTTTCAATCTTGCGAAAACATACGCCGCACCGGTAGATTTGCCGCTTCCGGGGCCGCCGAACAAATTTACGACAAAGGTTGGCATTTTAATCACCTCACATTTTGTCGAGCTCGTTATAAAGCTCGGTTCTTGGGTTGTATGGTACATATTCATAAGTCATTGCTGACTTAATGGCTTGGATTTGCGCCTTGGCTTTGGCTCGTTCCTGCACAAGCTCGGCCAGTTTTTTATAGATTTTGTAGCCGCGATGCGCTGGAAGTTTGGGATTGTTTCCAGCGAAGTGGTACAAGTCAACCATCTTTAGATCACAGTCATGCACCGTAATCGAAAGGTCGTCGATGATCTTTTGCAGAACATTACTCTGGGAAACCGCCGCGTTCACAGTCGGTACAAGCTGCTGTCTGACTTTCTCATCTACTGGCTCGATACGACAGTTTTTGAATTCGCCGCGGGCATTTACTCGGAGAAAATTCTTAGCTGCCGTGTGCGTGAATGCTTTTGCTTTAGCCGGATCGAACACAAATGTCGGTCTTGCTTTACTGTCAATAGCGACATATCGCTTTTTCTTTGAATGGTATAGGATATATTCTTTTTCTAACACTGCTTCACCGACTTTCTTTTTTTGCTCTGGCGGAGGAGCCGGGACTCGAACCCAGACCGACGCAGGGTGTCACCTGCTCAGGGGTTAGAACCCTGCGTGCTGACCGTTACACCACTCCTCTATGTGCTGCTCTCGACCGGAGTTGAACCGGTATCTCCCTGCTCTGCCTTGAGCTACGAGAGCAGATCACCCGCTGACGGGGCGGGCAACCCGTTTATGAAATTGTTGACGTCTGGGCAACGTCGTGCCCCGCGCGGCTTGGAAACCTTGGTTGGGAGTTCCTCCAATTTGAATTATTTTTGTCCTGCGCGGCGGACGTGGTCACCCATCCGAGATTTGAACTCGGAACTTATCGGTTAAAGGCCGATTACTCTGCCAGTTGAGTTAATGGGTGGTTTGGAGGCGTTGCCGCCTCCCAGCATTGAAAGGAGTTGCCGACTTGCGTCGGTGGTGGGTCCTGCGGGACTCGAACCCGCAAAATCTTTCGGTTATGAGCCGAATGCACTAACCAGTTGCGCTAAAGACCCGTGTTGCGGCGCATTCCACGCCGCCGTCCGTCTTTCCGGATTGTCGGAGAGTTAAACAATGACCCCTTTCGGGGTGGAGCGCCTGACGGGGATCGAACCCGCACTCTCAGCTTGGGAAGCTGATTTGCTGCCATTACAACACAAGCGCATATTTTGCGGGGCTTTCGCCCCGCGAGGTTATGCCGCAGACGAATCGTCGATAAAGTCGTGCCACATTCTCAGTGCCTTTACCAGCCGGCGGTCAACCGACCGCTTTGTGATTCCGAGGATTTGACCAATTTCTTCAGAGCGATAGCCGACTTTTCGGTAATCGACTACAACTTTCAGATCACTTGGAAGCCGAGCGAGGAAGTCCAGCAGGTCAATGCAGAGGACGTCATCCGGCGAATTCATCGGGCGGCGATTTTTATCGGAACATTTAATTGCGTTATCCGTAGCTTTATTGTGCTTATTGATGGTTCTGGTGTATGGAACCATCTCCGCCATGATGCAGGAAATTGCATAATGGGAAAATGTACAATCCTTATTCTGGTCGTATGTCACGGCCGCTCGCCACAATCCGCATTTTGTCGCCTGCTCCACATCCTCGTTGTAGAGCAAGGTCGGGTAATATTTGCGGATAACGAAATATCTGATCTTGTCATGCTGTTCAAACAAGAGCAGCGCTTTTTGATATTGGCTTTCATCAATCATCTGCAATCCCTCCGATTCTGGTTTTCTCGCAAGGGATTTATACTCGTTCTTCCTTTTGTGCTGCTATGCAATACTCATTCTTCCTTTTGGTATCCGCCGGTCATGTGTTTTCCCTTACACTATCTACTATACAAAAATCGCGATTTTGGGACGCGAATTTTGAAAGTTTTTTCAGTTTGTATGATTGCACAACAAAAGGACGGCTAATGTTAGCCGTCCTTATATATATTGCACATATTATTTCAGTTTTTGAAGCCTGTTAAACTCTTGAATCAGCGATAAAAAACGATTTTCATTGGTGACGATTCCGCTCCAATTTCGGCATTGCTCAAAGAACCATGCTTTTTTGCTAAGCTCTCCTATAATCTCACCGGACATTTCCTCATACTGCTCTATTTTGAGGAACAGATAAGACTTCGCCAGAAATTGCGGCACGAGAGAATGCGGCGCTTCAAACTTCTGATAGCGATCCAGTCGGTAAACAAGATTTTGAATGGCCGCTGCGGTGACTGGTCGGGAAGAATTGAGTTGAATTAACCGCCCTTTCTCCAGAGGAACAAATCGGAAAATGAAAGGCTCCACCTCTTTAATCACGCGAGATTTTGTTTTTACCTGCATTCTGTCCTCGTCCATATCGTCCGTCGTTAATTCCGCGATTTCATCAGCGGACAAACCCAAAGCGAACATAGCCAAGGCGAGAGCCTTTTTATTATTCCTGCCGGAACGGAATGGGATTGAGGCGAGCACGTTGCTCATCTCTTCAAATGAATCAAAGAACTGTTCTGACCATGCTCCAGCCGGTTGGCCGACTGTTTCATCAATTGTATTCAGCGTGCTTGGAACGTTGTGCTCCTGAAGAAATTCCGCATACTTTCGCACGTCATACCGCACGTTGCTCGCAGTTTCCGGTCTATCCCAGACGGAGTTTTTCAGAAGCTGATTCCACTCCGCTCCAGAAAACTCTTCAACCGATTTTCCGGTTGCAAACTCTATCGGTTTAGATCGGTCAAATATTCTTTTGATTTTGATGCAGTCTTCGTGCTCTAACGACTGCATATACGCTTCTCTCAATGGCTTGTAATCGCTTTTACCGTCCATACTGCAATTCCTCGCATTCATACTGATACGGCTATTATAACACAAACACGAGGAATTTAACAAGGTTATCAGCAGTCTTCGTCTTCTCCGACACCGACCGTGAAATAATACGGAGACTGCCCTACTACGCGAAGGCTGAGAAAGAAAATGTCCGGCTCGGTTTCTTTTGCAACCGCCCAGAGCAGGTCACCTTCGATGAAGACCTTGCCTGTCATCACGGCTGCTAAGTACACACCGTTTTCCAACGGTTCAACCGAATCGCAAATCATTTCGATTGCGGCTGTGTCATTTTTTTGATGGGAAAGCTCCATCTCGAGGCTGATGAAGTTCCCTTCTTGGAGAAAATGATTCAAACTTCTCCAGTCACTAAAGAAAACTGTGGTCATTGCTGCTCCTCCATTTTATCGAACAAATGTTCGTATTTTCCGATATGATTATAATACCATTTTTACCTTGTCTATGCAATGGTAAGTTTTTCATGCAAAAGAAAGAAGTCCCAATATTGGGACTTCTCGCTTCTGCTTCGTTTTTTTACTTTCGCTTTTCTGCTGCTTCTCTGGCCAGACGTTCTGCCCGGTGAGCGGCGCGGCGCTGACGGATTTCATCGTCAAGTTTTTTACGCTCGTCGCTGTTCAAGTAGGCTTCCTGCTTTCGCGCAGCCTCCTCTTCCTTGCGTTTCTTCTCCTTGTCTTCTTTTACGCGAGGATCGATGGACTCATCAATCGGGTAATACGGCTCGATGTCGTACTCCGGATAATGCCATCCTTTGCCCGTTACGTCATCACGGTGATAGACACGACGCACCAGCTTATAATTAAATTCAATTCCGAGTTGCTCACATTTCCATTCGAAATATTCAATCTGCAATCCGTGGATACTGGTGTTCCAATACCCTGCGAGACGCTTCCAGTTTGTTTTGAATCCTTTATTAGCGATACGATATCTGGGCCATTCTTCGTCTGGATATTCAATGGCCTTTGTTTTGATGTCCAGATATTGCTCGAACAAAGCCATACTTTCCGGCGTAGCCTGATCTGGTCTGTTAGCCTGTTCAGCCCGCTGACGTACATCTGCTGTAAACAAAGCACCCAAGCCTAAAAGTAACTGAAATCCCGGTAACATTGTTATTCACCCCCGTTTAATAAATGCTCGCACAAATGGTGGAAAAGACCGCGTAAATAATCATGAACCAAAGGAATGCCGAAACCCATCCGTTACAGAACAGAAGGTACAAAATCGGGTCGTACCACGAAGTTTTCGCCTGTGCGCTGCAGAATTTATGAGCCATCATAGTTGCTCCGATTTCACAGGCGATATCACATTCTTCTTTTGTGATAACACCTGCATCACGAAGATTTTGAAAATATTCCATGCTGCAATGCTCCAAATTGACTTCCGGAGCATCTTCAAACAACAATTCCAACCCTCTCCGCCAATCAAAATCATCATCGATGTCAACGCTGGCAAGACCCTCTTTGGTGGTATAATACCACCGTTCTTCTGCTGAACCTCTCTTCGGTACTTTCTTACTCATAAAAATTATCTCCTTATCGTAAATCTGTCATTATCGTAATTATTCAGCGTCTTTGATATCGTCCAGTGTGAAGCCGTAGTCGAGGTTCTCGTACAGCTTGTTTTTCTTTTCCTCATCCAGACCGATGTAACGAAGCGTTACGCCGCTGTTTGTGTGATTAAACATGGCCTGCAGATACGCCAGAATCTCCGGGGACTGCTGATTGTCCATGAACAGATGATAGCCGAACGTTTTTCTCATGCTGTGTGTGCCGAGCTTATACGGCAGATTCAAATCCTTGCCGGCGTTGCGGAGGATTCGGCCGAACGAGTGACGGCTGATGCTTTCGTTCTCTCCCTTCTGGCTGAGGAACAGCTGCGTTTCTTCCGTATGGTTCGGAATGGAAGCCACCAGTTCACGGTAGCACTTCATGGCGAGGTCGTTCAGAACGACCGTGCGGTACTTGCCGGTTTTTTGTTCCTTGAGGTGATACCGGCCGTCCGCTGTAATATCGCCGACCTTAGTCTTGCAAAGGTCAACGCCACGGAGACCGACGCTGCACCCGATAAGAAACATCAGCGCATTTCGAAGCTGATGCTTGTCGTAGAAATACTGTGCAATCTTGAGGATGTCTTCTTTGTTGCGGATGGGATCGACCGTGCCGTTCGCGCCGACCGTTGTACGGCGCTTGACCGAGGCTTCTGCTCTGGCGGCTTTCTTCTGCGCCTGCTCTGCTTTCTGGCGGCGTTCCATTTCGTCAGCCAGAGCGGAGGCAAGGAGATTGTAGTCAATCGCTGCATACCTCGTCATGTTCTGCAACGGCTCTACGTCCTCGTCCTGATAAAGTTTAATTACTTCCGCTGCCATATTGTGTAATCTCCTTTCATTTTAGCACACTTGCACAAATGGTGCAACGTATGATTTCAATTAGTTGTCAATTGCGCTCTGAATGCTCTCGACGCTTTCGTTCAGACTCTCCGATGCGGAATCGAGAAAATCGATGATCTCGGAAAGTGCTTCGCCCTTCTCGCTGTCCTGCAGGTTCTCCGGCATGTTGTCAAACTTCTCTTCTTCACCGTCCTTGATCTCATCCAGTTCCTCGTGGATGGTTTCGATACGGCTGATCAGGTCGCTGAGCTGCTTGCGGTTCATCTTGTTCATGTGTCATTCTCCTTATGCTGTTCTGCTATTCTTGCATGCATCATACAATGCTGTCAGTAAGTAATCTCGTTCCTCTGCTGCAGGACATGTTCTTGCTGTGAAGTTATTCAGCGCCGACTGGATTTGCTCTACGCTGATGTTAGCCAAGTGCTGGCTGAGAGCGTAACCGCTTGTCAGTGTGTTATCAACGCGAACGTGCTGGCTCGGTGTTGCTACGAGTTCATAAAGCAGACTGGTTGTCCGCTTCACTAAGGCTTCGTCAAAACTTCTGCAAAGAATTTCCTTTGCATTCTGGTTCATAACGCCGCTGACCAGAGCCGGGACTTTCGTTTCTCTCTCTTCCATTTCAGTCTGATTAGACTTAATCTGATTATACTTAGTCTGATTAGGGTTCGATTTCCAAACTTCTGGGGTTTGAAAATCAAACTTCTTGGGTTTGATAATCGAACTGGTATCAGAATCGAACTGGTCTGAACCGGTTTGATTTTCAAACCGGTTTGGGGATAAAGTAGTATCAGAATCAAACTGGTCTGTGGATAAACCGGTTTGATTTCCGACCGGTTTGATTTCCGAACTGGTATCAGAATCGAACTGGTCTGTGGATGAGCTTGTGGATAAAGTGGTTCGGTTTTCGAACTGGTCGAGCAAGGCCGGGTCGAGAACATAGATACGATTCGGCTTGCCGAGCCCTTGTTTTGCTCTGCGAATGAGACCCCAATCTTCGAGCGTATCCATCAGCTTGACCGCTTTTGCCTTTGCACAGCCAATGCTTTCCATCACTGAGTCAATGGAAAAATAGACATACGGCGTACCGTTTTCATCTCGCCATTTATTCGCGATAGAGAGATTGAAGCGGTCTACAATTAAGGCGTACAGGAGCTTGGCATCAGCGGAAAGTGATTTGAAACAGGGCAGCTTGACCAGTGCTGCCGGAAAGCGAATGAACGGAAAGTCACTCACTCGATTGTTATTTTCTTTCATTTTTCTTTGTCCTCCGAGTTTTTTCCCTATACTATCTACTATACGTCTGACCCGAAAAAAGGACGCGGAAACCTGTTAATAATTTATGAACAATTTATTTGGCAAATAACCACGGCTTTTCACTTCTAACCTGCTGATATGAGTAACTATTTACGCTCTTTAAGCCGAGCGAAACCGCCAGTCCGCAATTGACCGCTTCCATTTCATCGTAGCTGCAGGAACCGATTCGCTCCATCAGGCGGCTCACATCGACCGTCACAACCTGCTCACAGAGAGCGATGGACGGAACGTAACCGCGAACTCGAATGTGGGTCGGAAGTGGACGGTGCTTCTGCGAAGTGGTCAGATACACGATCTCTACCACACCGGAAGCGCGATTGTTGGCGTTGTTGGATACGATGATGGCCGGTCGGGTTTTCTTCTGCTCGAAGCCTACTGCGTTGTCGTCGTTCTTGATGTAAAAAATGTCGCCGCGGCGAATGTCTCTGTCGTTCATAAATATTCTCCTTATCGATAAATGTTGCTCTTAATGATCTGCATACGGTGCTTTTCCTTATTTGCGTCCTCGGTGATGACAATGATTTCATCGGGATGGATGCTGGCCGAACCCAGATAGGTGCCATCTTCCTTGAGGTCTCTGATCCTCTGGTCGATAAACACGATACGCTTTTCTTCCGTCGGGAAGAGATAAGTGGCATTGTCGCCGTCATCGTAGGCAAAAGTAACTGCGAAGCTCGGGTTCTCTTCGTCGAGGAGCTCTTCTCGAGTCATGCCGTCGATGATATCGCGGTCACACTTCGGACACGGAGCGAAACAATGGTCGCCGATGATTTCCTCATGAATGAGCTTGTTCTCAAACCAGATTCCGCAGTTATCACAATGAGTGAGGTCATCGTTATCCCACATATTATCAAAACAAGTGTCGCAGATAATCCTTTCCTGCTCTGTGTCATCGTTGATGGTGCGCGGCTCGGGAAGTTCGCAATCTTCAAGCGTGAATGGCTTGCCGCATTCGGTGCATTTGTAAATCTTTTTCATGTCATTCCCTCCTTATTTCACTTCGACTTCGGTGATTTCCCACACGGCTTTTGCGTAATTGCAGGGACTGCAATAAAAAGAGTAACAGACATACATCTGGTTGGGATCGTCGGTCAGGCGCTCGGTTTCGTCTTCGTCCCACTCGATTTCCTCCTCATCCAGAACACCGCTGCGCTTCACACTGTCACGCATGATGCTGTTCAGTGTGTGCAGGTTCTCACTGGCGGCGATTACTTCACCGCCGGAATTGTCTTCATTATCGTACCAGTAGCGCAGAACATAGATTTTTTTCATTTTGATTCCTCCAATCGGTCGGATTTGTTGTTCTTATTCGGTCGTTTTAATGTTCGTTGAACACAACCTGCTCGCCACGCTTCAGTGTCCAACAGCCGGTGTCAGTCATTGCACACTCGGCACAGTTTCCGCTGCACGGCTTTGCATCTGCTCTTGCGGTTGTCACGCCATTCTTGAAGCGAACGTGCGCTTCGGGTAAAGAAAAAGGATTGACCATTTTAAGATCAACCCAACCGGAAAGAATGAGATGTAAATTGTCGGGGATATGCTTGCCGTCACTCAGGACAGCGTTTACAAAATCATATCGCTTGGTGAAGCACAGGATCTCGCAATGCCGATTGCGCTCGGCGATACCGATCATGCGGAGCAGATAATCCTTGCTCGGAATGTCGCCGCTGACGTGGAACCGGAAGTACCGGTTAAGCATTACGGTTGCCTCTACTTCACGCCAGAACGTCTCAGGATTGCTCTGGAGCACCTCGAGGTTATGCTGATAGGCGTTTCTTACGGTCGGTCTCAGACGCTCCAGCTTAGCTGCGTAGCACTTCTCTTTGCATTTGCAGTCGCGGCAGGTCTTAATGGCCGGCAGGCTGACGGACGGGATTGCTCCCATCTTGGAATTGCCCGGGCTGATCTTAATATTGGTATTGATAGTCATAATGTATACACTCCTTATTTACTGCTGGTTGATTACTTCATGGAATGCTGCGGATGCTGCATCGTTCCATGCCATGCCGTTGTCTTCCTTCTCGCGTTTGAGGTGTGCCATACGGTTCATGGTGTCAATCGAAATATCGCGGATATGGTCGTAGAGCAGATCGTCTTCGACTTCGATAGTATTTTTGATATCTTCAATATCGTTTTCGTGCTGGATGGTTTCGAAAACCTTCAATGTTACAGGTTTTTTCAATGTTATGGACGAAATTTCCCATTGGAATTTATGACCGTCACTCGAAATGGAGTCATCATCCCAAGACACTTCATCATCGAACTCGTCGTTCGAGCCGAAGAACATCTCGTGATCCCCTCTGTTAAAACCGGAGACGATATCGTCAATCTCCTGCTTGATAAAGTCCTTTGCTTCGTCGTAACTAAGAAAAATATCATCGGTGCCAAAAGATTGTTCTCCGCAGTTGTAATAACTGCGGAGCTGAGATACTGCGAATACAATCATAACGATTCCTCCTTATCTTGCGATTGCGGTATTGTGAAGACGCTGGTCGGGTTTGAAAGAACGTCCGTGCTCTACACCCTGATCACGGTACTTATTCGCCCAGGCACCGGCGGTTCTTGCATGGGAAGTGCTCGTTTTCATGCTGAGGTTACCGTAGGCATCCTGCACGTCCTTCGGCGTCATCATGACCAGTCCCCATTCCTGATGCTCGGCGTCCTGTTTCTGGTATTCCTGATCGAGACCGGCAACGAAACCGTCGCCGTAAGCGTTGCAGGCAAGGCGGATATCGGTTGCGCTGTAACCCTGCCACTTTCTCGTGTGATGAATGGTGCGCTGTTCCCTCTTGACGCAGTCGATTGCGTAGCGGAGGATGCGCTCGGCGATTTCAATATCGCTTTCAAGACCCATCAAAATAATCGTGAGTGCCTTGCTGCGCGGCGGCTTGCGGCAGTAATTCTTGCAGCAATAATGCTTGGCGATCACGTCGCTCAGCTTGTAAATCCAGAAGTCGGTCATGGTCGTGCACTTGATATCGGCAAGAACCTTGGTCACGACCTTTTCTTTTTTGCGGTACACTCTTCCGGACGGAGCTTATGCTGAACCATGAGGGCACGAGCCTTGAGAAGAGCGGCTTTCGCTTCGTTTTCGTTCGGAGATTCAGCGAGTGCGAGGAGCTTTGCGATTCTTTCCTTGATGTTGTTATTCATGATGTATACCTCCTGTTTGGATATAAAAAAAGCAGGAACTGCTGGCTCCTGCTTGTGTCATTATTTTATACGGATTCAATTTTAATAGGTTGTTCTTCCGATGCATAAACCGGAATCGTTTGCGGCGTATTTCTTCCAGAGCTTTTTGAAAAGTCTTACGACACCGTCAAACTCGTCCTTTTCCTTAGCAATATCTGCAAGGTCATCTGCGCTTGCTTCATCTGGAACTGACCAAATCCACGTCATGTATGCAGTTTCATCGTTCATGCACATTACGAGATGGTGCATTGCAGTCAGAGTGTCGTAGCGTTCCTTTTCTGCTGGCGTGAGATTGAGCTCTTCCTGAGCTTTCTGTAATGCAATGTAATTCATAATTACCTCCTAAATCATCGTTTTCATGCCCAATACGCACTTTATTGCTTAATCCCAGTTAACAAATTTCTCAATCTCTTCCTTTTCGATACCAATTCCATCTAAAAGGATCAGTAATGTATTAACTGTATCTTCTTTATCAATCGACTGAAGCCAAATCCAGTCAAGGATATTGCAGATTATCTTTCTTCCATCATTATCAATTGTAAAATTATCCAAAATATACTGCCAAAGCTCATCCTTCATATCTTTTTTTCTCCTTTATTTGTTTCTTTCTATATATATATTCCGGAAACGAATTTTATCCAAACATTCGCTTTATGCTGTTGTGAAAATCTTAAACTCTGATTTCCACTCCATTCGTCTTCTCAGAACGATGTTTCACAGTCTCAAACCTGTACATGTTCTCGTCGCAATAAGGGCAATAATACGGATATTCTTTCCGTAATCCCTTCGTGGTTTCTCGCTTGACTTTATGGCCGCATCGCTTGCAGTATCTGTTTTTGATCATGTGGAGTCACCTCCCAATCGTATTTATTCATCGCCGTCTTCAACTATATCTTCTGCATAGCATTCACCGCCGTTGTTATACATACAAGCTGTGCAGGAGTACCAGCAATTCTGCTGTCCGCAAGGACCTACAACACCGCCCCAGCCGGTTTGAAAACCAACGTTGTAATGACAGCTATCACAATCAAAATCATCGGGTAGGCCAAAGCATTTGTTCTGGAAAGCTCCATCCATGGTGTTTTCTCCTCTCTGTTCATCGTTTTATTGGTCTGGATTGCCGTTTTCTTTGCTGATTTCCTCATACACTGAGGGATTGACGATAGCTAACAGCCTTTCAAAATATGCGTTCATGTCAGACACATTCTGAAAATGCTCCATCGCCTTATCGAAATTCGGCTCCCTAATCATGTCGGATAATTCTTTTATCACATATTCGTTTTGGCATTTGATTGCATAATCAACCATATTGGCAACCAGCTTGTCAACCCTTTCTTGATTCGGTCGGAGATATTTTCTCGGCATTGGAACACCGCAGCGCATCGAAATCTGACCGTCCGGCAGAAGACGATACTCTTCTGGCTGTTTCTTTTTTCGTCCCATCTTATCACCTCCAAACTCTTGTTTAATACGCTCTTCTATAGTAAATATTGGGGCATAGAGACACGTTATAAATGTAAGAACCACAGCGAACCAGTAGAGCGTCTTTGCCGTAGTATTTCTTTTTCATCCCCGAGATGCTCCCAGATTTATCGAAATTAGGGAATGATTCAATGTTGACCTGCCATCCTTCTGACACTGGAAGATACCTCACTTTCGGCATTTAATACTTCTCCTTTCAAATACCTGCTTACGTTTCAATAGTGATCGCGAACGCCTTTTCACCGTCGAGATCAACATCGTCTATCGTTACATCAGCGCCTAACTTCGTCAGCACGTCGCGGAGCTGTTCTTTTTGCAGATCCTTCTGCTCATCGGTTCCGCTAAAGCCCCAGACTGTTTTGAAATACATTACTATGTACCCTCCTTAAGGCCAAATGCTTCGGTCAAATGCTGGCGTGTACTGGAAAGCGATGTCGTACATCGGCTTGCCGGTAACCTGATCTCTGAATGTGCTAACGAACAGGCTTCGTGTAAGTCCCTTTTCTTTGAACCATTCGTCAATCACTTGCTTGGTCAGCGGAGTAAGGAATACATAGAGGTCTGATTCGTGATGGTACATCTCTTCTCGCGGATAACCTGCTGCTTCGAGTTTTTCCATCAGAGTCATATCATTCTCCTTTGTGCGTTCATTTGCTTTTCATATTCCTTGCTGTTGTCTGTACTCAACTCCAATGTTTCTATATCATTTTCGTAGAGCATACCGACAATTCTAATGGACATCTCCAACGAGATCTCCATTCCCATCATAATCTGCAACCACTGCCACTCATCCCACGCCAGCAAGCTATCTTCATCCGACTTTGCAATTTCGAGCAGTTGACCACTTTTGTACTCTACAAGTTCTGTGTCAACTAAATACGGCGCACCAACAGAAGTCACCCAACCGTTGATGATCTGCTGATCATCTTTATTATATTTCATGTAAGTTTCTCCTTAAAACAGATCTCAAAACAGATTATATCAAGTCACTCTGCAAATCCCAGAAGATATGCGACGCCTTTGCTGTGATGCTCATCGAACCAATGCCAGATATCTTCCTTGTCGGTTCTTTTTGGCCAGATATAATAAGGCTCGTCAAGCTCTTCCGTTTCGGGGTCAAAGGGGACATCAGTTAGATTGTCCCAGAGTTCTTCTACAACTACATCCCTAAAAGCTCTGTCACTGGGGAGCTTAGAAACCTTCAATTCGGTTACTTCTCCATCGTTTTCAGATAATACAATGTCAACGTGGAGGCTCGGGACATAGAATTTCCACGATTTTGGCGTTGGATCTACATACCATTCACACTCGCATTCAAAATCTCCGTAGTGCTTTTCAAAATATTCATCTAACGTCATGTATCTTCACCTCAAATTCACATTTTGTGTTAGTCTGTTGTGACGAAGTAATAGGTCAGTTCGTCACCCTTGAGGTTTTCCTGTGCATACTGAGCGGCACGCTCCCAGAGAGTGTTATACAGTCTGGCGAGCGGTTCATTGTGTTCGTAGTGCTGCCAGATCTTCCAGTTGAGCACCATGACCAGCTCGGTCAGGTACTTATAATCGGTTTTCCATTCCTGAAAGGCGCGGTTGTAAGTGTCGCAAACCGCATCGATACCAAAATTGTCGGCGATGCTAAAGTCCTGCCAGAAGGTAGTGAACGGCTTGTAGCCGCACATCTCTTCGATGTTCCAACGAGGGAGTTTTAATGTGTTGTCCATTTGTTATGCCTCCTCAATGTAGGTTACCGAGGGAAGATTGATGTCCTCGTTTTCCTTGAAGAAATTTACGATGAGGTTAAGAAGTTCGAGCTCATCGTATCCTCCGTTTATATTCGGAAGATCGAACTGTGTTTCGTCGTATCTGGTGGCCCCATCATCATCACGATAGGAATAGCCTACATTGATGCAACGGTCGAATGCTTCACTTGCCAGATTCATAAGTTCTTCATACTGGTCGCGATCCATGTCGTACTGCAGCCAATCGAAGTCACTGCCGTTTGCGTCAGTCGGAGAAATTTCAAATCGAGATTCAATCCAGTTTGGATAATCTGGATTAAATGCGATACTAATTGTCGCGCCGACCGCTTTTGCGCTGTCTTCTTCATCGAAGTAATCCTCTCCGAGATATTCCAAAGGAACATCAAAATACAGGATTCGTTCGCTGCTGTATTTATCATCGAAAACATCATCGAACACGATGCCGTTCCACTCGTAGGGGACTTCTTCAACCGGCTTCCCGGGTTTGTACTCATAGTTCTCACTAATTCCGAGTACGACCGCCTCTGGTTCGATCATACGGAACCAACGCTCGGCGAAATCCTTATTCTTGGCAACAACAATTCTTGCTTGACAAACTCCGTTTTTCTCGAAACTTACGTCAAATTCTGTTTTCATGATTCACTCTCCTCCTCGATGATGAATCCTTCCTGCGGTTCGAAAAGGAACCGCTCATCGTCGATGGTTGCTTTGGGGCCTGCCAAACACCATATCATTCTGGCTGCGGCCTCCGGAGTACCGTTTTCTTTGTAAGCCGCAAAGAATTCATTCTGGATTGCGGTCGATACCAGAATGCGGGTACAGTCGTAGCGGAGTGCGGATACGTTCTTGTATCCCATTGCCCCCGCAAAATGGTCAAACAGTGCGCTTATAGAGAACGTGTGGCACTGTTCCTGTGTGAGTTCATATTTCATTATGTATTGCCTCCTTGCCTTATTTAGGTTGGCTGCGGGCTTTAAGGATGAACCCGCGAGAACCTCTACATTATTTACTATACAAATCGCCCTGATTTGGGACGTTGTAATTATTTCCAGTTAAGCGATTGTGGAATCGCTGTCGGTGAATTCAGCTTTCATTTGTTCCGAAATGTCGTAGATTACCCAGTCAAGCATCTTTTTTGTGACTGGAATTTTATCCAGCTTTTTACGCCGGAACACCGAGTGAACTGTCTCCGCTTTGATGAAAGTTGAATTAGATCCGCAGATATCACGAGGCCCTGCAAAGTAATATTTGTCGGATATGTTTGCAACCGCAGTGCGGTTATATCCGCAAATCTTGCAAATGTCGATGGTTCTGTAGTACACCTCGCCATCAACCAGAGTTGCAAGAACGGTTCCGTATTCGTCATGCTTGAATTGCTTCATCGGCGGATAGATTTTCTTTTGCAATGGCTTGCCGCAAAGTGTCGGAACGATTTCCTCGTCAATCCATCGCTCAAACTCGAAAAGCAGCTCAATTTTGCGGCGATTTATAAGCGAATGGACGTCATACTGTGATAAATACGTCACAGAATCAACCGAGCCATTCGACTTTGGAGCGCGGATTACTTTCTTGAATGGGCATAATTCCGCAACGCTTGCGGGATTTTTATAACCCAGCGCAGAGAGAATCGAAAGTGCTTTGAAATACGGCTTACCACCAATCTTTGTGGCTTCGATTGTTCCGAAGTTTGGGTGGTAAAACGTTTCGATCTTACTGCTCGTCAGAAGCGGATTATTTTTTGACCCGGTTTCGGGTACTGGTTGGAGCGTGGTTTCAGTCCGCTGTGGAGCTGCAGGCTGTCCATACTCCGGCGGGCTGCTCTCAAGTTCGTTCTGGGCAAGCTCGATTGCGTGCCCCAGAACATCCAGTATCCGTTTCGTGTTAACATCTGCCATATGTATTCTCCTTTCAGGCTGCGCGGCGGCTGTGTTTGCCGTGGTAATTTGTTTCCGCCTTGTATCGGCGGTACAAATGCTTCGTAGTATTCCAGAAATCGCCGATTGCGAACGTTCCGAATACAACCGTTCCGAGGAAGTTATCCTCGCCGGTTGCAACCGTAGCAACAGTTGCCATGATAGCGAGCACTGCAAACATTGCGGTAGAAAAGTAGTGTTTCATGAGGTTCAGACTCCTTTATTTTCAATTTTTGGTATAAAAATGCACCCTTTTCGGGTGCGGTGAGTATTTGATTTATTCCGGAACATTCATGATCGGAATCCATGTGATGGCTTCATTCATGAGGCTGTAAGCCACGCTTGCGACAGGGTCTTCGGTTTCCATGTCGGTGAAATCAGTTGCGTTTGCAATCCATCTTGCGAGCGTTTCGATTTCATTTGTTCCGAAGGTGGTTTCGTTCACCCAGTCGAGCATTTTGCTGTACTGGTCATTATCCATGCAGGTGCAGTAATCATGGGCAATGCACATATTGCGGACGCCGTAGCTGTCCAGAAAGGTTTCGATTTTCATTTCGTTTTGCCTCCGTTTCTATTCCATTTCAGAGCGTTTCCAGATCGTTTTCAATCTGGTTCGCTTCCGTTTCGTTTACATAGACTTCAAGATAGATTCCTTCGAAACAGCCGCTTGCGCTGTAACTGATCGCGGCAGATTTGATTGCGGGGCGGAGTTTGTCCCATTCGTTGCGAGTGAGATAGACGTTACGCCACTTGCGCGGTGTGGTTGCGGTTGTTTTCATTTCGATTTACTCCCTTCCAGCATGTAGCCTGCGCCGTTTTTCCGAGCATAATTGCGGTACATTTCCGCGAGCTGCTCGTACTCGATAGCGGTTTCTTCCGCTTCGAGATCATTGAACGCTCGAGCCTGCCAATGGTATTCGTTGGCATCGTCGAGCAATCCTTCCGCGTAACTGACCGCGAAGATTGCAGATGCGGTCTGCTGTGATAGACCTCGTTTTACGAGATCGCTGTTGCGTGCCATTCCCATCATATATTCATCGACAGGGAAATAATGAACGTGTTTGAACTCTTTCATTTTGGTTTGCTCCTCTCTTGTATTAGAAATTGTTTCGGTTTGAATTGTGGATGAGGGCTTTATGGATGAACCCTCGAGAACCTCCGGCAGGAATCATTTTCAAATTACTTGCCTTTCGGTTTCTTGTTCTCCGCCCTGCGGTGCAGATTGCAAGACCTGAAAGGCTCGGCCTTTTCTATTATTGGGCACAGGCTTTTTCCCGTGCTCCGCAATCATAGGCATCGCCCCCTTTCGTTTTGGTTTTGTTGCCGATTAAATCCTTGCGATTGCTCGGCAACCGACAATCCTACCGGAATCGTCACGGACTGCGTCATCCGTGATATACACATCGTTGCGGTCACGGCAGGCTTGCGCAGTGAGTGCGCTTACCAGATAGATCGTTTCCGGCTGCGGGTCGGGCAGACCGGTTACGGAACCGTAGCTGCACTGATTTACCGGGATTCCGTTCACTTCAGAAACCCGGTCGCGGGTCTGAGCGGCGCGGGCGATTGCTCCGCTCGGCTCCACCGTTGCGAGGACGGAATTGTCCTCGCGCAGGAAGTTGATTGCGTGCGGTGTGCAGTTGATGATTTTCATTTTGTTTTACTCCTTTTTTGTTTTCGTTTCCGGTCGGTTTCGGTTTCGTTTACGACCGGTTTGGTTTGCGTTTACTTCTGGATTGGAAGCATTGCGATTACTTCATCGTCCGTGAGGTCTGCGGTTCCCATCGTGTCGAATACGACCAGATAGGAAGACTGCGGGTTCAGTTCGTCACAGACTGCCCATTCGTGACCGTCTGGCGTTGCGAAATTGCTTGTGGTGTGCGTGGGATACCATGCAATGCCGGTTACTTCCGCAGTAGTGGTGCGGTACTCGGTTGCGTAGGACAGGGCAACCGGATTTATTTTCGTTTCGGTTGCGGTCGGATTTACTGCCGGCGCGGACACGCTACCGGTCATAAGGGTTGCGAGGAGCAGAGAAATTGTGCTTTTAATCATGGTGAAACTTCCTTTCTATTTTTGGGCATGAAAAAAGCACCCGGATTGGGTGCTTGTATTTATTGGGTTGTTATGATATGATTGCGGTAGAAAGCGAGGTGAAATTATGTACACAAAAGAAGATTTGGACAATGTGATAGATTTTATTGTGTACCAAAAATTGAATGCTTGTGAAAGCGAAAGTAGTCGTAATTATTTACAATTATTTCTTGATAATTGCAAAGTAGAAAACGATGACGCTTTCACCGAAAAAGTATTCAAATTAGCAATCAAATATCCCAATCTTGTCGAATTGTCTAAATATTTGCATTGTGATGTCATGCGGTTGCAGAAAATTATTTTTTATCAGCAAATCGACGACAAAACAATCACAGGAGTTGCAAAACTCAAACAAGCTGAGCGTATGCATAAAGGTCCTGCGGAACTTTTCTTGCGGAGCCAAGCGAATTTATTCTTAACCGGGAGAGATTTTTCTATCAAAAAATATCTCTTGACTTTCGAGAAACATATTAACATGGAACTTCCTAAGCCTGATTATCTCGAAAAGAACTCTGTTTACGATTTTGAATGGAAAGATTGCTAATAAAAACCGACCGAGTTATTCCCGGTCGGTTTTTTTCAGTGTTACGTCGCAGTAGCTTTCGATTGCGTCAGTTACTAACTCTGTTACACTTTTTTTGCCACGAATAGCGGCTTGCGTTTTGAGAAAATCTTTACTCCCTTTGGGTAGATTTAAAGTAATTTTGTCATATTTGCTGCGAGGAGTAGCTTTTGCTTTCTCGATTTCAGCAATACACAGAGCTGCGAGTGCATCGTAGTCAACTATCGTTTGTTCTGACATATAATTCCCTCCTTTGAGCAAGGAAAAGCCCCGGAACATGGTTGTTCCGGGGCTTGTTTACTTTTCGGTTTTCTTGCGGACATCAATATCATACGCCTTCAAGAGGGCATTTGCCACAAGGTTTCCAACACTGGAAAAACCTCTGATATTCGCTTCTTCGTCAAGCATTTTCTTTGAACCTTTCGGCAGATTCAGTGAAATGCGGTCGTAGTTTTCTTTTTTATACGAAGATGTGCTCATGTTCTCACCGCCTAAATTGTAGTATAGGCGTATTATATCACGCTTGCGGATTATTTTCAAATTGTGCGGGCGGTGATTGATTAGGGCGCACTTTCCCTTGCTTGCGTGGCTACGTTTAGGCGTGCTGCACTACCAGTACGCCTTTATCGCGGATTGAATTGGTATACTTTCAGGTTAGAAAGATACCGGACGCGCCGGTTTTACGATTGCATAGCCAGCGCGGCGCAGACCGTCAACCAGAATCATAACGGTTGCAGGGGTTGCTGCGTTTTCGCCGCAAACCTTCACGGTTGCGTAATCGCGATTGAACGCGATCATTGCGGATTGCGTTGCACGGTGGTTTTCCCCTGCACAGAAGTCGCGCAGGACGTTTATTGCGTGCCGACGGTTGCGAACAGCACGCTTGCTTGCGGGGAACGTGATCGCTACGAATAATGCCGCCGCTACGTCTTCCGGCAGTTTGCGACCGGTTGCCGCGTGGACTGCGGCAAAATCGTTCTTGCGCGACCATGCCGGAATCTTTGCTAACGTTGCCTTTTCCACCATGCGAATGCCTACGGCATTCTTTACGCCGTAGGCTTTTTCGTACTGAAAAGGCACATAGCCACTGCGTGGCGTACTCATACGGCACCGCGGCAGATCGCTTGCGTAAGTGCGGACTTTCGCGCCGGAACGATTGCGCGTTCCCTGTTCCCAATTCTCCATCATGTTCTTGCACTTCCTTTGCGTTGTTTTCAGTTCATTGGTTGGTTATCCACCCGCACCGCGTGGAGGTTGGACTGTTGCGGGCATGGGCGGTTTGCACCGCCCTATCGGTTACTTCTCGTAAACCTCGTATGCGTTGCCAGTGATACGGACGCGAACGCCCATAAAGAACTGCTTGTACAGAGTGTCAGAGGACGACTTAAGCTGTTTGCCACCGCGCGGAGTGATAACCGCGTCGTGCAGGCGGATCAGATCGCACTTGCACGGCTTTACGCGGATATCTTCCGGCAACAGTGCCGTGTACAGGTCAGCCAGCATTTTCATTGCCTTGGTTGCGCTGATTGCGTCGTTTGCTTCAAAGTCCGGCGTGAGGGTGTCACGGATAACGCCGTCTTTCGTCTTGCTTACGAGAACAGCGGCTTTGCCGCCACGGCCCTGAAGACGGACGTGACCCTTGAACAGGTGGTCAAAAAAGCCGTCGGCAAGGGCGTTAAAACCGACAGAGTCCGCAAGGCTTGCACCGTCGTGAGCGTCGGCGTATGCCTTGTTCGCGTGTTTCCATTGCAGTTCGGTGGGCGTTTCAGCGACAACCGCCTTGCCGGTGTCCTTGTCAATCTTGACGGATACACGGTTGTAAGTGTACCCCATTACGAACGCGGTGAGAACGTCGGAACGGTTGCCGGAAGCAACCAGAGCAGACAGAGCAGACTTGCGGTTCTGCTTGCTGATATCCTTGCACGATTCATCAATGCTTGCAAACGCCTTTGCGCTTACGGTTGCGGTTGCGGTGTCGCGGTTGTCATTGTACGCCTTGACAGCGTTCTTGATGTTTTCCATAGTCATAATAAACCCTCCAAAAAAATATGCGTTGTGTGTGTTCGTCCAGGGTTATACCCTTTAGCAAGCGCACAAAAAAATTGTGCGCTTATAAAAGATACAACTATATTGTACTGTCTGCGCGGTTTTGGATGACCGCAAACCCCGCCACCGCTTGCGCGGTTTTGGTGCGTGTTTTCACGGACACGCTAAACGTAGCTTGCTTGCGGGGACTAAACCCGTTCTTGCCTACTCTGCGCGGTGCACCTGTCACGATTGAACCGCATATGCAGAACGCAAGCACTTTCCCGCCCGCAAGCGCAACGCGCTTGCGGAAAGTCGTGCAATTCCGTTATGCACGACCGGAAAGCGGTATTTCACAGCTGTTCTTCTCAGCTTGTCAAGCATAACGCCCGCCCGCCCTCTATCGAGGGAAAAACGGTGCACTCGAAACCCGCCCGCCCTCTATCGAGGGAAAGCGGTACAAGCCGAGAAGTCGCTGTTCACTTGTCAAACTTCACGCCGGACGCCGTCCGGACTTCACGCTATAGGGGGCGCGCCCCGTGCCCTATACAGTGGGCACTGTCCCTGTCAAGCTGTAGCACCCGCCCGCATGGGGGACTGTCGCGCCCGCCGTATGGGGTGGGCTGTCGGGGTGCTGTCCCTCTTGACAGTACCCATTATAGCGCGGGGTGCTGTCCCTGTCAACAGTTTTTTGAAAAAAATATTTCAGCCGTTTTTTTCAAAGATAATGAAAACGCACGCGCGCGTAGGGGTTCGCAAAACAGGCGAAAAAAGACGAAAACAGGGATTTAGAGCACGGAAAAGTTTTTTGAAAAAATCAGAAAAGCGCGCAAAAAAGATTTTTCCGTCGTGCTGCACGCCTATTTTTTGAGAATTCCGCCCTCTGTCCTGCCGATCACCAGAAGACAACACGCCAACACTATGTTAAGAAAATAACATATGAGCGACTGTTCATATATCCAACTTCTGACGTAAAGATAGGTGTCTTGACACCTCAAAAAATCGGCCTGCTTCAAAAATCGACTTTTCGAGTATACTATAAAACAGCATTCCGGCACTTTTCAGCGGTGTAAATGCCTCTTTTTTATCAAAGGGGGCATATTTTACACTTTTTCAGTTCTTTTCCTATTTTTAGGCAGGGTAGTTGCCTCATCTCACTCTACCCCATATTTTTCCCCTTTTTCCCCGAACTTTCGCTCTCCTCCCCCTCCCTTTTCCCCTCTTTAATCCCCGTTTCCTCAATTTCGTGCGCTGTTCCCGAGTTTTCGCCATCTCTCTTTTCCCGAACACTCGAAAAAGGTGCATTCCTATAATCTGCTGTAACCGTCAGCTCGAGTATAGCCAGCCACAAGCTCTACGGAAGCTCTACTGCAGCTCCATCATGCATCTGTCACGCAGGTCTACAGCTGCCATGCAATCCTGTATCTAACTTATCATCTCCTTATCTCCCGCCAGAAGGGAATACTGCCTATAGCACTATGTAGCACTACACACTCTTGCTCTACTATGATTGTTCTCTGCTATATAAATTAGCCGCCGCGATCTCTAAAACCCACCCCTATAGTTTCCATGCATTTCCACATATTGCCTACAATGCCCTGTATTCGCCTCAGAATGCCCTGTACTGGCTTTTTGTATTCTCGTGGTATAATTTCCCATCCGCATGTCAAAATCGATTACAGCTCAATTCTGCCGCCAGAACGAAAATGGTTCTTCAATGATTGACGTACCTCGCCATACCTGCTCTATCCCAGGGGCGTATCCAATCATAAATACAGCCGGCCAAGGTCTCTAATGGTCGGCTTTATCTATTTCAGTATTACTACCTAAGCACTGCTGCATAGGTCTAAGCCAGCCAGAAGAGTCTACTTCAGCTGGCTATTTTTCATTCAGCAACATGCACAAAAGAATTCTCAATCTTTATGCATCTTTTTCTTTAACTCCGCGTCCCAAAAACGCCTTTTTTGTATAGTAGTTAATAGAAGCAAAAAAAATCCAATTACCCCGCGGAGGAGGTATTCAGATGGCAAAACGACCAGCTATCCACACGACATAGAAGAACCCAAAGTTCCGCAGCTACGATGGCCGTAGCGGATTCGATTTCATCCCTATCCCCGTAACTCCTGACCTCAAGTCTGTCTCTCCGGCTGGGAAGATCCTGTATTCTCTCATGCTCTACCGAATGCAGCTATCAAAAAGCCGGCCAGAATGGATTGACGAAGATGGCGAGCCATTCATCTATTACTCTCTCAAAGATGTTATGAACGACATCTCTTGTGGAGAGAAGAAAGCGCTGCAGATATTTAAGGAACTTGAAGAAGCACATCTGATTCGCCGACACAGCCAATGTCAGTTCTCTACCCCGCGCATTTATATACCGACCAATCGTTCAGACGAAGCGTGACGCTCCTCTTGAGTAAGCCTCATTCTGAGTGAGCCTCATTCCGCGTGATTCCATTTCTCCATTTCTCTGGCTGGCATTTTCAAAATCTGCCCAGCTTAGCCTATGTATTTATGATTAAGTATTTTGATTATGTATTTATGATTAGTGTATTTATGATTAGGGTTTGATTTGGAAGGACGACGAGTTTGATTTGGAAGGACGATAAGTTTGATTTGGAAGGACGATAAGTTTGATTTGGAAGGACGGCGGGTTTGATTTGGAAGGACGCGAGTTCGATTTGGAAGGACGGGAAGCAACATGGGTAAATCCCAGCCAGAAAAAACGCAGTTGGCCGAGCTGACCCTGCGTGACATAGCCAACGCCGGGGCTGATTTACATGAGTTCGCCGCCGTTGTTCCCTTCACGCTGGAAGGCAATGGACAGAGGGCTTATATTCCGACCTCGGTACTGCGGTACTACAACCCCAAGGTGAAACTTGAGCCAAAGGATATCCGTTATCTCGACCCGGACTTCTTTGAAGCACGCATTAGAGATATCGGAGCCAATCCAGCCGCGAAGCCTTATAAGCGAGATGTTTCAACAGCCACTCCGGCCTATGGCTCTTTCGTCTGGCTGCGCGTCCCGCTCGAAGGCGGGAGCTATTATGACGTCACGCCAACCGAGGCGCAGAAGCTGATGATGCTCCTGACTACTACTGACAAGCACCTGATGATCGCGGCTGACGTGTATCCGCCGGACATCGTGAACTATTTGTCAAAGGTGTTCCAGCTGACCGCGCCAGTTGTTCAGGGAATGCTGCGGACGTTCCGAGAGAGAGACTTCATCTGGCAGAATGACCGCGGCGAGTGGTTGTTTAACCAAGACCTGTTTCGCAGGGGTGAGATTACACGACGCGAGTCTACGAAAGCGGAGCAGAGCGGTTTCAGGTATGTGAGGATGTATTTCTCCTCTATCGCACAGATGTATAGGACTGAGTCCATGAGTCTGGGGCTGAAATACCTGCTTCCGATGCTTCCTTATCTGCATAAGGACTTCAACGTATTTTGTCTGAACCCCTTTCAGGATGATCCGTTTCTGGTGGCTCCTCTTACCGCCGCTCGGCTTTGTGCCGCTGGTGGCTATGAGCGAAGCGGTTACGGAGAGTTGACCAGCCTCTATTACAACCAAGTCATCCGAACCAGCAAAGGAACGGAGACGATTATGACCCGGCTGAAAGAACCGTTCCACGGTTTGCCGGTCGGAAGCATTATGTTAAATCCCCGTGTATTTTACACCGGTAACAAAGCGATAGCCGCCGAGCTTGAACCTCTGTTTCTGGTGCGAAGGCGCGGCAAGTATAAAAAACGACGCAAGAAAACAGAAAACTAATATTACAAGGAGTGCAAGAATTATGAACGCAAACACCAACTATGTAACCAAGGAATTCCTCTTTAACGACCAGCAGGTACGCACGGTTGTCCGTGACGGCGAGCCGTGGTTTGTAGGCAAAGATGTGGCTATCGTTCTTGGATACGGCAACACAAAAGACGCTCTTTTGAGTCACATTGATGAAGAAGATCGCGCTATTCTTCAAAGGTCGGAAAACGCGACCTTTGAAATTCCGAATCGCGGCTTAACTATTATCAACGAATCTGGTCTTTACAGTCTCATCGTTTCGAGCAAGCTGCCGACCGCCAAGGAATTTAAGCGCTGGGTGACCTCCGAGGTTCTGCCGACCATCCGCAAGCATGGCGCTTATATGGATATGGATGTCATCGAGAAGGCGCTGACCAATCCAGACTTTATCATTCAGATGGCTACCACGCTGAAGGAAGAAAAACAGCGCCGAATGGAAGCTGAGGCTAAGATTGCCGCCGATGAGCATAAGGTTGATTTCTACAACGCGGTCGGCAGCACTTCCGCAACTCTCACCATCGAGCGTTTTGCAAAGCTCGTAACTGAGAAACTCGGCATCCAGACCGGCCGCAACCGCATGTTCCAGTGGCTCCGCAAGAATGGCTTCTTGCAGGCTAACAATATGCCGTATCAGCGTTACATCAACAACGGCTGGTTCAAGACCTACGAGGTCATCAAGGCCGGTCACGCCTTCACCGTTCCTTCCATTACCGGCAAGGGTCAGCAGAAGCTGTTCGAGAAGTTCGCGGCTGAGGCTTAAAAAGCAAGGAGAGCGAGGCGGCCGCTTTTGCCGCCAGAAAAACCAATAAAAGGAGAAAACTAAATGAAGAAAAACCACTGCATCCACGATGACTGCGAGTATTGCTCGCGCTACAACTCCTGCAACCTGACAGCAGATGATGTCTGCGGGTACGCAGTTGTATAGGTAGATCTTGAGCCAAGTGAATATTGGCTCGAAATGAGTTACTACCAAGCGGGCGACCCTGACGCGCACTTGTCTATGCGTGATCGTCTCCGCGCCGAGTACAGTGGCGAGGTGGCTGAATGACGAATGCCGTATACATTCCAAGTGTGGACGGCAAGGATGTCTACCTCGCAAACCACTATGACCGCCCAACCGAGATCGGATATAACATCCGGTCTTCGGACGGCGGGTTCAATCTGAAGCGATTCAGAAACACGCTGGATTACTCGCTCGACCTGCTCAAGCTGAGAGACGTCTACGAGCGGGTATACCGCCGCAGGAATTTCTCTTTTGAGTTGGGCGGCAAGGAATACACCCACCGTGTTATCAACGTGACGGCGCATTACGCAGTCAAGGCATACAACCGTATCCGCAAGACGCTGTACATCAAAAACGGCTGGCGATACGATGAGATCGCCGAGAACATGGATGACTGCGCGTATGTTGTTGACGGCGAGCTGATTGCCATCCAGTGCGACACGAATGTCCAGAACCCCCTACCCCCTTCCGTACTTGGCAAGTATTTCTATCTGGAAGACGGCCAGTACAAAGCAAAGATTAACATTGCCACCGAGGTTAGTGTTGCTGAAATCCGCGAGGAGCTTTACGAAAAGGGCTTCTATTGTGACGGCATCCATTATGTTCGTTACAAGCGGTCGGCCGGTTCCTCTCGTGTCGGCAAATGTTTGTACATCGACGAACGCCTCTACCCTGCTATGCACAAGTGGGAGATGTGCGGCATTAAAGTGCAACCGGGACAGGCGATTGATCTCGCTGCTCTGGAAAGCTATATCGCGCTGACGGCAAGCTCTATTGTGGACACGCTGGAGGTTCGGCCGGAGAACTTTTTGGTAATCGATGATTTTGAGAGCATGTTTACGGATGACGTTATCGCGACCAGAGTGCGTGAAGACGGTCATCTGGTGTCTGGCCCCGAGCACGTCGAGATCACGAACAGCATCTGGGACGGTCAGTCTTTGATGGACAAGTCCCTGTTTGGCCCCAAGTACGAGCAGTACGGTATGCTGCTGCTCCGGAACCGATTTTTCAAGTCCTGCTGCTTCAACGCAAACATTCAGCAGTTCCTTGCTGACCACGGGATTACGAAAATCGAGCAGCTGAACGGATTCACGTTGGCGAAGTCTATCGAGGACATCAAGCTGATCACTACGCCGTCCAGCATTAAGTATTTGAAGTTTGGCCGGCTGCGCGAGTGGCTGAAGCGTACTGACCCTATGTTCGGCGTGGTAAAGCATGAGAAGAAGACGCACTTCTTTGACGGACGTATGGTGTCTACCCATTATCAGCTGCTGAATACTCTGCAGATGTCGCAGGAAGAGGTGGATGAGTTCCTCGAACCGTCCATCGAATACATGCGACAGCTGAAGAACAATCCGGCGGTTATGCGCTATCATCTGAAACAGCAGTCGGCGGCTAGTGAGATGAAATCTCCCCTGCTGACCAGAAACGATATTATCTTCCGTCTGTTGGGTATCAACGACAGATTCGCACAGACGCAGATGTATGCCGAGTTTAGAGACGGGCTGATCCGTTCGTACCAGAACAACATCCGTCGCGGTCATGTATTGGTAAACGGCAATTATTCGACTCTTGTCGGCAATCCACTGGAAATGCTGAAGGCGTCTATCGGGCAGTTCGACGGCGAGTCGTCTATCCCGGTCGGTCATGTGATGTCACTGCGGTTTGATGACGGTCAGCGCCTGCTGGGGTCACGCAGTCCGCATGTGTGTCAGGGCAATATCTTGCTGACTGACAATACCTATGTGCCGGAAGTCAACCAGTATATGAATCTGACGGAGGAAATTGTGTGCATCAATTCAGTTGGAGAGAATATTCTCCAGCGTTTGAGCGGTTGCGATTACCATAAAGGTCGCCTGCGTTCGCGAGGGCGCAGTAAAAATTCGGTGAACCCAGAAATCTGGGGTGTGTAAGCTAACGGTGGACGCCTTTGCGTATCGCAATGGTAATACCGTGCCAAGCTCGGGCAGCAATGCCCCCGAAGGTGTAACGATCAGGGCATACCGGCCTTATAGGTCGATGAAGTCCATACTGCGGCGGCGAAATTCCGTCGCGGGAAGTGCCGAACAGGTCTCTGACCTGAAGAGATGATCTACTCCCCTACTCAAATATCGGGAAACCGAGGGTATAAAGGTTCGACTCAGACACTATGATGCTCACAGACAACGAGCTGCTCATTCGGGCAGCCGAGAAAAACTACCATCTTTTCAAAGTACCCACCTCTCTGGTGGAATCCAAGAAAACCAAGCGTTCCTACACGAGCGCACAGCAAACCGACCTTGATATCAAAACCAGCGAAAACATGATCGGCGAGATTATCAACCTCTCTCAGGAGCTTAACAGCCTGCTTTGGGATAAGCTCAACAGCGGCGCGGCTTTTGAGGATGTGGCTGAGATTTACTATGATACGTCTATGCTGGACGTCATGTCGGGTATTGAGATTCGAAAGAGTCCTCTCGTACAGTGATGTGCGAGTGAATGGCATTGAATTGCTGGAATACCGTAAAGCCGAATCAGCTACAACGCGGCGGGAAACCGCGAACGTGAATGCGGCGAAAGCAGAAAAAATGGTTCGGATGGCGTATGGTTAAATCCTAAGCGCTTATAATTGGCAATCAGCATCCAAGGCCCCGACAGGGGCAAGGTTCAACGACTAAGCGCCGCGAAGCCGCGGCCTGTGGTGTCCCCTCCCTCCGTGGAGGTGAAGATATAGTCTGTGCTCACGGGAAACCGTGAGGGGCAACTGCCCATCCCGAGTAGCGACCGGGATTAACACAACAGCGACAAAGCAAAAAAAGAATTCGTGGTAAACAACCGAGACGAGTACAAGCGCCTGAAAGCTAAGTATGAACGCCGTGACGACAAGGGTCGCGCGATTAAACCGAACTTCTTCGGGACGCTGGCTCGCCGTAAAGGATACTACGACAGCGAAAAGAAAGCCTACCTGTTTCACAAGACCACGATGGACTACGTTCAGCATACGATTAACCGCTGCCGGTTCTGGCGAGGCTCGTACAAAGCAAACAAACCCTTTAGTTATGTAATCGACCCGGTAATGGTCGGCACGGCTGGGGCGCGTTATGAGCTGGTGCGGAAGTTCATTGACGCCGCTCGTGTGCTTCGTCAGAAAGTTTCAGCTATCTACACGGAACTGAAATCTTCTCTTGAAATTAACGATTCCATCGATGCGTCAGCTAAATCGGCGTTCGCGTGGGAAGAAGTAAAAGCCGCTAAAGCAGAACTTATCGAGTTTGTAGCTAAGTACAAATGCAATCCTGCTACGATGTATGTTATTTTGCGGGATTTGGAAAAGGAAGAAAACAAAGACATCAGCGCGGCGCTCTTCGATGCGCTTTTCGGCACGGCGAATTCTTCGTTCTATGATATGATCGAAAGTAGCCGCGAGCCGATTCAGATTGCAACCGAATGTCTGACCGGCAGCGTTATGCTGTACGGTTACACGTTTGAAGCGTATGAAGCAAAACGCCGAGCTTTCGAGGAGCTTTATCAAGCAGAAAAGGAAGCTCGTAGGAAAGAACGGAACAGGCCACATACCATGCAGGAGATTGCGAAGATACTTCGGGAAAATATGAACAAATAAAAGCGTGCAAAAAAGTGTAAAAATTACAGGAAAAACTGCTTAGTAAAGACGCCCCTGTCTCCGAATTTTCGGGAACAGGGGCGTTATCTTATTCTTTTTCTCCAGGATAGATAAGCGATTTTTCGCACCTCTTCCGTATCATTTTTTAAGGAGACATAACGATTTGATCCGAATTACCAAGGCTGAGAGAGCCACCATCTACAAACTTTATCCAGAGCTTCGTGTTCCGCGTACCGCCACCGGCAAGTATTGGCTGTGCGAGGAAGAAAAGTACCTCCGCGTTATCCCACATAACAAGGACGCCGCTGCACTGCTTGACGTTATCGACCGTCGCCGCGCACGACTGGCTGCCCTTGCCGAGGAGGCTAATGCGTGAAGACTGACTGGCTCAGAAAAGAAGATGAGAGCGAGTACGCCTACATTTACCGTATCGGCAACATCAAAGAGCAGATTGGCTCTTGGCAGGACGTGGCTGACCTGCTGAACTATCAGCTTGGCTACCAGTACACCGAGAGCAAGTACCGCAAGGACTATGCGGCATTCTGCAAACTCTTTGAAGCCAACCGCGATAAGCTGACCGATAACAGTGCTCAGCTTCACGAGATTGAACAGCGCGAGCTTGAGCTCCGCAAGGAACAGCGCAAGTTCTACGACCAGCGTCAGGCACTGACCCGAGTAGTCAACGCAAAGGCACGCGAAGAAAGCCTGCACGAGTGCATTATCCGCTCGGCTGAACAGCTCAATATGAGCAAGCCACTGGTCCCGCTGTCTCGAGCGGGAGAAGTTCATCGCCTCGGGACGGAAGCCCTGTTGGTTCTGACCGACTGGCACTACGGCATGGTATGCGACAATCCGTTCAACAGCTATAACCCAGAGGTATGTGCTCAGCGTGTCCGCCGCCTGATTGATGAGACGGTAGAGCGTCTGCTGATGCATCAGGTCACCGACCTGCATATTCATCTGCTGGGCGATTTTGCTCATGGAGCAATTCATCCTACGGTGCGACTGGAATCAGTCGAGAACACCTGCGACCAGCTGATGCGCGTCTCGGAAATCCTTGCCGAAGCAATTCATGAGATTTCTGCGGCTGTAGACCGTGTAGATGTGTTTGCTACTTACGGCAATCATATGCGAACCGTCCAGAACAAGAAAGAAAGCATCCACTCCGATAACATGGAGAAGATCATCCCTTGGTGGTTGGCAACACGACTCAAGGATGACGATACCATCAACGTCTGCCCGATGTGCGAGGAGTTCATCACAGACTTCATCGGCGGCAAGACCGTTGTTTCTACACACGGCGATCTGGACACGGTTCGAGACTTTGGCGTGACGGCGAATATGCTGCTGTCGCGCGACCTTGGCACTCCGGTGGATATTGCCATCATGGGTGACAAGCACCATGCAGAATCGCTTGACCGATTCGGTGTGGACAGCATGATCGCGCCGGCTCTTTGCGGTTCGGACAATCATGCACACGGCAAGCGACTTTATGCTAAGCCAAGTCAGCTCCTGATGACTTTTGGGCAGGACTATGGCCGCGATGCCGTGTATTATCTCAAACTGGAGGAAAATTAAAGCATGGCAAGAGCCAAGAAGAAAGAAGATAAAAACACGCTGTATTACGCTGCACTGTACTCGAAACACTCCGAACTGTATGAGATGGCTTACGAAGACAGCAAGAAGGTTGTAAACAGCGTGCTGGATAGCATTAAGCAGCTTCTCAAGGAATGCGAGGTGCTCTCGCTGCCGGACTTCGGCAAGTTTGAAAACCATGAACGTAAATCTTACCAGATGGTAGACAATTTCCCGGGTTCTGATGGCAAGAAGCGCATTGTACCGACTAAGCACACGGTACGATTCACTGCTTTCCCGAAGCTGAACGAAGCCTCCGATCAGTTCTACGCTACGATGCAGGAGGCGGAAGGTGGTGAGGGTTAATGGCATTAGTGCCTAAGATTCCCACCATCCCTAAAAAAGAAGACAAGCTCACACCCGCAGTAAAGCCGCACCAGATTAAGCGATGCGTATGCTGCGGGACGGAATATTCCCGCGCGACCGATTTTTACAACGCACCGAACACAATGCTGTATCGCAACAACAGCGGCCGACTTCCTGTCTGCCGCGGCTGTATTGATGCGCTGTTCGACCGCTATCAGGAAATGTTCGATGCAGACACGGCGATTCGGCGTATCTGCATGAAGTTTGATCTATACTACTCCCCTACTCTGGTTGAAGCATCCAAAGAGATGGGAGCACATAAGAGCCGTATGTCGGCTTATATCGCAAAATTGAACCTCAACGCTTATGACAGTAAGACTTACGATTCGACGATTCGTGAGGAACAGGACTTGGCTTTGCAGACCTATGAAGATACCGAAACCCCTACTCAGCAGACAGATTTCCAAGTAACCAAGGAACTGATGAATGAGTGGGGGCTTAACTTTACCGCCACCGAGTATGAATTCTTGCAGAATGAGTATGAGGACTGGCTAGCGAAGTGTGTCGTTAAAGGCAAGTCACAGCAATCTCTGGTTCGCGAGCTCTGTATCATCAAGCTGCAGCAGAACAAGATGCTGTTGGACGGCAAGGTGGACGTATATCAGAAATTGACCGACACCTATCAGAAGACACTCGACCGTGCTGCTCTGACGCCGAAAATCGTTGAAGCAAAGGATCGAGAGTCGGAAATCCCGCTCGGAAAGATGATTAAGCGATTCGAGGATCACGACCCGATTCCGGAACCGCTTCCAGAGTGGAAGGATGTGGACGGTATCGTCCGTCTCATCAGCATTTACTTCCTCGGCCATTTGTGCCATATGCTTGGCATTAAGAACCGACACGCCAAGATGTACGAGGACGAAATGAACAAATATCGCGTCGATGACCCTGATTTGGAGGATCTCGATGATGAGGACGTCTTTGACGCCATTATGAATCGCGCTATGGAGGGTGTTGACCTTCTGGCAGAAAAGGAAGCCGGAGAAGAGAACGGCGGTGATGCCTGATGGATGCCACCAAAGCTGAAAAAATTGAACGAGGTATGTGCAAGTGGGTTAGTTTCTATCGAGCTAATCCACATCGTTTTGCTCAGGATTATCTCGGCATGAAATGGCTGGCGATGTTCCAGTGCATCCTGCTGGACTTAATCTGTCTGAACACCTATGTGATGATTATCGCTTCTCGCGGCATGGGTAAGTCCATGATCGTGGCGGCGGCCATTTGTGTTCGGTGTATTTTGTATCCCGGTTTGGAAGTCACTGTCGCAGCCGGCGTCCGAAGTCAGTCAACGAACCTATTGAACAAGATAGTCGAAAAGTTCATGCCTGACTCGCCCAATCTAACGAACGAGATTGAAGATTACAAAGTGACGCCTAGCGAGGCGTATATCAAATTCAAAAATGGCTCCGTGGTCAAAGTTGTAACAGCGCGCGATTCTTCACGTTCTGCGCGTACAAACTGGATGATTGCGGACGAATTCGTGCAGATTCCGAAGGATATTATTGATAAGGTGCTCAGAAAGTTCAAAGCTGGCGAGCGTACCCCGGGCTTTTACAGTTTCCCGAAATACAAGAACTATCCAAAGGAACGTAACACGGAGACCTATATCAGCTCGGCATACTTCAAATGGCATTACAGCTGGGCGAAATTTAAGGCTTATTTTAAGTCGATGATCAAGAGCGAACCGTATATCGTGTGCGGATTCCCTTACCAACTTCCTGTTTCTGCGGGATATTACCCGATGGAACAGATTCGAGAAGAGATGCAGGAAGATGATTTCAACGAGATAAGCTGGAGCATGGAAATGTGCTCAGAATTTTATGGCGAGTCCGAACGTGCATTCTTCTCTTTTACAGACCTAAACTCTGTCCGGCGCATCACGCGCCCAGTCTATCCGCGGCCTATGTATGCGGCACTCGGCGATCCCAAGCTGAAGTACCCAACAAAGGAACCCGGAGAAATTCGCCTGCTGAGCTGCGATATCGCAACCTCCGGCGGCGCGAAGAACGATGCAACAGCGATCACTCTGTTGCAGCTCCTGCCTAACAACTCCGGACAGTATATCCGCAATGAGTGTTACATGGAGACCATTGATGGTGGTCATGGTCAAGACCAAGCAATCCGCATCCGTCAGCTTTATGATGATTTGGATGTGGATTATGTCGTAGTTGATACCAATGGTGGCGACGCCCCTCCTTCTGGCGACAGTTGGAGTGCAGCGCGGAAGAAAACGGGAACCCTGAGACGGGAATCCGACTGGAAGGCTTCGAGTAAAGACGAAGTCACAGGCAACGCATACGAGGTGATCTCGCCGGTTTGGCGAACTATAATCCTCGCACGAGTCCGCGCCATCTCACGCAGATGAAAAGATATGCTCATCTTACGGGAAATAAACCGTAAGTTTCTGGATAAAAAGCCAGAAAGAAAAGGTGAGGTCGGAATATCAATCTATGATCAACTCGTTCAAGACCTTTACGACGAGACCCGAGGAGTTGAGTATAAAGCATGGTCGTGCATCAATGACGAAAATATGGCGGCACGAAGTCGCAATCCGAATGCTCCGAGAGTTATATACAGCATCAAAGCATCTGCTTCGAAGAACTCCGAGATGGCAGTTTCCCTTCGAGACTGTATCAAACGAGGCAAACTGCGCCTGCTTATCAACGAAATTGACGGCGTTGAGCTGCTCGAAAAGAGCAAGGCTTACCGCAAACTCTCCGTTGAGGAACAGGTTGCATACCAGCACCCGTACTACCAGACTACCGCCTTTGTAAACGAGACGATCAACCTCGAATACGAGATGGCCGGTCAGAACATCAGGGTGTACGAAGTATCCGGAATGCGTAAAGACCGTTACTCGAGTCTGGCTTACGCCAATTACATCGCATCCGAACTGGAGCGCGACCTGCGCCGCCGGTCAACGGATGAATTCAAATACGCGCCACGGTGCGTTTCGACCGTGGAATTTTAACTTGGAGGTGACATCATGGCTGAAAATCCAAAGCCGCTGATTGATGAGGCGGAAGATGGTGCAACTATCGTCACCTCATTTGCCGACCGCGAGACTGCGGAACGATACAAGCACGCTGTTGCGACATATGACCCGCAAAATCGCATGTACAGCGCATATCTCAACGATGGCGCTTCAGCAAGTACGCTGACTACCAGCACGATTTCCTCTCTGGGCGAAGGAGCACAATCCAATCTGTCCAGTATCCAGAGCATCAATGCTATTATCCGCAAGTACATCAACATTGATGACATTGTTGGCATGGTCGTACAGTCCATTCAGAACAACATCAATACGGATATCCGGCTGTCGTACCGCAACTTCAACGGGGCCCGAAACAAGACCAAAACGCTGGAAAAAGCACAGGCTATCCTGAATGATTTCAACTCTCAGGTGCGAGTCGAGCAGTTTATCCGAGAGGCGATTATCACGGCATATATTGAGGGCAACTTCGCGGCTGTGCTTCGCAACAATACGGAGAACTGGCAGATTGATTGGCTCCCGCTGGATATTATCGAGAACTCCGGCTATGAGAGCAATGGCAATCCGGTTCTTCTGGTGGGCATCGAAAACCTGAAGTCTGCACTGCAGAAGACCATGCTCAAGAACAAGCAGCGCAAGCCTCTATTCTTCAACGACACGCAGGAAGAGGTTGAAGCAACCTTCCCGAAAGAGGTCGGTGAAGCGATGAAGGCTAAGGAGACCTATGCCATTCTTGACAACAATTATACTTATATGGTTCGCGTCAATAATTTTGGCAAGAAATATGGTGTCTCCCCTATCTTCCGCGCAATGTCTTCTGTTTTGATGTTGGAGACTTACCGCAACGCAGATGAGACCACGGCGAAAAGCAAGGCTAAGAAAATCATCCATCAGGTGATGAATGAGAAATGTCTTGGTCCCAGTGCTGACCGCCGTTGCTTTGAAGAACAGGCATACAACCATGACAACCTGATGCAAGCGTGGAAAGCCAGTACGGTTGTTGTTACCACTGGCCCATCCGTTAAGGAAATCAAGTATGTTGAGCCAGAGGTAAACGAAACCTCTGCAGAAACGGTGAACTTGTACCGCAACAAGGTTCTTTCTTCTCTGGGTGTTGCCTTTCTGGCGGCAGATAAGTCCCAGACGGCTTCTACTGCCAACATCAACCTGTCTCAGTTGCTCAAGTGCATCAACTCTATCTCTGAGCAGGTAGAGCGTATGCTGGAACATTTCTACCGTCAGGTTCTGTCGCTCAACGGCATTGGTGCCGAGTATATCCCGAGTGTAAAGATTATCGACTCTGAATTGCTCGACATGGATATGCGTATGGAGCTTAGTAAGCTGCTGTACAGCACGTTTGCTGTCAGCCGTGAGACCGCCCTCGGCATGGTCGGCATCGACCTTGAGGATGAACGGGTTAAGCGCGAAAAGGAAGAGGCTGACGGTCTCAGCGATATCTTCCTGCCGTATGCTACTTCGTATAATTCTGACGGCAATGCTGACGGTGAGAGCGACCCCGGCCGACCGGCTGATTCCAATGACCCGGACAAACAGGGATACGACGAAACCTACAACAACACACGGGAGTAATCCATGGGAATAAAGCTGAAACTGGTTTGCCCGCATTGCAAGCGGGACTACTTTCTATTATGCAAATCAGGCATCTGCAAACCAGCAGATGCCTTTTTTGAAGAAGAAAACGCTGAACTGATCGCACAAAAGCTGAAAGAGCGCGGTCTGGAGTTTGGCGTGACGAAGGAGGTGAACGAGACCGATGAATAAAGAAAAGACATTTCTGACCAGTAGCACGATTGAACTGAGCGAGGACGAAGAGAATTCTCAGTTTCTTACGCTTGTCAACCGTATCTGCTACTACGATGAGCCAAATCTGAACTCGGTTCTGCTTCCCTCCGATACTGCTGAAGAGTGCGCTCAGTCGCTGATTGACATGCCGGTATATGCAAAATGCCGCACGAACGCAGACGGCGAGCCGACTTTCGGCAGTCACGAAGTTGCATTGGATGCAGATGGAGAGCTGTTCTTCGACACGACTCCGATTGGCGTTCATACAGCCGTTGAAATCAAGGATGACACGGTGGACGTAAACGGAAAGCTGGAGACACTCCCCTGCCTTTTTGCAACTCAAAAGATCTGGAAGCGCAATAAAAACGCTGTAGCGGCTATAAAACGGCTATTTGCCGAGGGTAAACTCCACAATTCATGGGAGATTACCAGCTATGAATACAGCTTTGCAGATGGCGTAAAGACCATCACCGGCTATGAATTTGAGGGCAACACTTTCCTCGGCTATGAATTTGCCGACCCTGCTTATGGCAAGGACGCGAAGGTTGTCTCTCTGTCACAGACCGATGAGCTGATGGTTGCTGAAGCGTTGAGCCGCGACCTGATCGACCAAAAATCGAGTAAGGAGGACGAAACTTTGAAGAAGAATAAGACTTCTGCACAGGTCGAGCCGCAGGTTGACCCGCAGGCAACCGAGCCTGTTGTTGAGCCTGCGCAGGCAGCTCCTGTTGAGCCGACCGTTGAGCCGGCACAGGCTGAGCCGCAGAATATCGAGCCCGCTCAGGCTGAGCCTGCTGAACCGCAGCCCGCAGAACCGGAAACCGCTTCTGAGCCGCAGCCAGAAGAGCCCGCAGAACCGCAGCCGGAAGAACCACAGGGCGAGCCGGTAGTTGCTTCCCTGACTGACTGGGATATCCAGCGAAAGGTAGATGAGGGCGCACGCGACCTGATTGACGGCTGGTACTGGGTGGCTTATCTGTTCCCGGAGGAGCACAAGGCACTTCTGCGCGTAGAAGGCAGCGACGAACTGTCCTATATGCAGGTATCTTACGTTGTAAACGACGACGATACCGTTACCGTATCTGACCCGGTTGACGTAAAGCTGTCTGTTTCCGTGTCGGAAATCAACAACAAGGTCGCTGAACTGACGGATACGATTGCTTCTCTCAACCAGAAGGTGAATAACCTGACGGCTGAGGTTGAGACGCTGACTCCGTACCGTGAAGCTGCCCAGAAGGCAGAGCACGATGCGGCTGAGGCAAAGCTCCGCGCTTATGCAGAGAATTCCAAGCAGTTCACTGAAGAAGAGCTGCAGAGCGAGGAAATGACGAAGATTTTCAGCGAACTGGATGAGTCCGCGCTGAAGATGATGATTGCTGACCGTGTGGTTTCCGCACAGGCGCAGCAGATTCAGGCAACTGTATCTGCACCGCAGGTTCAGCTGTCCAATACTTCCAACCTGACGGTCAATGAACCGTCCGCAGACGGCGTATCTCTGATGCGTGCGTTCCTGCGCCACTAAAAAAATTTTAAGAAAAGGAGAAATTGACATGATTCGAGAGCTTGAAACTGTACAGGGCAAGCCCGTTGAGCTGCTTCTGACTTCCGCAGTTGTTAAGAAGGGCGCACCGGTAGACGTTGACTCTGAGGACCAGACCGTAAAGGCAACTGCAGAAGGTCTTGGCACTAAGCTGTGCGACGTAAACGCAAAGTACGAGGGCATTTACTCTATTGTTGAGCCGACCGACGGCGAGTTCGAGGAGGCTGCAGCTGGCGAGCGCGTTCGCATTATCCAGACCCTGCCGGGTGAGATGTATGCTACTTCCGAGCTGGACACCGAGTCTCTGCAGGAAGGCGACAAGCTGCAGGCTAAGAACGGCAAGTTCGTAAAGGCAACTGCTGGCCAGTACGCTTACGAGTACCGCGGCATCTACTCTGATCCGACCGGTATCAAGATGGGCAAGATCGTGCGCGTAGAGGTTTCTACCGTAGCGTAAACCCTGTAAACCAACTACATTTGAGGAGTCTTGTACTCCTCTTTTCTATTTTTCGAAGAAAGGAAGATACACATGAACACTGAAATCAGTGCAATTATGGATCAGTCTGGCCGTGTTCTGGACTGGGCTAATGCTGTAAAGTATTCCCCGGCTGAGCTGTCTGCTGAGGACAAGGAAATCTCCGCAGTTACCGACGCTTGGGTAAAGGAGCTTGGCAAGACCGGCTTTGACAAAGATCACGAGCTGTCCGCTCTGGTTACCAAGACCTTCACTCCGGACACCGTTTCCGCTCCGTCTGAGCTGATCGACATGCTGTTCGACAACGATTCCATTGGCGAGTTTGATGACTACCGTGTAACCGTTGATCCGGAGAACACCATCGAGGTATACGACGCAATCACCGGCGGCAACGTACCGCGTTCGTTCATCGACTTCAAGGTTCTGAAGCCGACCTTCTGCTCTCTGCAGGCTGAGACCTCTCTGAAGCTGGAGGACATCCGTCGCGGCGGCTACAAGTCTGTTGCAAACATGATCACCAACATCAACGAGGCTTTCGAGCTGGCTCGCGTTACCCGCATTCTGGACATCCTCGACAAGGCTCTGGCTGGCGGCGAGAACGTATTCACCGAAACCGGCGCTACCCCGACTGAGGAGATCTGCCGTAAGCTGGCTACCTATCTGATGGACGTAACCAATGGCGAGACCCCGGCTATCTTCGGTCAGAACAAGTACATTGTTGGCATGACTGGTCTGCAGTCCGCTCAGTACGGTTTCTCTGATGCTGTAAAGAACCAGTACAACAAGGTTGGCAAGCTGGATATGTATGCTGGCTGCCGTCTGTTCGGTCTTTCCGGTGTTAAGAAGCTGGCTAACGGTGACTTCATCATTCCTGACAAGCGTCTGTTCGCAGCTGCTGGCAAGATTGGTAAGGTAATCACCCGCGGCGAGACCCGCACCTATCAGGAGACTGACATCAACAACGAGCAGATCCACATCAAGGTCGGCGGTTACTCTTTCGGTACTGTTGTTACCGACATTTCCAAGGCTGCAAAGGTAGTTTACAATCAGTAATCTGCCCTCGCATAGGGCGGGCAACAGCCCGCCCAAAAAATAAATTTTCAAGGAGACAATATCTTGACTTATAAAGCAGATACCCCAGTAAAGGTATATAACCACAGCGTCAGCCCAATCAACCTGCCCGGTCAGTTCCGTGCATATTACCTTGATGGCACGCGCGGTGTTCCGACCGTTGTAACGATGCCGTTCTCGGATGTAGAGTACATCAACTCTCGTTCGCCTGTGTTCCGCAACGGCACGGTACAGTTCAGCGAGGCAGAGCGCGAGGATATTTATCGTGCGCTGTATCTCGACAACTGGCGTGATACCGTTCTGTTCGATGAGGAAATCGACCGCATTATTCGTGAAAACGATATGGACGCGGCTGAGAAGTTCCTCAAGCTGACTACTGTTGCTGAGATTCATCGTGTTCGCGGTCACATGGTCGCTCTGGCAAACGACGACAATCTGGATATCTCCAAGCGCATGATCGACCTGATCGACCAGCGCTATGATGAGATTAACCACGGCGTTCGCAACACCAAGGTCAACCTCGGCAAGACCAAAGAACGCGCAATGCAGGACGAAGACCCGCGTATCTCGGTAATGATGGAGCAGATGGCTGCACTTCAGGCACAGCTGGCGGCCATGCAGACTGCATCGCAGACTGCGACTGCGCCCGCACCGAAGAAGCAGACCACTCGCAAGAAGGCTGCTCCGGCTGCAAAGACCGACGCTGAGTAAACACGAGGAGGTGTACGCCCAATGTCCACTCCTTGTGAATCTGTCTACGATGTTTTCTTCGACTTGATTGAAGAAGATCGTGACTTTTTCAACTACTATGAAGCGACTGACGAAGAGAGTTACATGCTTGCCCTTCAGCGAGCAAAAGCTCTGCTCCGCGACGCCGCAATCAGAATGCAGATGGAATGCGATGCTGAAATCGACTTCACTGACACCTATACGGAAGGCGAAGGGCGCAAACAAAAGGAGTTTTTCACTGCTGACTTAACTCCCTTCGAAATCGACCTTCTCGCCAACCTGATGTATGAGGGCTATCTGAAGCGAGATGTTTCCAAGCTCCGTGCATTCCAGCACCAATATACGCCGAGCGACCTTCAGGTATTCTCCCCTGCTAATGACCGAAAGACCTTTATGGCTATGTACAATACGGTCGTAGAGGAGAACAAGGTAAAGCTCGACCGTTATGCTCGCAGAGACCGAACGACCGGTAAGCAGCGCAGTATTGACTATACCTCCTACGAAACGGAGGAAAGTTGATGAACGCGCTGGAAAAAAACCGTTGGATTTGTTTCGGCAAAGAAGCCACTTACGCCAAAGACTCGCGTATTGCTGCTCTTCAAAAGGACTTTGCAAATCACTTCAAAGATTCGATTGATTATCAGCCGGAAGCGAAGGTCAATGGAAAACAACAAGAACTAATTGTGGCAAAAAACAAGAGCGTTACCAACACCCGTCGTATTTACGCCTATCCGGGCGAAACCTTTTATGCGGGCGATGTGGTAGATGCACTTAATGCCAAGTGGCTGATCACAGAAGTTGATCAGAACAAAGAAGTATACACCAAGGGCATTATGCAGCTCTGTAACCGCGAGCTTATCTGGCAGAATCGCCATACCGGCGAGATTCTTCGCCGTTGGGTTACGGCCGAAAAGCCGTATTACTCCAATCTGGATGAGGCAAAGCCGCTCACAGTTTCAAGTCGTGAGTACAAGATTCAGGTTACGTTCGACGAAGAGACCTCTCTTATCGACGTAGACAAGCGATTCATGCTCGAAATCATCGGCGAAAGCCCAAAAACGTACAAGGTTACTGCTGTCGATACCATTACCGCGCGTTCTTACCAGAGCGGCGAGATTCGCGGATTCTTGGTGCTCAACGTAACACAAGACCTTTACAACCCCAAGACCGACCGTAAGGACCTGCTCCTTTGCGACTATGTTGAACCGGCGCAAATGCCAGACCCAACACCCTCCCCTGCCGGTGACGGAAAAATTACGTTCACCTATAATGGCAACGCAACGATTCGTCAAGGCGGTTCAGCTAAGAAGTTCACCGCGCATCTGTATGACGGTGCGGACAATGAGATTCTTGATGCTGAGTTTGAGTGGAGTATTGCTGTGGACGGCGTACTGATGGATAAATTCACATTGACACCGAGCGGCGCTTTTGCTCGTCTGGCGGCTATGGATTTTGTCGAATTGCAAGGCGTAGTGGTTCAGCTTATCGCTAAGCATGGCGAGATTGAAGGAAGTCTGGATGTGGAGGTGGTTTCGTGAGAGACGGAGACAAGCAGTCCGAAGTGACGAAGCTCAAGCGAGAGATTATCAAGCTGCTGTATTCCAATCCTGAAATCATTGAAATTCTGGACAACGAGCAGGTTGACCCTGACTGCCCAGATACCGCTGAATGGGTTTGTATTTTCCCATATGTAAAGCTGGCTAATATTCAGGAGGAGGTTGGCACTTTTATCGGTGTGGCCATTGACTCTAATGGCCCGCTGGAAAACGACCGATTCAAGCAGTTGCTTGTAACAGTGACGGCCTTTTGCCCGATTACCAATATGCAGGTAAAAGGACAGAAAGGTACGCGCACCGATATTCTCGCCGGAGATATTTCCGAAACGCTCAACTGGAACCGCAGCCTCGGCATGTTCCGTTTGAAACTCGTAAATGAGCAGGAGGGCGTTATGTCTGCTCAGCAATACTATTTCAGAACATTGCAGTTTACCGCAATTCGCGGCAATGACCTGAAGAATGGGCAGGCCAATATTCATTGAATGACCTGAAAATGTACCGAGGCGACCCTTTGGTCATCAATGACTTAATCCAAGTGCGGCAGCCGACACTCGGAGAGATTGCAGATTTTGGCGAAGAGCGTTATTTTCAGATGCTTTCCGCTATCTGTGGTTCGCCGAGCGACTTTATGGTGGCACTTGATGACATGGGTATCCGATACGAGGAGATCACGGACTTTCAACTGTTCTTGATGCTCACTCGCAACTTAACACCAGATGATACCCGTATTTTACTCGGAGATTTAGATTTGTCTGCTTATGAGCCGCAGCTCAACCCGCAAGACGGTCAGCTTCGCTTATACAATCCTAAAACACAATCCGTCGTTGACAATGCGGTCTATCAACAGATCACGTCATTCATTCGTCAAATGCACTCAATGACGAAGAAGATTGTCAAGACGGTAACCGAGCATGACAGAGAATATATGCTGGCCAAGGAGAGACGTGCTGCAAAGTACGCTCGCCGCCACCCGCACTTTGAATCTGTCCTGTTCCCTTTGATTTCCGCACTTTGCAACCATGAGGGGTTCAAATACAACCCCGATACGGTTTGGGATGTGCGGATTTTTGTGTTTTATGACAGCTTAAAGCGGACACAGAAAATCACCGAAGCAAGGCAACTGACGGCCGGATTATATGCCGGCACGTTGGATAAAAAGAGCATCAGCGATGACGCTCTGAACTGGTTAGGGAACCTGAGTTGAGGTTTCCTTTACTAACTTACACTAAAGAAAGGAAGAGACACACTATGAATATGGAGAATTTCCTTCTGGAGTCCTTCGATCTGGCGTCTATCTACGACATCACCACCGGTGAGCTGTACGCACTGTGCGACCAGATTAAGGATGGTTCTCTGGAGAACACCGTTGATTCCAGCGATGTTACCGGTAAGATGGGCATGCTGCTCGCTTCCCTCGACCGTAACAAGGCTGCAACGATCACTTGGAACAACGCATTCCTCGTAGCTGGTCTGCTGGCTGCTCAGGCTGGTACCGACATTGAAGAGGCATCTGAGGACAACAAGATTCAGGTTCCGAACTTCGAGCGCGTTGAGCTGGACACCGACACCACCGCTAAGCTGTCCTACGTTCCGGTAGGCGTTGAGGGCGCTGAGGTTAAGCGCATTTGGCTGGTTGCAAGCGATGGCACGCAGGGTGCTGAGTACACTGTTGTTGCTGACACCCCGGTTAAGGGCAAGTCCTTCACCGTAAACGCTGCAGAGAAGACCATCACCTTCGCAGCTGATGACCTGAAGAAGGGTTCCGAGATCTACGTTGCTTACGACCACGAGATCACCGAGGGCCGCAAGATTTCCAACATCGCAGACAACTTCTCTAAGAATGCACGCATTCTGGTTGACTGCACCGTTGCTGAGAAGTGCGACGAGAACATCAAGCACCATGCAATCCTCGAGATTCCGAAGGCTAAGATCGACGGCAACTACACTCTGGATATCGGTGACGAGCCGGCTGTTCATGCGTTCAGCGCTAAGACTCTGACCGACGTATGCGCCAAGGACAAGACCCTCTGGAACATCTATCTGGTAGCCTAAGTTATCTGATTCATCGGGAGGCTTTCGAGCCTCCCTTTTTTATACAGAGGTGTGGCCAAGAGGATACGGCAATCGGCTTTGACCCGATGATCGCTGGTTCGAATCCAGCCATCTCTGCCATACATGCGAGTGTGGGCTAATTGGTATGCTATCGGTCTCCAAAACCGTATGATCTTCGTCCGACTCGAAGCACTCGTGCCAATTTTGAATAAGAAAGGAAACTATTATGGCTGAATATCTGAACGCAGTCTGCAAAGTCTGCGGTAAAAAGTATCACCATTGCGAGAAGTGTGAACAGATCGGCAGCTGGCGTGCTGTAGCATGCTCGCCTGAATGCTGGAATATCTGGGTAGACACTGTTCGCGCACGCAAAGCCGCTGAAGCTGCGGCAAAGGAACCGGTCGTAGAAGCTCCCGTCATCGAGGAGACTCCGACCATCACCTATGAGGATTCGCGTCCTGCTGAGGATGTATATGACGCGGATGTAAGTGTATCAACCGAGGAATGACCGTTTTTGTCCTCGGTTTCTTTACATTTTGCAAATAAAACGAAAATTTTTTGAATGGAGGCGAACGCGAATGGCTTTAACCGATTATAAACCGTTTCAGACGGTAAAGGTCAACAGCTACACACAGCTTGACATCGTGCCGCACAGCTCGATTGAGGCTGTGGCTTTTGAAAAATGCGCCGATCCGAAAGAGACACTCGGCAGTTACTATTCCAGTAAGGAAAAGAAGCCGCAGATTATGATTAACGGCGGTCTCTTCAACATGTCCACCGGGCACAACGTTATGTCCTTTGTCTGCGACGGAAAGGAACAGAACTACCAAAACGGCTTTACAGGTATGGGTGTGCTTGGCAGCGACCCGGCGAAGTTGGTATACGGAACTGACAAAGCGCGGAAGTGGAAATATTTCATGACCGCATACCCTATGCTCGTTATTAACGGCAAGGCAAACACCGTTTACGGCAATGCTTCTAACCTCAACTACTTAACCTTGCGCTCGGCTGTGGGTGTTCGTGAGGATGGAACGCTTCTTATCCTGACGGTAGACAAACCGGGCATGAAGTTTGCCGAGATGGCGAAAATCTTCGTTGAATACGATGCCCAATATGCGATGAACCTCGATGGCGGTGGCTCTGTCCGCAAGATGCATGAGAACAAGGTTATGAATGCGCCGATTGAAAACCGACCGGTTGACAATGTGTTCTGTGTGTATCTGAAAGAAGACCCGCTCGCGAAGCTGGCCGACCAGAACGAGATTGCAAACTGGGCGCGACCCTATGTTGAGAAGATGGTTGTATCCGGCATTATGCAGGGAGACGCGAACGGGAAGTTCCGACCAAAGGCTGCTGTAACCCGAGAGGAACTCGCAGCGGTCATTGCGCGTGTGTTGGATAAAGGTTGAGTGAATCCAATGCGCGTATTAAGTTTTGACCAATCAACCTTGATAACCGGCTGGGCTGTTTTCGATGACGGTGAATATGTCCGTCACGGAATGATCGACTTGCACAGCCAGAAAGATGGCAGTATACGCTTTACGGAGATGTGTCTTGCTATCCGTGATGTCATCACAAAATACAAGCCCGACCAAGTGGTTGTCGAGGACGTTATGTACATGAAGTCGGCGCAGGCGCTTATTGTTCTTGCCCGACTGCAGGGTGTCATTCTGGGATACTGTCACATTTTTCAGGTTCCCGTAACGATTTACCTGCCTACCCAGTGGCGCAAGGTGCTCGGCTTTAAGCAAGGGCGCGTCACTCGCGAAAATCTGAAACAACAGGCAATTGACCTGATTCGCGAAACCTATAACCTGTCCGTGGAGACGGACGAAGCCGACGCGCTTTGCATCGCGCTGGCTCATCTTAAAATTCTGGAGGAACAAAAAAATGTCCAAGAAGACTGATATTATGGCGGCTCTGACTCCGTATGTAGAGTCTGTAACCAAGGATCTCACTATCGGCGAGACCATTATTCCAATCAAGATTAAGCCGCTGATTACCCCGAAGATGCGTGCGACTATTGTAAATGAGGTCGGCCAGCATATTGATGACGGTGACGGCCGCAATTTTGGTCTGGTTGACTGGGCTTTCCGCTCCGCTGTCGTGAAGGTTTGCACTGACCTGCATATCTCACTGGATGGCGGCTTTGAAGCTGCTCTGCTGTATAAGACCGATATCTATGCTCTGATTGCAGAGGTTATCGGCGAGGATAAGCTGGCTGAGCTGGAAGAGGCTTGTTACAAGCAGATTAACGCCGCGATTGATACCGAGTTGGTACTGATGCAGGCGATGACCCAGTCCAACCCGTTTGACCGTATCGCAGACGCGGCGACTGACCTGATGAGTGGTCTGAAGAATGTGATTACCGGCATTGATGTTGATACTGCGAAGGCACTGCTGTCCGGCACACTGGATGATTCTGCAGCAGACAATCTCGTCTACGGCCTTTTCGGAAAGGAGGGTGAAGATGGGACGCCAGACACAGATGAACAAGCTGACCTCTCCGGAGCTGACGAAGCAGATAAATCCGGAGAACATTCAGTTGATGAATGATTTTCTGGAGTATCTTCGTTCTCTGAAACGCAGCGAAGGCACGATTAAAGGATACAAGAGCGACCTGCTTATCGTATTCACTTATGTGCTCCAGCACTGCGGGAATAAGTCGTTTATTGATCTGAAAAAGCGAGAGATTGTATCTCTCCAGAACTGGCTGATCAATGAAAACGGCAATTCCCCCGCCCGTGTGCGCCGTGTAAAGGCGGCGCTTTCTTCTCTCTCGAACTACATCGAGAACATTCTTGATGATGAATATGAGGACTTCCGTCCGATCATCCGCAAGATTGAGAACCCGCAGAATACGCCCGTCCGTGAGAAGAGCGTCTTCTCCACCGAGGAGATGGAGGTAATTCTGCAGAAGCTGACTGAGGCGGGCAAGTTTCAGATTGCCTGTGCTCTCGCTCTGGCGGTCTACAGCGGCCGCCGCAAGGCTGAACTGACTCGTTTCAAAGTAGACTGGTTTAAGCCTGAGAACGTGGTTTTCGACTATTTTTACTGCACTCCTGAGAAGGTTTTGACCAAGGGTGCGAAGATGATCGACTGCTACGTTATAAAATCAGGATTTGACCCGTACCTGAAACGCTGGTTACAGCAGCGTAAAGACCTCAGCATTAACAGCGAGTGGCTGTTCGTGACCAAAACAGATAAAGGTTACGAGCAGGCTTCGGCCGAAACTTTGAACAGCTGGGCACAGACGATTGACCGATTTACCGTTAAGCCGTTCTACTGGCACTCGATGCGGCACCTTTTCGTGTCCAATCTGGTACGCGACGGTATGTCCGAGAGCGACATTACCGATGTGGTCGGCTGGGCAAACAGCGCGATGGTGCAGGTTTATAACGATGTGCCGGCCAGTGAACGACTGAGCAAGTTCTTTGAGAACAAACGCGCCGCGGAGGCAGAAGAAGCCGAAAAGTGATTGGAGGCTGACTTATGAAAACCTTTAAGAGTCTTGCAGCTCTGGAAGCTGCTGCCAAGGCTTCGGCAAGAAAAACACTGAACTATCAAGTGAAAGACCTTGTGGAGAAGAAAATACGAGAAAAGGCACAGGAAGTAGTTTATGATAGCTACTCTCCTACTCAGTATGTTCGCCGAGGTGGTTTGGGTACAGTATTTGCGGAAATTCCCGGAACTTACACACTCCGTATCTTTGATATTAACTCCGCAAACACGCCGCAAAGAAGCGGCAATCCTCCGGGCCCAGGATATTTCGCCCAGATGATTAACGATACTGGTGCGCCGAACGTATTCAATAATGCCGACTATCCGTGGATGCATCCGCGCCGCTTCTATGATGAAACTGTCAAGGCTCTTGACGGTTCCAGCGAGCTTATTTCTGTGGTTCGCGCCGGCTTTTTAGCCAACATCTGAGGGATTCCCTCACACTAATGAGCATTCGCTCAAATTTTCTAAAATTTAAGGAGAAACCAAATGGAACTTTTTCTGGAGAATATTGCAAAAGACGCAATGGACCCGACCACCTATCAGTATTTTAAGGGTTTGCAGGATCGCCGCATCGTATTCAACGATGAGGTTGACGACCGTATTGTAGAGAGCGTCATGCTTCCCTTACTGGAGATGGACAACGACGGCAGCGGCAAGCCAATCACGATTGTACTGAATACCTGCGGTGGCTCGCTGTTTGACGGCATGCCTCTTTGTGATATTATTGACAATCTCAAGACTCCGACAACCATTTTGGTGACCGGCCACGCCTATTCAATGGGCGGCTATTTTCTGATGGCCGGATACAACAACCCGAACGTAACCAAGAAGTGCTTCAAGCACTCCACTGCCCTGCTGCACGGTGGCTCCAGTTATATGGAAGGCACAAGCTCATCGGTGAAGGATACGTTTAAGTTTACGGAACGCTTTGAACAGCGTCTTCGCGATTATACACTCTCTCATTCCAAGATCACGGAGGATGAATACGAGCGCATGGAACGCTACGAATGGTACATGGACTCGGATGATATGCTCAAGTATGGTCTTGTGGATGAGGTGCTGTAATGAAGAAATTCTATGACACTTGTGCTCTGCTGAACGCCGGTGAACGTGCGTTCGCGGAGCCTTTTTACATCTCTATGGTGACGTTGCGCGAGTTGGAGAATATCAAGACCAGCCGCAGCAAGGATGCCGAGGTCAAGCATAAGGCTCGCAAGGTGACCCGACTGCTGGACAACCACCCAGAGATGTACACGGTAGCAAACTACGCTACGGTGATTCCGAGCACTTCTATCGCTCTGCATGACGGTTCTCCGGACTACCTTATTTGCTACGATGCGGCACAGACCCGCGCGGCAGAGCCGATTGTATTCGTGACGGATGACCTCTCCTGTCGCTGTATTGCGCGAGGACTGTATCACATGGAAGTAGCATCTTCTGATGTAGAGGATGATATCTACACCGGATATGTTCAGTTCGCGGGGACTTCTGATGAAATCAACCAGTACATGGAGCAGCTCGACACTGCTACCCTGTTCCCGAATCAGTATCTTCTGCTGACAGACACGGAGACCGGCAAGACGAGCGAAATGCGATTCGACGGCGAGAAGTTTGTTGAACTGCGCTTGCCGCATTCCGGCTATCTAAAGGGAAAGAACTCGCTTCAGCGTTGTGCGCTTGATCTGCTGATGAACCGTGATATTGACATTGTGGCAATTCTCGGCACTTACGGCAGCGGAAAGTCTTTCCTGACCACCCAGATGGGGTTGTATCATGTGCTCGAAAAGGGCAACCAGAGCAAACTGTTGGGAATCCGCGAACCTGCCGGTGAAGGCGCTCCGGTCGGCTATTTGAAGGGCACGCTTGAAGACAAGACGCGCAACTTCTTCTTGCCGATTGAGCAGCAGCTGAAGGGCGGCGAGTTTGAGCTTGAAGCTCTTCGTCAGCGCGGCCAGCTTGATACGAACATCCCCTATTATATGAAGGGTACAACCTACAACGACACGATTATGCTTGTGGACGAGGCGGAAGACTTGTCTGAAGCACAGATTCGACTTGTAGGAACCCGTCTCGGACAGAACAGCCGTATCTTCTTGAGCGGCGATTATGGTCAGTCACTAGTGGACAGAACTGCGAACAATCCACTGGTAAAGATGTGTAATGAACTGCGCGGCGAGAAGTCCTTTGGGTGCATTTACCTTGATGAGGATGTAAGAAGCAGCGCAAGTAAACTGTTCGCGGAATTATTCAAGTAATTTAACAGCCGCGCCTTTCCGCGGCTTTTTGCTATAAGGAAGGTGAATTTATGGCTGATTTAGGCGTTACTGTCGAATTTATCCCTAATTTTGACAAACTCGAAAGCGCCCTCAGTAACTACAAAGATTTTCCGATTCAGGTTGATGCTGCAGCTCTGCAGAAAAGTATCAGTTCAGCAATCAAAAACGCTTCCTCAACCAAGCTGAAAGTAAACGTTGATACTGCAAATATCACTGCTCAGATTAAAAAGGCTATCTCGGCGGCTGGAACTGGAACGACTAGCTCCGGCAAAGCTAAGTCTTCTGCGGCTTCGACCCGCTCCTCTATTACAAAGAGCAGCTCGTCTAAGAGCTCCCCATCGGGCAAAACAGATGCAGAGAAGGCTGCGGAACGGCAGCTGCGCACAATGGAACGTCAGGCGACCGGCTTGAGACAGACGATGTTGTATCTGAAGAACATGCCGAGTCCTATCGATTCAAAGGCTATCTCGGCGGCTGAAACCGCGATGAAGAAGTTTGAGTCGACGACCAAAGGAACTGTAGAAAGCGTTAACGCGCTGAAAGAAGCACAGCAGGCGACCAATATTGCGTTCTCTCGCAACAATTTGAAGGCTGCAGAAAAGGCCGAGCGATCTATGTTGGATGTTCAGCAGATTCGCTCTAAGTTTGGAAAGCTCAAGCAGGGCAACCTTTTTGGTGAGGAGAATGTAGCAAGCCTTGATAAGATGCTCAAACAGTACAAGAGCATGGCGGATTTTACGCCAGAGAAGTATGCGCTTGAGAAAAGCATCAAGAAGATGTGGACTACAGTGTCCAGACAGAACTCTCAGTCGGTTACTGATAATGTTTTGGCATCCGGCCAGAAATATATAACGCAGCTTCAGGCTCTAAAAGATAAAGGGACGCTACAGAATTATGACTGGACGGCATTCGAGAATGCAAAATCTGTTTTCCAGAATGCGGCGGCCGGTACTTATGAGTTGGAGCAGGGTCTGAATGGACTCCGTTCCGCGTGGGCTGATGCGAGTGCACAGGCGGATTTGTTTAATGCTAAGCAAACTGCGACCGTTCGTTCTCAGAGATCGCAGGAGCATTTGGCGAACATTTATCGGCAGGCCAGCGAAACGCTTAAAAATAACCCAAAAGCGGCGGGCTCTTATTTTCAAGGCGAACTGCGGAACATTATGAGCCGTGCGAGAAACCCGGGCGAAGGTGATAGCGTTGAGGGACTTCAAAGAGACCTCGCGGCGGTTCGCTCCAGTATGGAAGAACTCGGGTTTACATCTGAAACTGTCGGGCAGAAACTGACTCGTCTGTTCAAGGATCACTTTAACACGGCTATTGCAATGGCAGGACTGCACTTATTGCAGAATGGCTTACAGCAGACGCTCCAGAATGTTATCGACGTTGACACGGCGATGACAGACCTGAAAAAGGTTTCGGAAGGCTCAAGTCAGGATTACGCTAATTATCTTGACAGTGCTGGTGAACGCGCGAAGAGCCTCGGCGCTTCGATTACGGATGTAATTGGAGCAACATCTGAGTTTAGCCGACTCGGATTTAATTTGGAGGATGCCTCCAATCTTGGCGACTGGGCGACCAAATATATGAACGTGTCGGAGTACACGAACATTGAGGACGCGGCACAGTCACTTGTTTCTACTCTGCAGGGCTTCCATCTTGCTGCTGATGATGTTGGAAGCGTTGTAGACCGTTTCAATGAGGTTTTGACCGGCCTCCCTGCACAGCGATGTGCAGCGTAAAAGATGGCTATATCGGTGAACACCCAGAGATGGGCAATACCGAGGAAAGACTTGTGTTTGACCACAAGAATCCGTACAGACTAACCGATTTCATACGGTAACGTGTGAGGTCATGCCATCCCCTCCTTTTCTGGAGGTGAAGATATAGTCGGGTCTGCAAATATAATCGAATAATAAAATTGCAGAAACAGGCAGAAATGACCTGTTCTTTTCGTTTTTAAGGCGAAGAAGTAACAAATAGCGGAAACAACTACGCGATAAGTTTAATCATTGGACTTCGTTCACAGAAATGTGTTCGCAAAATCACCTATTGAATTGCTGGGACGTCCTAAAGCTCTCATGCTACAACGCAGTGCCGAACAGGCGCAAACGTGAATGCGGCGAAAGCAGAAAAAAATGAGAGATGGCGCAAGGTTAAACCCTAAACGCCGTGGCAATGGATAATCAGCAGCCAAGCCTCGAACAGAGGAAGGTTCAACGATCAAAGTAGGAGCAAGTGCTCTGAAAGTGGTAGGCACCCTATGAGGTGAAGATATGATCTCGGCTCCGTCGAAAGACGGAGGACTTTATGTCGGTGCGGAGTAACGACCCGCGCTAAAGGTACGCAGAAGGGCTTGGCGAAGCCCTCAAAAGATCAGCAGCAGCTCTGTACTCAGGCGGCAACTCTCTCGATGAGAGTTTGGGCCTCGTAACAGCAGCAAACGAAGTGGTAGATCTTTGCCACGCGGCGTAGTAATACGTTCGCAAGCAGATTGGTAAAACGGTCAAAGGCTGGCGACAGCAGAGACCGTGGGTAGCAATATCCGTAGAGACTGCGGGGTTCTGATGGTAACACCAGAGCTGAACCAATCCACCCCACTCCTCTGGGAAGGGTGTAATATACAGTCCGGACTCACGCAATAATGAAAGGAAACGTGAGAGTAAGGCCGAAAGACCTTGCCGCCGCTTTTGCGGTCAGATTAGCGGTATATCAGCGCTAATAAGTAACAGAAACGACAAGATCCTGATACAGTGGGTGAATCCATGCGCCCAGCCGCATAGTAATATGCGAGCAAGCAAATGGCTATATCGGTTAAAGGCCGGAGACGGTTCAGACCGAGGAAAGATTGAATTTTAGCTTCCATTCTCTTCTATCTTAATGTATAATTGAGGTAAAGGAGTGGATGAAAATGAAAAGGAATATTAGTATTATTGCTCTCATCGTTATGTTGTTGGGAGTGTTGTGTGGTTGTTCCAGTAGAGTTAAACCCGGAAGTGGCAGCGGTGACGCTAATGCTGACTGTTATTTTCCCCTAAAAATAGAATTTGATTCGCAGAAATCTCCATACGATGGTTCTATTGAATATTGGTTTACCGGAGAAAATATTTCTCAGGATACCTTAGAGAATGCTGGGTTTTTAGTTGATTTACTTGATAAAAAAGGACGCACATTGACTACATTAGGTGCTCCGTGTGGTTCTACAGTTGAGCCAAGTCGTAAGTTTAGTACAGCTGTTTATATAGACGATACTTTTGATATGTGGAACAAACGAGACAAAATTGTGGCGTTTGCCATAACAAAATATTTTGATGATAACCATGAATCTTGTGAGCTTAATGAACCTATCTATATTCCTTTAAGCTAATTCAAAATCCGTAGAGACTGTAAAGCCCCGCTTGGTAACAAGCGGGGCTTCGCCATTCCCCCGCTCTGGGGTGAAGATACAGTCCGAACTCGCGCTATAATCTAACAACGAAACGCGAGAGCAAGGTTTAACGGCCTTGCCGCCACAAAAGTGGTCAGTAGGCGACCCGCCGAAAGTAACAGATTGACATGGGCTAAAACCCTTACTATGTACCTCCGTGCCGCTAAAGCTGATGCTGAAGAGGCCGGAATCGAAACGGATGGTATGGCAAACTCTGTAAGTGAGCTTCGCGAAACCATCAAAACTTTAACTCACGATAAAGTGGACATTATGTCTGATGAAGCTGGAACGCAATTTAAGAGCACTACGCAAATTATGCGTGAAATTGCAGAAGTTTATGACAGCCTCAGCGACGTGGATCAGGCCGCTTTGCTCAAAACCATTTCGGGTAGATCAACCTTGCCCGGTTGTACAGTAATGTGCAATAACAACATATTTAATTGCAGGTACCCCCTAAAGCCGCACACCACAATAAGCGCGAAAGCAGTTTATGACGGTGCGAAAGCAGAAACAACGTGCGGATTGCATACGGTCAAAAGCCTAAGTGCAGTAACAATGGGTGATCATGCAGCCAAGCTCCTATCGGTCTCATGACACGGAGAAGGTTCACAGACTATCCCTCGGCTCTTTATGAGCAACAGGAGTACGGCGCAAGCAAAGGCGTGGGTGAAAATCCCTTAAATGGAAAAGGTATGCCCCTTGGTTGCAAGGGTGAAGAAATAGTCGGGTCTCATGTGAAAACATGAGGTTGTAGATACAACATAAGGCTTTGCAAACCTTGTAAACACAAACGAAGAGAATGGCGAATACAACTTCAGCGCTCATCCAGAACTGGTCGACCGTTGAGGACGTCATCGAGTCAACTAAAAACGCAACTGGCTCAGCTGATGCCGAGAACGCAAAATATCTTGATTCTATTCAAGGTAAACTTGCACAGTTCCAAGCGCAATTCCAGTCCGCAAGCACGAGTGTTCTTGACTCAGGCTTTGTGAAAGGCACAATCGACGCCGGCTCTGGCATTCTCGGGTTTTTCAACACCCTGATTGATAAAGTTGGCGTTCTTCCGGGGCTTCTCGCCCCTGTAGTTTCCCTGCTTCTGTCAATGAACGGGAAAAGCATTATCGGAGGGAAAGGAGAATCTGGAGAAAACACTTTGGACGGAAGTGGTTTGTTCAGTTGGCTTAAAAATTATAACACCAAAAATCACGACTACTGGAAGGAACAAAATGATATTCTGAAAAGCTACGCTCAGATGAAGCAAAAACTCCGCGGTGCTGATTTTGAAAAAGCTCTTTCTGGTGCAACTATTCAAAGCCGTGAGTTCGCTAAATCCCTTGACACCGTTGGGAATGAGTATGATGTTGTTACCGGACAAATCGATAACTTCACTGCAAAGCAAGAAAAAATAGGAACCCTCGGAGCTAAGATTACATCGACTTTTAAGGGGATTGGGTCTGCTATTGCAAGTATGGCCGTTTCGATGGCAGCAGTTATGGCTATTCAAATTGCAATAACCGGAATTGCAACTGTTATTGATAAAGCGATTATGTCCGCAAAAGAAGCCTCGGAAGTAACCGGAACTGTGCTGAGTAACTATTCCAAAGCTACGTCCGAAATTGATAATAATCTTTCGTCTGTGGACAATATGCGCGAGCGGTTTGAAGAATTGTCTAAAGGTGTAACCGAAAGCGGCAAAAACGTTTCTCTTTCCGCTGAGCAATATCAGGAATATCAGGATATGGTATCCCAGCTTGTGTCCATAAACCCAGCTCTTATTCAAGGATACAACGATGAACAGCAAGCTATCATCAATAAGAACGAAGCTATTCAGCAGACAATTGATCTACTCAAGCAACAGCGTATTCAGGAAGCAAACGAAACGGTTTATGGCGGTTCTTCGACAAACGATGGTCACAAACAAAATTACGAAGCCGCTTATATCGACATGGAAGGCCAGATTGATCAGGCAAATCAAGAACTGGACAATGCTAAGGGTGGCATAGCTTCTTTCCTCAAAAAAGCATACAAAGAAGCTGCTGAAGCTGGAACAGGTGAAGCATCAAAATTTCAAAAAATATTAGAATCTGCAGCCGGTCAGACGTTCGACGAATATGCCGATTACTGGAAAGCTAAAGGCTCGAAAAAAGTTGGAATGGATGGCTTTATTCTCGGAAACAGCGACAAATTTGGAGATAATATTCAAGACATCATCAATCAATTAAATGATGCCAACTTGCTTTCTAAAGATCTCGCCTCGGAAGGAGTTAATGTCGAACGGACTTGGTCTGCTGCAATGGATACTTATGATAACGCGAGCGGTTCTCTGAAGCAAGTTATGCAAGCAGCTCTTGAGGCAAACGCTCAATACTACGACCTTTCACAGTCACAACAGGCATTTCTTTCTGATTACGTCTCCGGCATTGACACTTCTATGTTAAAAGGCAAAGGCGAAAAAGCCGCGCTGAATTATGCAAATGCGATGATGAAGGTCGTAACCGAAACTGATGCTGGCAAGAACGCTATCGATTCTTATTACAAATTGCTTGATAAACGTGACAGTATGCCGTTCGACCAATTCGAAGGACAAGCGACTCAACTTTTTGATATTATCCGCGCCCAGCTTTCTAACTATTTGACGGATGATGAGATGGCAAGTGTTGACCTCTCGAAAATTTTCGGGATTACTCAATTTGAGGAAGATATGAAGCAAATGCGAGAGGCCATCCGCAGTAATTTTACCGAAGCTCTCAGTGGTGCAGAATTTGATGGAACTTCGCTTGAGACTTTGCTCAATGGGTTAGACCTTGAAAAGTTATCTAAGAATCAGCTTTCTGCTCTAAACTCAGCCCTGATTGACACCGGTGAACGGGCTTCAGAATTTGCTGTCCGTCTCGCGACCCTCGCTCAAGCAGGAGCTCTTCCTGAAGCTCTGGATGCAATCTCTAAATCGTTGGATACTCAGGCGGAATCATTGAATACAGTTTCCGGCGCTCTTACAGAATACGAGACATCGATGGAAGGTGTGACCGACCACGTTCAAGACCACGAGAGCATGGTTTCAATTTATGATGATTTCGCAGAATCAGTAAATAAAGGACAAATCAACACCGAGGAAGCTCGTAATCAGATGGAACTTCTTATCGGTAAAGTTGTCAGCTTAAAAGAAGCGAAGCAGTGGATCAAGGACAACGAGGGTCTCTTCTTAACAGGCACAGATGAGGATAATGTCGGTCAAGATCTGACCGGAACGCTTAATACCCTTCATAAGAAGTACAACGAACTCAGCGCTGACAAGAAAAAAGTCGTCGATGGACTAATGGACGTAGATTGGAACACCGGTTCCATGCAAGTTGCGCAGCATGATGTTGTCGCCCTGGCCGACGCTTTTGGTATTTCGGCAGCCTCTTTGCAGCAGTCTCTCGACCTAATTTCTACTTATTCGGACTATGTTCCCAAAACGGTTGGTTCTGTTGTGTCAAGTATTCAGACATTGAATAATGAGACTTATCGTATCAAACAATCTGTGAATGAAGCAGACCAATCAACCACTAAGGCTTGGGAGCACATGAGTAGTAGTGCCAAGCTCGCGCTCGAGTCGCTGACCGAAGGTATGGACATTGACGTTAAGAACATGTCTGTAGCCGAACTTGATTCTCTCGTGGCTGCTATGAATCGGTTCAAAGCAAGTATAGGTGGAGACACACCTACGTTCGATGGGTTGAAAGCCTCACTTGAAAGTGTTAAGACAGCGTCAGGTGAAGCTGCGGCAAGTGTTGAACGTCTTAGCGACGGTGGTTGGTCGATTAACGTAACCAACTTGGATGCGTTCGCGGGTAGTCTTGGTATTACGAATGAGCAAGCGCAGATAGTGCTGAACACATTGGCTAAAATCCAAGATGAGTCTGGTAACCCCGTTCAGCTCACCATTGAGGGAAACACTGTTGAAGCCGAGAAAAAGGGCAACGCTATCGATGAAGCGCTCGCTCCTATCGAGCGCGAACGCGGAATAAAAATTGAGACTGCGAGCGCTAATCGGGCAATAAACTCACTGAAAGTTAAGGTAGACAGTACACTAGGCCATCTGAGTTATGCTATCAATTTTACCAAGGGCAGTGTTCCAAGCGCTCCGGTGTACAGCGGGTCGAATAGCTATCCAAGTGCTACTGGTTCTCCACGTCGAAACCCAAAGCAGTTCTACACTGGTCATGTTGGCAAAATGACTCAGTACGCATCTGGCGGTAACGCGATTGGAGGCAAAACCCTTGTTGGTGAGCTTGGCCCTGAGCAGTGGATTTCTCGAGACGGCAAACACCATAAATTTGTTGGCCTCCACGGAATGGAAGTTATTGATACTAAGCCCGGAGACGCTATCGTCCCTGCAAATCTAACCGCGGGCCTGATGCGTGGGAATATCCCTCACCAAGCCGATGGCGGAGTGTGGGGCGGCGTTAGCGCAAGTAACCCTTTGGGCAATTTGAACTATGGTACGGGCGGTAAATTCAGAAATTGGACATCTTCCAGCTCCCCTAAAAAGTCCAACGCCACCGTCAAAGTCTCTGCTGACACCTCTCAGATTTCAGATTCCGCAAAGGAAGCTCTCGACAAGATTAAAGAAGAAGTCGAGGACATCATCGACCAGATTGAGCACAAGATCTACCTCGTCGAAAAGCAGCGTGGCGATCCGATGCAGATTGTCGCTTATTATAAGCAGATTCAAGCTGAAGCCAAGAAAGCTGCCGACAGATTCCGTGCTCAAGGGCAAAAAGACTCGTCAGAGTATGTGAGGTCACAGCAAAAGACATGGTGGGAAGCGCATGACAGCATCATCGACACGATGAAGGACATGTACGACAAAATCACGTCGGAACATGAAAATGCTATCAAACTGGCCGAGCGAAGCCTTGACCGTCTGCTCGATACTGATAAGCTCGAACGCTCTTTCACTCGTGCTCAGCGTAAGATTTTCAATTCGGCAAAGCTGTCGCAGAATATTCTGAACGGTGTCGCCAAGAAGGGCAATCCTCTGGCCGGCATCTTCAGCGGCATTGCAGACAGTTTCGAAACCAAGACTGTTGATACTATCTTCTCGTCTATCGATGGCGACGCAATTGAGTCTACGCTCAACGGCATCATTGACCATTATCGCGAAGCTCAGAAGAACCTGCACAAGGAAGCGCAGTATTACCGCGGCATGGGATATTCCGATCTCAGTGACGAAGTGGCCGACCTCTCCGACCAGTGGTGGGAGTACGAAGACGCTGTTAAGGATGTTAAGCAAAAAGTCATCGACTATCTCTCTGATATCGTTGATGCGGCAAGCGAATCTGTTGATACGATTCAGGACGTTCTCGACACGTTCAAGAAGGCCGCCGAGGAATACTCGACAAATGGTGGTTTCATCTCCGTCGATACCTTCCAAGAAATCTCCAAACTTGGCGTCGAATACATGGGATACCTCAAAGACGAGAATGGTCTTCTGACCATCAACGAGGAAGCCATCAACCGCGTTATCAAAGCTAAGACTGATCAGATGGCTTTGGAAAGCGCCTCCGCTTATGTGGAGCGTCTGCGCATGGCTCTGCAGGAGAACGACGTTGTTTCTCTAAATAATCTGCTGAACGCAACGGCCGACCTGACTGAGGTTCAGTGGAGTTCTGTGTACGCGCAACTCGCTATGCTTGACCTCACTAAGGAAGGCTACGAGCAGGCAGTTAAGAATGTAGATGCATACCGCAGCGTTCTGGCTAACGTAAAAGCCGGCGTCGGAATCGACTTCGATGACACCAAGGATAGCGTTGACGCTCTGTTCAAGTACGTCGAGGATATGATTCGAGACGAAATCGACCAGCAGGTTGACGCTCTGGAAGAGCTGAAGGATAAGTATAGCGAGATCATCGACAAGAAGAAGGAAAGCCTGCAACTCTCCAAGGACGAAGCCGACTATCAGGACGAGGTAGCCGACAAGGTCAAGGAAATGGCAAAGCTCCAAGAGAAGATCAACGCTCTGTCTCTGGATGACAGCCGCGAGTCAATCGCAAAGCGTAAAGACCTTGAAGAGCAACTCGCCGATCTCCAAAAAGAACTTGGCGAGACGCAGGCAAATGAAGCCTATGACCGTCAGACCGATAATCTTGATAAGATGCAGGAGGCTTACGAGAAGGAAAAGGACGCCGAGATCAAGAAACTGCAGGATTCGATTTCATCGGAGGAAAAACTCTACCAAATGGCTCGAAAGAGAATACAGGATGGTTGGGAGTCTCTCTATAGCGATTTAATGAAGTGGAATACTGAGTATGGGTCAACTGGCCCCTATATTTCGGTATAGAAAATTGCATAAATTGCTGGAAACCCCTTAGAGCTATAAGGCTAAAGCGGACAGATGAAATATGCTGAAACGTAAATGCTGAAAACTTATAGATTGGGCAATCAGCAGCCAAGCCTCGAATAGAGGAAGGTTCAACGACCAGAGCAAAAGCTCGTACATTGCAAGCGTTTGGCAATGGAAAAATGCGATACTGAAATTTTCAGTAATGATATGGTCTCATCTCTCAGGAAACTGAGAGGCGTTAAGCGTTAACTGAGTAGCGTCAGTTAGCAAAGATATTCGTATATTCTCAAAAAAGGAGGTGACAAAGATGCGTATACACGATATTGTAAGTGGAATATATAGTATTACCAACTTGACAAACGGCAAAAGATACATTGGGCAAACTCAAGATATCGAACGCAGGTGGGAAACCCATAAAAACGATCTTCGTAAAAACAAACATCACAACGTGCATCTTCAGCGTGCTTTTAACAAGTATGGCGAAGATGCTTTTTGTTTCGAAATTCTTGAAAAATGCAGTCATGAAGAATTAGATAGCCGTGAAATGTTTTGGATTGAACATTATAATTCGTTTAATAATGGCTATAATCAAACGCTTGGCGGCGGAGGAAATCGCGGATACCACCTGTCAGAAGAATCTAAGCAGAAGATGTTGCAAAATCGGCCTGATATGAGCGGAGAAAACAACCCTATGTATGGAAAGAAAATGATAGATGTCATGGGTGAGGATCGATATAATGCTTATTTGCAACGCAGTTATAAATCACGTTCTGAATCGACGAAAAAGAGAAAAGGATATCATGTCAGCGAAGAGACGAAAAAGATTCTTTCCGAAAAAGCTATCGCTCGATACAAAATATCTCCCCATCCCAAATTGGGGAAAACGTGGTCTGACGAGCAGAAAAGGCGAGCGAGCGAAAAAGCCAAAGGAAAACACACCGGATTGGATGCGTACAATCGCTCACCCGTCGTACTATTGAACACTGGTGAAAGTTTTCCGTTGATACTCTATGCGGCCCAGAAATACGGAGCTCCTAAGACTCGTATTTCTCAATGTTGTTCACACAAAGCGTTAAGCGCCGGAGAACTCAACGGCGAAAAACTAGTGTGGGTCTATGAAGACGATTATTATCGTCTCTCAGAGGACGAAAAACAACAGATGATTGAACGAGCGCAGACTGCACGCATGGGAGATAACAATGTGAACGCTCGAGGAGTACGGTGTATTACCACGGGGGAAATTTTTACTTATATGGGCGGCGCGGCTGAAAAGTATCATTTAGAGCCAAGTTCTCTTACAAAATGCTGCAAGGGAAAAATCCATAGTTGCGGAAAGCATCCTGTCACCGGAGAAAAACTTACATGGGAGTATGCGAGTTAAGCAGATCTCAATTCTCAACTTCAATCTGCGTGGGATAACGCAACTAAAGCTATGGAGAAGTACAAGTTATCCTATCTCGAACTGTACGATAAACTTGGAGACAGCGGTTCCAATTCTTCTTCAAGCGGCTCCAACTCCACTACTCTCGGCGATTCGAACAAATATGGCGCGGGGTCGCAGACGGAGGCCATTACAGGAATTGTTCAGCAGATGTACGACAACAGCCAAGCATGGCACAAAGCATCTCCTGACGAAAAGAATAACCTTAAAGAGGCGAACTCTAAACTAGCCGACAAATTGAAGGGAAACCCTTATAACCTTGATATATCCTACGATCCGCATACTGGTGTGTGGTCGCTTTCTGACGGCACAAGTCTATATAAAAAGTACCTTGGCAAGCTCCACACTGGCGGTGTTGTCGGTGATTTCTCTACTCTGCGTCAAGATGAGATGATCGCAACCTTGCAGAAGGGCGAAATCGTGCTCGACAAGCCCAAACAGCAGTCACTCGACTCCATTCTCAAGGTGATGTCCGCCATTACCAGCGGTTTATCCGCTTCTGCCCTGCCTGACCTGTCCAAGACCGCTCAGATGCCTGTTTCCGGCGTAAACCGCGAAGTTGTCACGATTCCGCGTGAGAACGTCACGAACGTTACCTTCGGAGACACCATCATCAAGGGTGCGGACGGCGACACGATTAAGCAGCATGAAGCTGTATCCCGCCGCATGGTCAACGACATTATCGAAGTTCTCAAAATCAAAAAATAATGGCCGGCGCGGTATGGAAACATGCCGCGCCTTTCTATAGGAGGTGCTTAACCTGTTTAACACCTACGAATTCACGTTCGCCGGAGAGTCGTCTCTGGCATATAACCTTTTTATCTGTGATCTGGACAGCAAAAGTAACGAAGACACGGCGTTCGGTAACGAAGCCAGTATCATCGAAACGAGAACGACCGGCCGCGTTCAACCAATTCATCAAGGTGTAAACTACCACGAGAAGCCTCTGGAGTTCAACCTTGTCTTTGGTTCGGAAACGCCGCTTGACCGTTACGATTTTCAAGAGGTTCAACTCTGGCTGACCGGCTATCAGGAATACCAGTGGCTCTCCATCTGTCAGCCTGACATGGAAGACTATCAGTATCGCTGCCTGATTACAAACCTCGAGCCAATCTCTGTTGGCTGGCTGCCATTCGCATTTGAGGCTACAGTCACCTGCGACTGCCCTTACGCTTACGGCTTCCCTTTCACAGAGACATACGAAGTGGTCGGCGAAACTGAAATCGTCTTTCGGAACAACAGCTCTGTTCGGGAGTATATCAAGCCCGTGCTAACCATTGAACCGACGGCGGCTGATTTCTCTATCGTGAACGCTGATGACAATGGGCGCGAGTTTAAGCTGACGGGCGTACCCGCGGCTGACTCTATCATTACAGTGGATAACAACGCCGGCATCATCACCGAATCCCACGACACAAACCTGTATGACAAGTTCAATATGAATTTTTTCCGGCTGGTTCGCGGTGATAATCACCTGAAAATCACTGGCAGCGGCAAGCTCACAATCAGCGGCAGACTGTTGTACAACGTGGGCGCATAAAGGAGGTCTGTGTATGTATCTCGATTATACGCAAATCGCCTTTGACAAATTTGGTCGGCCGGAGCCGCCTACCCTGCTGCTCCAAACGGCTGACGAGCGCACGATTGGCACGCTTCCCAACGTGGCGAATCTGAAAATCACAGTTAACTTTTCCGAGACGAGTGAAATCTCTTTTGACCTGCCCGCCTATTCTGACGGCGTGCCGACGCCGCTTTATGATAAAGTAGTCGGCTACAAAGTGATTCGCACCGAACACTACGGCATCTTTCTGCTGATGAAGCCGGAAATCTCCGGTGACGGCATTGAAGAGATTAAGTCGGTGACCGGATACTCTCTGGAGAAGAAACTGGAAAACAAGCAGTTCTTCCTTGAGGAAGGCACGTTCAACTTTTGGAATCCCACAACGCCGGATGATACTATTCTGGGGCGAATTCTGGAAGTATCCCCCGGTTGGAAGGCAGGATATGTTGCGCCGTCTTTGATTGGACGTTACCGCACGTTCGACCAGTATGACGACTACGCGCTGAGTTTTCTGTATGATGACGCAATGGATACGTTTCGCTGCGTGGTTGTATTCGACGTGTACAATAAGACGATCAACGCTTATGATGCGGACGATGATGTGTCTACCCTGCCGATTTACCTCGGGTTCGACAACCTCGTAACTGACCTTGATATCACAGAACTGACTGATGAGTTAGTAACTGCTATGACACCAAGCGGCGCGGACGACCTTGACATACGACAAGTAAACCCGACCGGTACGAACTGGATTTATGACATCTCGTACTTTATCGAGAATGGCGATATTCCCTCTGCTCTGGCAGAAAAATGGACAGAGTGGCAGAAAAGTGTGCTGAACCGACAGGAATACTACAAAGGATTGGTCGGACTGCGGGCTTCTGCTACAGCGCGGCTACTCTCCGAACAAGCTAAACTGGTTGACCGAAAAGCCGAATTGGACGACCTGACGAATCAGCAGTCTGTAACCATTCAGGCTCTGGCTCTGGAAACGACCGAGGACGGTAAGGCTTCGCAGCAGAAAAAGCTCGACGAGATCAACGCCAATATGGAGAAGAAAAAGAAAGAGGTCGCCGACCAAGAAGCTGTGGTAGCAGATATCAAGACCACGCTCGACGCTTCCAACCCCGACTCCTATCCGGCGCAAATCAAAGCCGTGAATGACGAGCTGAAGCTGACGGCTTTCTTTACCGCAGACGAATATGCTTTGTTGCGGCACTACTTTATCGAGCAGCCGCTTTCGGATGATACCTTTGTTGCTTCCGATGTTGACACCGCTGTGACCGGAGAGAGTTCAAAGGTTACAAATGGTGCGATTGCTATTTCTAATTCTACCATCGCGCAGGTTGACTTCGGCGAGATCAAGAAGAAGATGTACACCATCGCTGGCGGCACTGCCGTGGTAACAGCGGCGAACAAAATGTCCGTTTCAATTATCCGTGGTACTCTGGAACACAAGGCCGGCGACGAGTTTGTGTTCAGCCTGTACTGCGGCGAAATGAAAATCGGCGAAAAAACCGCGCCAAGCGGTCTGATTACGCTGATCGGTACGCTGTCCAACCTCAAGAATGACATTCACGAGGTAAACGACAAAGAGGTTATTACCTACGAGGGAACTTCTCTGTCGTTTGATATCACGACGGCCGACCTTTATATGACAACCAATGTGTCGGACTATCAGAAGTATTCCGTCGAGATGGAGCTTTACGACCATGCGGTCAAGACGCTCGCCGACGTTGCTTCGCCGACCTATGAGTTCAGCGTTGAAACCGGCAACTTCATCTGGGCGCAGGAGTTCGAGCCGTTCCGGAAAGGACTGGAGCTCGGCAAAGGCGTTTACCTGCGTCTGCACAATGATGAGGTTATCACCCCTGTTCTGATTGGCTTCGACCTCGACTTTGAGGATCAGGAAAAGCTGTCGCTCACCTTCTCCAACAGGTTCAAGCGTCACGACAACGTGGCGAACCTGAAAGAGATGATTGAGAACAGCTATTCTTCAAGCCGCAGTTTTGACGCGGCGAAGTATACCTACAATCAGACGGCGAATCAGGCTTCTAAGGTTTCCGAGTTCATGAACAGTTCTTTGGACGCGGCGGTCAATTCTATTATCGGCGCAAAGAACCAGAGTGTCCGCATTGACGGTGCTGGTCTGCATATCGGCGAGCCTGACTCTCCGTACCAGATTCGCATTATTAACGGCATGATTGCCATGTCGGACGACGGTTTCCAGAGCGCAAAGGTTGCCATCGGGCACTTTGCAACTGATGAACTGGGCGACCACTGGGGCGTAAATGCTGACATCATCGGCGGCAAGCTGCTTATCGGTAACGGTCTGGTAATCGAAGCTCCGAATGATGACGGTGTGATGCAGTTCAAGGTTGACGCTACCGGCGCTTGGCTGTATAACTCTACCTTTGTTTTGGCGAAGGACGGCGGCGGAAAGATTTTGATCGACCCGCGCTACGGCATTGCATCCGGCAAGGGAGACTTGTACACAACGAACGGCACGGCAGTTACCCCCTCGTTTATCGACGAGGACGGCAAGATTGTGTTCGATGACGATATCACACTGAAGGGCTTGAAGATTCCGAAGGGTACGAACTTCTACATCGACGCCAATGACGGTAAGGCTTATTTCCGTGGCAATATCTATGCCGAGGACGGCATTTTCAACGGCACTGTTTATGCCAAGGACGGCGAGTTTACCGGCAAGATTACTGCGACGAGCGGTGAATTCTCCGGCGAGCTGAAGGGTGCTTCGGGCACTTTTTCGGGGACGCTGAAGGCTGGTAAGATTGACGGCGGTATGATTTCCGGCACGATTAAGTCTGATGAAAAGACTGGAGGAGCATTGGAAGGCGTTAGCTTGAATATCGGCAACGGAGCGTTTCAAGTAGATAGTTCTGGCAACGTAACTATTAAGAGCGGCAACATCAGCTGGGGCGCAGTTACCGGAACCGATGAGATTGACCAGAAAATCGAGAACGCACAAAATACCGCAGATTCCGCATCGAGCAAAGCCAGCTCTGCTAAGAGGGCGGCCGATTCCGCTCAAAGTGATGCTGATGATGCGAATGATGCTATTGCATCGTTAGCCAACGGTAAAAAGATTTCCGGTGTTACCGGAACATTCATCAGCGGCAACACGATTAAATCTCCAAACATCGAGGGCAATAATATTACGGTAAATGGCTACTTTCAAACGAAGTCGTCTTCAAGCACGGTTACCGGATATATGGGTGCGATGACAGGTGAAGATGTCAACGGACGAGAAACCCCGGGCGTTGGTCTTAGCGCAACCTGCACTAACGGCATTATGCAAGCGCCATACGTTATTGTAACCGACTCGGGCGTTCGTCTACAGGGTGGCGATGTATCGCTCTATGTGACAAAAGGCAGTGCTCGAATCGACACTGGGTCGAAGGTTATCGATCTTTTAAGCACAACGGCTACATTTGGATAAGAGGTGATATACGTTGGCAACTGTATCTGCTCGAAATATTACCTCGACCAGTGTTACTGTCCGCGTAACCGGAGTTAAAAGCGGAGACGAATTATATTTCTTCGTTCGTCTTCAAAGCGATTCCAGTGACGTATCCGGATATGCCTACGATAGTGCGTCCAGCACATCCGCAGAAGCCGATATTGGTGGACTGGAGCCGGGAACCAATTATCTGGCCAACGTCAGAATCAATGGGAAATGGGCTACCGCAGTTAAATTCAAAACTGACCCCGAAGAAGTTGATTTTGGAGGCGATATTGACACCAAATGCACCACAGACTCGATTTCTGCCCGATTGGTTGGTATCAACACCGACTACCCAAACAACAAGGTGAGAGTCACTTTTTATGTGGCTGGGAGCCAAGTATCATCATTTACTTTCGCCGGAGTACCGTCTTCAGGTACAACGAAATGGATGACAAAAACCGGTTTGAAACCCGGAACAAGGTATTCTGTTTCGATTGAAGCTGAAGATCTTGTGACTGGGTGGAGTAATTCTTGGAGTGACAGAGTTACTACAGACAAGATACTCGTTTCTGCATGGAGCTGGTCTTCATCCAACGGTACTGCATCAGCTTCTCAAACTAAAGCTGCTTATACTGCTTTAACTAATAATGGCTCCACTTCGGATTTTTCATATCTTGTGTGGAACGATATGTGCAGCAAAGTTATCGAAATTGAAAATGCGGCTGGTCTTACTTGGAGCACCAAATACGCATCATACGCGGATACCAAAATGTCATCTTCTGACAAGGTGCTGACCGCAACCCGGTTCAATTCACTTCGCTATAATATCGGCCGCAGTTACTCTACCGGTATTAACGAGGTTGCCTCAGGCGACACTGTGTATGCTTGGTACTTTACCACGCTCGCCAGATGTATGAATGAGTGGATAGATCAAATCTAAAGGAGCACACATGACAAAAGAAATTCTCGCAGAAGTAGCACAGATTCACAATCGCTTGGCGGAAATCTCAGTCCGCGGCGATGATGCTATCCGCATGGCAGAAGTGCTGACGCGCTGCCGAAACCTCACACAGCAACTCTCAAAACTCGCAGAAGAGGACAACTCTGCGGACTAAGAAAGGCGGTGAACTTATGTCGCTTTGCGACCAATCGCCCTATCAGCTGCCGACCGTCACATTTGTTGGCGGTGCAACACAGCAGCTGGCGTTCCATACCTACTTTGAAGACAACGGCCGCCCGCTCAGCATGAGAGGCTGCACCGGCTACTTTTCTGTAGCTGAGTATCTGAATAAATCTTCCCCGCTGATTACCAAAACGATGGACATCATCGAGAGCAAAACCGACGCGACAGACAACATTCTTCGCGTCGAACTCGAACCATCTGACACGGTCAATCTGGCGGGGAAATTTATTTATCAGGTCACTATCAAAGGTTCCGAAGGGGATGTGGACATTCCCTATCAGGGCATCATGTATGTGACGCGCAATATTGACAAACCAATCATTAAGTAAAGGAGAAAAGGCATGAATACTAAGTATTTTCTGAACCTTGTGGCGGGCAATGTATTCCGTTCCAAGGAGACGCCGGCTATTCCGACGAAGTATTACATCGGCCTGAGCAAGACCGAGCCCAATGAGACCGGCGGCAATGTAACGGAGCCGGAGACTGCAGCAGGCTACGCTCGTGTTGAGCTGAACAGTCTGGGTGAGCCGGTTGACGGTCTGGTAACCAACCAGCAGGCAATCAATTTCAACGAGTCTACCACCGGCTGGGGCACTGTTACCCACTTTGTTGTATATGATTCCAACGAGGCCGGCGCGGGCAATCTGCTGATGTACGGCGCACTGACTACGCCAAGAACGGTCGAGACGGCTACCATCATGACCATCAAGGCGAATTACCTCAAGCTGTCCGTTCAGAACCCGACCGCCTAAGTTTAAGATAAGGGGACAAGCATGAAGGATTATAAACTCTATCTTCGTGACCGTCTAATCGACATTGATCTGGTCACCAAGTCTCGTTACACCGAATGTGACCTGACGATATCCTCTATCCCCTTCCGTGAATATGTCGGCGAGGTATATGACGCAATCATCGTAGACAGCCATGTGGTCGATACTTATCTAGCCGGCCTTTTCTCTGTAGATGAAGGCGTGGTTATCCATTCGGAGATTGACCAGATTCTGCGGCACGTTATGGAACGCGGCATGAACGCGCTTGTTATTGACAGTAAAGCGGAGCTCACCTCTCACAAGATTCTGAGCTCCTTCCCTAACGCGCTCACGATTCACAGCGAGCCGACCGAGCTGCACGCCGAGACCTTCGAACAAGCTAATGACGTTGTTGTTCTGGCGGTAGACAAGCTGAATATGGAAGTACGCAAAAAGCTCTCCGGCACGGAGAATGGTTTGGAGATTCAGACCACCGCGCAGGAGACTAAGCAGACGCTTGAAAAAGCAACCGGCGCACTTCCCTTCTCCGCAGAAGTTCAGCAGACTTGGAGCCACAAATTCGACAAAGCCGAGAACGCATTGCATTTTCAGGCAGAATTGCAAAGTTTATGCTATCAGCTTTTCTCCGATGGCGGCATGACAGCGATGGAGCCATACGCGGCACCGCTGCAGGTGGAGATTCTTTATTCTCTGGGCGGCGGCGCTTCTTCTTTTGCTCTTAATTCTACAGTTGTAGAAATAGCAAAGAATAGTTTTCTGCAGACTGAGACTTCCGTAATTCCAGTTGCGTTTCCGGTTCAGTTTTTACTGACATACGCCGTGGGCACAGAGACTCAAACAGTAGTTTCTGCGGCAGTTACCAATCTGTGCTACAACTACTTCTCTGGCGGAAGCTCCGGTATGGAGATCACAGCGAAGCTCGGCGAGCTTGAGGAACACTTCCCGCTCGGCGGCTTTGAAAATGCTGTCCAGATAGAGAATACGGCCGCCGGCCATTTTCTGCTCGAAAAGAGAGAGCACGCTGATTCTGATAGCGTTATCGCGGCTGCGTGTGATGCAGCGTTGACTGGTTCTTCTCCTGAGCTGGCTTCTGTTGTGGTACTCGGCTGTGCGATTGAGGAGTTTATCCGAAGATATCGGCTGCTGTCCGAGGTCGATGATGAATCTCTGGCTGACATAGACACGATGACGCTCGACAAATTAGATTATGTGGTTTTGTAAGAAAGGCGGTGTGAGATGAGCAAAACACCTAACTACGACCTGTTCGTCACAGATGATGCAGGGACTAAATTTAAGGACTGGCGCGAACAGATGGCGTCCGAGTCCAATTCCAATATGGTGAAGATCGACGCCGCCCTTTTCGGAAAGGCTGAGCAAAGCCGTTCGGTCGAAATTACGCTGACGGCTGACGGTTGGATTGGCGACGCCGCGCCATTTTCGCAACAGGTTGCAGTAGCAAATCTGAAGGCTGATACCAATGGCTCTATTGCGATTGCAAGCGGCGCGACGGCAGAGCAGCGTGCGGCTGTCCGCAAGGCTCAGCTTTCGATTGCGGCGCAGGCTGATGGATTGCTTACTCTGAACTGCGACGGCAAGAAGCCCACGGTGGATATTCCTGCTGTGGTTGTACTCTTAGGATAAAGGAGGATGAAATAATGCCTATTATTTCGGCATTTCCGACGGGCGAAAGCACCGTCGATTATACTGGCCCTAAATCCGGTTTGCCATCGCTGGAAGAGGGCAAGGTTGCGTATGTAACCGATGAAAAGCGGCTGTATACCGGTAACGCTGATGGCACGAACACACAGATTCCGAATGCGGATGACTTGAGTGCTCACACTTCGAATAAAGAGAATCCGCACGGTGTTACGGCCGAGCAGGTTGGTGCTGCGGCGAAGGATTTGAGCAATGTGCAGCTTGGACTGGCGTTTGAGAAGGCAAGTCTGCCGAGTCTGGCGAATTGGCAGTCTGTCTGTTACGGTAATGGCAAGTACGTTGCGGTAGCATACGAAAGCAACAAAGCGGCGTATAGTACCGATGGTATCACATGGACAGAGACTACACTGCCGAGTTCGGCAAAATGGTGTTCAGTCTGCTACGGCAACGGAAAATTTGTTGCGGTGGCGGGCAACAGTGACACGGCTGCATACAGCACGGACGGCATTACATGGACTGCAGCTACGATGCCTTCGCCTCTTTTTTGGTATTCTGTCGCCTACGGCAACGGAAAATTTGTTGCGGTGACAATCGAAGGAGACACGACTGCATACAGCACGGACGGCATTACATGGTCTCTCGTTCCGATGCCTCCGTCTTGTTCGTCTTATGCTTGGCAATCCGTCACCTACGGTAACGGTAAATTTGTTATGGTGGCAGAAGGCAGTGACGCGGCCGCATACAGCACGGACGGCATCAACTGGACTCGGGTTACGCTGCCATTGTCTGCTTCTTGGTGCTCCGTCACCTCCGGCAACGGCAAATTCGTTGCGGTGGCAAGAAACAGCGCCACAGCTGCATACAGCACGGACGGCATTACATGGACTGCAGCTACGATGCCATCGTCTGCTTCTTGGAGCTCTGTCGCCTACGGCAACGGCAAGTTCGTTGCCGTAGCAAACGGCAGTAACAAAGCGGCGTACGCTGACGCCTCGCCCTCCATTGTGGAGCAACTTTCGGATTCTGGGCTCGCGAAAAAGAGCGATATCGCTTCCGCCATCACTTCTGCGGCACCTTCCGCTTGCAAAGTAACGCTTTCCGCTTCCGGCTGGGACTCCTCTGCGAAAACCCAATCCGCAACGGTATCCGGCGTACTGGAAGACGAGAGCAAGCAACTTATCATGCCAATGCCTGCGGGAACGAGCATGAGTGCTTACAACGAAGCAGGCATTCAAATGACGGCGCAGGCTGCGAATACGGTTACGTTTACGGCGGACACTGTGCCGAAGGTAGATGTTGAGGTTTGGGTTGTGGTGCAGAGTGTGAATGACGTTACACCGCCGCATCCGCTTGATCAGGAAAGCTGGGATTATATCAGCAAGCAGTCTTTGGCTGGTAATGCCAAGAATATTTGGGCGGTCGGCGACTGTAAGAAGATTAAGCTGAGCGGCACGGCTGGAACAGGCGCCATCGACACCACGCTGTATGTCTATATTCTGGATTTCGACCACGACAAGTTCAGCGCAAGTGGTGCCGCTGATGGTATCACATTCGGCACGTTTAAGACTGCCGCTTCTAACGGTATCGACGTGGCACTATGCGCGAGCAATTACGGTAAGACCGACGGCGGATTCTGTATGAACACCAGAAACACCAACTCCGGTGGCTGGAAGAATTCTGATATGCGCTACAACATCCTCGGTTCCACCAACACGCAGAACGGCGACGCAACTGTAACGACGGCAACCTCTCCCAAGGCTAATACCCTAATGAGCTGTCTGCCGTCTGACCTTAGAGCCGTGATGCGGCCTATGTATGTTTACACAGACAACACCGGTGGTGGCTCTGATACGGCGTCCTACGTTACCGGAACGCTGGATTACCTGCCCTTGTTGGCTGAGTACGAAGTATACGGCGCTCGAAGCAAGGCCAACTCTGCGGAGAAAAACAATCAGACGCAGTACGCTTATTACAAGAACGGGAATTCTAATAAGAAATTCAACCATTCCGCTACTTCTTCTGCGGTGAACTGGTGGGTCCGTTCTCCTTGTTACAACGAAAGCAACAATTTCTGCCTTGTGAACAGTAACAGCCTCGCGCTCGGTGGCAACGCCATCCGTTCCTTTGGAGTTGCTCCGGTTTTCAAAGTTTAAATCATAAAAAAACTACAATTTCCGGCGAACAGGATTGCTCGATTTTACGGCGGGCAATTCTTTCGCCGCACTGGTAAGGAAAACTAAATGCAATATGTCATTTACAAGCGGTTCAAGGACGCTGCCCTCTGTGGTCCTGTGAACCTGAAAGCTACCCTTCCCTGCTGGGAATCAGAGGGCATTATTTTCTACGAGGGCAAGCCGCTTTGCTTTGCAGCCAGCGAGAACGCGCTCTGCCACTTTGCACGAGACGATGACGGCAAGGGTTTACTGCGCGGCAAGCTGATTGGCGACATTAAGCGCAGGCTTGCAAAACGCGACGGCGATTACCAGAAGCGTTGGGACAAGGTTTGGGCAGACAAGCTCTGCGCGAAGTTCAAGCGCAAGGAATACGCGGATTTCTGGATTTGGAACAAGGCGTTCCATGATGCAGAGATTGGCGAACTGGAATACGTTGCGGAGCTGATTGGATTGGAGGTGCGGCGATGATTTATAATTTGCCGCGGAAGAAAGCGAAGTTTGAGGAAACATGGGTTATCGAACAATCCCCAGGACTTGTGCTCTCCTCAATAGAAATGGAGATTCCTTTTGAATCTAATTCTACGAATTTTCAAAAATTCGTAATGCGTGGAAGCATGCTTCCCAGTACTGGTATATATTATGACGCAATTAAAGTTTGGGACACCAGCGTTTGGATTAACGAGGCATATCGCACTATCACATTTTTTGAGCCGCCGACCGGTGATCTGCTCACATGGTTACAGGCAAATGCTGTGAAACAGGGTTCAGATACTCCTGTGGACACAAGCTCGTGGTCGGTGTCCGATATCAGCGGCGCGACTTACAAGTTTGCGCTGAACTCGAACGGCTACTACGAGAGCAATAACAAGGGCGTGAACAACTCGGCGGCTGTCTGCCGTGTCAACATTCATGCGGCGAAAGCCTGCGCGGTGACGTTCAAGTGTATCAACTACGCGGAATCGAACTACGACTACGGTCTGCTCGGCGTGATCGACAAGGAGCAGAACACCGGATACTCGGACACCAGCACCAACGTTGCAAAGAGTTTCAAGGGTTCGTCTACGGGAAGCGTGCAGACGTATGCGTACACGAATGTTGCGGCGGGCGATCACTTTATAGACGTGAAGTATCGCAAGGACAGCAGTCAGAGTTCAAACAACGACAGTTTACAATTCACGGTTGAGATAACGGAGGATTGACAATATGCACAAATTTAACACGTTAAAGTACGGGGGGGGGGCAGTAACTCTACTGCCTCAGCATGTTGCACAAAGGATGGTGCAGCATGTTTCTAAGCGGAATGGTTGGAACGGCATCGGGTGGTTCGGAGAAGAAGTACCACATATTAAATCAAAACATGCTGGTTTGGTCCAATTCGGAGTATGCAGAAACAGGACAAATCGTTGGAATGGGTACCAACGAAAAGTACGATATCGGTGTTGGAGAAAGTTTTGTAAAAACCGCGTCTGGGACAATGATTCCTATGTTGGAAGGCAAAGTACAAGGAATAACATTTCCAAATGGGAGATCCAATTATTATTTCGTCATGCCCGCGGAGGACGTTGTTGTTTCCGGTTAACGGAGGTGGCGGCATGATTCTGACTGGCAGAGTTGATGAGCCGAAAAAGGCTGAAAACCCTAAATGGGTGAAAGTGACGGTGGAGTGATATGGCAAATTCTAACCCAACACAAACTTACTCCGGTTCTATCCCCTATTCCGGGAGTTTAACCCAAGGATTAGTGTTGCTGGTATCTACAGCGGCAGAGGGTTCTGTAACCTTATTTGCTTCTGCTATTTATGACAGTTCAAAATGGCATTTCGGTGAAGCGTTTTACCCCGGTTCTTCTGCATCTACAGGGGTATATCTGACCTCTGTCTCTGTATCAAATGGTAAAATCAGATGGTCTGGGTACGCCACCTCTCACTGGGGAGCGGCAGTTGTCATTCAAACTGACGGACTTGCAGCAGATTAAAGGAGATGACTATGTATCCAAACAACATTTACATCAAGCACCGGCGTTCGGTGCAGACCGGCGTTCCGGAGCTGATGGGGCTGTAAAACATACGCGTAAAGAGAAAGCACCCTATAAAAGGGTGCTTTTCTTATTTTTCTGAATGACAAGAGTGCCACATTTTTTGACTACCCCAAATATAGAGGTAACACGATTGCGAGTAATATGACCAAAACGAAGAGAACGATGAGAACAGCATTTTTATTTTTTTCAATCTTACTATCTACCTTCTCAAAGATACTTAACTCGATTTTTTTCTTCAGATTATATACTTTTGTATGATCTGAACTCGGATTTTGTTTTATAAAAGGATTTCTCTGCAGATGTTGAAGTTCCTCTTGTCGGGCCTTCTCAGATAGTATGGCTTTCTCTTTGGCGCGTTGAATCTCAATTTTTTTATAATTATCTTCTAGTTCAGCATTGTATTCAGAGAGATGTTTTTCCAGATTTTTGACATTATTCAAGTCGAACAATGCTTTCAAGGGAACCTTGCAGCAGGGGCAATTCGCAACCGAATTCATAACAATTTTTCCACATCCGCAAATAACAAATCCATTTTCATGACAAGGCAAATAGTTATGCTGCTGTGTGGGGCTGATGTAACTTAAATCTCGGCTATACTGGCTTGCTAATTCTCCTAAAGAAGAAATTGGTAGTTGATCATATTTCGCTAACTCATATGCTTGCCTATATTTGTTTTCCCAGACTGTGTTGTCAGAGAACACTATTTGCTCAGGAGTGATGCGAATATTTCTGGTTTCATTATCCGGCAGTAGTATAGCTGTCCTGTCTCCAAACAACGTATATGGTTGTATCGAAATATCCAGATAAGAAAATTTGTCCACTCCAGTTAATTCTCTATTCAGAACATCAAAACACTTGACGGAAACAAACATCGCCTTTATGTTCTGTTCAGATAGATTTTCGAATTTGCATTGAACCAGGATACTGTTGTCTACATTGTTCTTTGTTAAAGCATGAGCCTGCAGTAGTACAGGACAATCATGCGCCCAGAACACACGCTTTTCATGTTGTATAACCGTATATTTTTCAGACATATCATTCACCTCTAGTGATGCTTATATCGAAGGCAAATCATCATCTACCGAGCTGCTCTGCTTTTGCGATAATGTGATAGGTTGAATCGCACCATTGGTATTATCTTTGATGTCCTGCAAAAGTTGGATGATTTCACCAACAGCATAGATGCCAAAACTGAAAACAACAGTTACTGCTATAAACAAGATGCTCAAGACTTCATAGGTATCATACATTGAACAAGCAAAAATAATACCAACAACCGCGTTGACTATTGCATACACCCACATGATTACAGCAACAGTGTTAGAACTTCTGTTTTTCATACATTACTCCTTTACCGGGAACATGGTAACGACATTATCTGTGTAACCGCCGACGAGTATCGGGTGAGTCCACTTCAGAATCATTTTTCTCTGTTCTGGCTCGCTCTTTGGGCCAGTCCAGTAATGATGCCAGTGGCCTCGACGAGTATGCGGGCGTTTATGACTTCCCTGCTTCGATTCATCAACCGAAGGGTTTGATTGCGGAGCGCTGGATTCCTGTTCGGCACGGCGCAGCGTGTGACCAATCACAACACCGACGTCCTTCATGTCTATCTCGCGGAATTTATCTTTAATCGGCTGACCCGGCTGGCGAGGCCGATAAATTCCCTTCTGTTTAGGATTTTCTCGGATATCCGCTTGGTCACTGCAGACATACAGATATAACTGCATAGCGCGGAGCACCACACAAACACTTTCGTCAATGTGAATGTTGTTCAACTGAAATTTGGCGAAAGTGTGATATTTTGCGGTTGTGGCTACGGTATCATAAATACACTCATAAACCGTTGGCTTCGTCAGCTCTAACATGAACGTTTTGGTATGTTCCATGTCATCTGAAAAAGGTTGGACGCGGAACTCTCTAACGTGTGAATTCGCGTCTTCTTCTATCCAAGCCATAAACTTGAGAGGCAGCGAATTTCCGGGAATCGACTTATCGGTCTGAATATACACGCACGGATAAGGCGGTCTCAGCAGAATTTCTGTGGGGATTTTGTCATCTTCTGTTATAGCATCGGCTTGAGCGACCAACTCTTGCGCAAGAGTATGGTCGAAGTTGTAGATAACCTTATGCTTTCGCCAAATGTATAATCCCGTCAGTTCACTGGCGAGACGAGCACGTCCGTCTTTTTCCAAATGACACTTTACTCGCAGATATTCATATGCTGCGCCTATTGGGAGGTCGCACACATCGCTTACTCCCATTTCTTCGTGAGACTCTTTGCATAACAAATCTAATGTGTCGAAACAGCCGGGAGCCATCTTGCTCCATTTTCTGCATAACTTGAGCGGAGTTTCGTTCTCTGTCACTGGTCTCACACCTTCATTTCTTCATTGTATAAATTATACAATAGAATCCACCTAACGTCAATAAATTTTGCAAAGAAAGGAGGCTCGCCATGAGCGTGATGCGTAATGACCGGCCTTAATAATTTTATAAATCTATTTGGGCAAGTCACCCTTTCTACCGTCGTCGAGTTAGTTCTCGCCGGCGTTTTTCTTTATCTGATCTACAAAAAGGTCAGAGATTTTCTCATTGAACGCTACGAGGCTGAAAAAGCCCGCGACCAGCGAATCAATGAAGCACTCGACGCTGTGCATAAATACCCTGAGTACCGCGCCCAGAGCATCAAGATACAGCAAACGCTGGAAAACGAGATACAGAATATCCGCAAAACAATGGAACGCTACCAAGCCAGACTGGACTCAGTAGAAGAAACCAACAAACGCCGCGAGTGCAACAAGCTCCGCGACAGGCTTCTTCAGAGTTACCGTTACTACACAAACGAAGAAACCAATCCCAGTAAGTCATGGACACAGATGGAAGCTGAAGCCTTCTGGGGGTTGTTTCGCGATTATGAAGAGGCCGGCGGCAACGGATATATGCACTCAGTAGTTCAGCCAGCGATGACCGAACTGATTGTAAGGGAATGTCCGAAATGTCCGAACTTACCGGGAAAGGAGGCGTAACGCATGGAATACTACTCCTCTGTCTTTACATTTGACGATTGGTATCTTGACAAGCCTGTTGGGACGATTGCTCAGCAGTATGACCATCTCTCCCGCTCGCTTCTGGTTGCGGGCAATCTGCCGGACGGTTACATCTGGCACATGCTTGTGCAGTGCGGCGACAATTTCAACATCGTGTTGATGGAACCCATCGAAGATACTGCCTCGGCTGTGGCTGACCTTCCGGAAGAGGACGGCGAGCCAGAGAAGAAACCCAAGTTAATCGGCGCAGTCCTCGAACGCGGCTGGGTCGGCGAATCGGGCAAATACTCTGTTCAGCTTCGTGGCGTCAAAGGCGAAGAAGTTCGTCATACCAATCTCATTACCATTCGTATTCCGAAGTCGATGGCCGGAGAAGCACAGTGGCCGGAGGTTCCATCTGAGTTTACCCAGATTGAGCATCGTGTAAACGAGACCTATGAGAAGGTTAAGAACACGGCTGCCGAGGCTGAAAAAGCCAAGAACGCCATCGAAAACATGGGCGCGACGGCCAAATCGGTAGAGCCTGACGAGGAAGCCTCTGTTGAAAAGACTGTCGATGAAAACGGCAATATATCACTGAACTTCTCTATTCCTAAAGGTGAGAAGGGCGACCCGGGCGACGTTGTTGCACATGAGGGCTTGTACGGCTTTGAAGTCAATCCTGACGGATATCTCGAACTGCATTATGCAGACAACACAGATGCGCCCAATCTTTCCATCAATGAAGATGGTTATCTTGTGGCGGAAATTTGAGGGGGTGAACGCGCATGGCGAAACTTATTCTTGGTAAAGTAGTTGGCCCAGAGGGCAAAGCCGCGACCGTTGAGGTTGAATCGACCGAAACTGTGGCTGCAGGCTCCCCTGCTCTGGTTGAAAATGTCGGCACTGCAAATGAAGCAAAGCTGAAGTTTTCCATCCCGCAGGGTGAAAAGGGAGAGACCGGCGCAACGCCGAATCTTTCCTTCGAGGTAAAAGCTCTCGAACCTACGGATGCTCCGACCGTTTCCGTCAGCGGAGACGCAGAGAATCCGCATCTGGTAATCAGTCTTCCTCGCGGCGAGACCGGCGAAGATGGGCAGGCTGCTTATCTGACCATCGGCACGGTGACTACGCTGGCTCCTGACGAGCAGGCGACGGCCGATATTACCGGTGTAGCACCGAACTATGTTCTGAATCTTGGTATTCCACGCGGTCAGGGCATTGCTTCGGTTGACGATCTGGTTGAAGTTAACGGCTTCTAATAAAGTAGATTCGGGCGCTCTCGGGCGTCCTTTTCTAATATTTTCACACTTTTCACATCATGATGGCCGCTCAATGCGGCAAGAAAGGAAGAAAACACTATGGCAACTAAACTTGTATTTTGCGGTAAGAAGGTAAACCTGCCTGCAGTTCGTGAGCAGGCATTCTATCTGACCACTGATACCCATGAGGTATACTTCGGCCAGAACCTGTACACCGAGCCGGTACGCTTTGTACCTGAGCGTGAGACCACCCCGGCACAGGGCGTTCTGTACATTCTGCCCTCCGGCCTTGGTGAGGTTTACGACGGTTCTGCATGGAAGACTGTCATCAAGCCGACTGTTACCAAGATCGAGGCTGGCGTAACCGACGAACAGGGTGTAACTGCTAAGGCTGTAAAGGACTACGTTGACAACCTCGTTACCGGCGGCATCGGTGCTCTGGGCGCACTGGCTAAGAAGGACGAGGTCACCGAGACCGAGCTCGGCGACGCTCTGAAGAAGAAGATCAACGACGCTGCTGCTCAGGCTTCTACCCTGGTTGGCGAGGACGCTTCCAAGTCTGCTCGCGCAATCGCAGCTGAGGAGGTTGCGAAGATCGTTGACGGCGCTGACTCCTCTTTTGATACCCTGAAGGAGATCGCTGACTGGATTTCCGGCCACAAGACCGACGCTGCTTCCATGAACTCCGCTATCAAGGCTCTGGAAGCTATCGTTAAGGGTATCGGCGGCACCGATGAGCCGGCCACCGTTGTTGCATACGTTACCGCAGCTATCGACGCTCTGAAGATCGGCGACTACGCAAAGGCTGCTGACCTGACTGCAGCTGTTGCTCGCATTGCTGACCTTGAGTCCAAGGTTGGCGTTCTGAACGGCGGTGCCGACGTTGCTGGCTCTGTTGCTAAGGCTCTGGCTGACGCTAAGGCTTATGCTGATGGTCTGGCTAAGAACTATGACGCAAAGGGTGCTGCTGATACCGCTCTGGCTTCCGCTAAGACCTACGCTGACGGCAAGGCTGCAACTGCTGAGACCAACGCTAAGACTTACGCCGATGGTCTGGCTGTAAACTACGATGCTAAGGGCTCTGCTACAACCGCTGAGACCAATGCTAAGGCTTACGCTGATGGTCTGAACACCACTATGGACGGCCGTGTTACTGCTGTTGAGACCGCTCTGGAAGTTGGCACGTTCTGATCGCTCCTGTTGTTTATCCGCCCCGCTTCTCGCGGGGCTATTCTTTATAAAGGAGGGGGTGCGAAATGGGCTATTACTTCCGAACCTATGAGACGGTGCTCAGCAAGGCTCAGAATACAACCACTGTGCCGATTGTGCCGGGACGTTATCTGATCTGCACAGACACCGGCGATGTCTTCTACGACACCAAGGATAAGGTTCGCAAGCACCTGACCGACATCATTGATGTAGCTACCGAGTCGGCTCGACAAGCAATTCTTGCGCCGATGGAGCGTTTCTACTTCGTGAAAGAAACGGCTCACCTGTGGCGTTATACCGGCGGGGCATGGGTTGACCTCACCCCCGGTTATGAGACAGAGGCGGTGTTTACTACCCTGTCGGCGGCTGCTTGGAGCAATAAGACGCAAGCTCTGACGATTAAAGGATTGGCTGCCAGCCAGAACGGCGTTATCAGTCTGACGCAGAATATCTCGGCGGCCGCTTTGAAAGCTGCTAAGAAAGCATCTCTGCGTGCTACCGGTCAGGCTGCAAATTCGCTGACGATGACTGCGGATGGCACTGTTCCGACCGTAGACATCCCTGTTGTGGTTATCCTGATGAGCACAGCATCTTAAAAGATAAGCCGGGGCTCCCCGGCTTTTTCTTTACCAATTTTCAATAAAACGCGAAAGGGGCTGTCATGGCTCGCAAAAGAAGAAAGAAACGTAAGCTCGAGTTCTCCAAACTGATTCTGGTGTTTGAGACCGTGCTCGTGGCTTATGTGTCGCATAGGGTTTTGGGGTTTGTCGGACGGGCGATTGAGTTGGACTACACAGGGTCTCTCCCCTATCTGACGACCTTTATCTCCGCTGTCTGGGCGGCATATGGTACGAGCGTCAGCTTCTATCAGAGCAAAAGCGGCAAGGAGAACATTAAAAAAATTGAGATCGCGCCGCCAGTTTCTTATACAGATACCGACTTCGGATATGAGAACGACGACCGCGACTGCTGATAACTTTTAAGTATATTTTATGCCCGAAAGGAGGCAATTATGGATACTAATCAGATTGTGCAGCTCATTGTGGCTATTCTTACCGGTCTGGCAACCTGCATCCCGCTTGCTGTGAAGCTAGTGGAGTATGTGAAGACGGCGACTAAGGAAAAGAACTGGGCGAACCTGCTCGGCCTCGTTATGTCCCTGATGGAACAGGCAGAGAAGAAGTTCGACGACGGCGCAACCAGAAAAGAATGGGTCATGGCTATGGTTAAGGCTTCGGCTGACTACATCAATTACCCTGTAGACGAGGATACGCTGTCCAAGATGATCGACAGTCTCTGTGATATGTCAAAGGTTGTAAATGGCACGACCGAACAGGAGGTAGAGACCGTATGAAGACCCAGTATGGCTTTACACTCATGACGATTGGCGAGTTTGAGACTTGGCTGACCCAGCAGAAGGTCACTCGCAGGATCACCGTAATTCAGGAGCATCACACTTGGTCTCCCTGCTACAAGCAGTTCAACGGTTCGAACCACCTCCAACTGCAGAAAAATATGCGCGACTATCATGTGAACAACGCAGACTACGCTGACATTGCGCAGAACTTCACGGTATTCCCTGATGGTATGATCTGTACTGGTCGTTCGATGAATGTCGCGCCGGCCGGTTGCCGCGGAGCAAACGCAAACGGCATTTGCATTGAGAACCTTGGCAACTTTGATGTCGGTGGCGACAAGATGAATACCGCCCAGAAGGATGTTATCGTTCGCATGGCCGCGGCTCTTCTGAAGAAGTTCAAGCTCTCGCCGGAGACCGGTATCACCTATCATGCGTGGTGGACGGATAGCGGCAGCCCGCTTGGTACTTATATCGCTGGGCGTTCCTGCAAGACTTGCCCGGGTACCGCTTTCTTCGGCGGTAACACTCGCGCAAGCTACGACAAGAACTTAAAGCCGCTGATCGTGAAGGCAATGAATGGCACTTACAACGTGCCGGTAAAGGAGGAAGAAGAAGTGACTCAGGAACAGTTTAACAAGATGATGGATACTTATCTGGCCGGCCTTGCTAAGCAGCAGCCGAACTCTTGGTCTGAGACTGCTCGTAAGTGGGCTGAAGGCATCGGCCTGATTAAGGGCGATGACAAGGGCAATAAGAACTACAAGAGCTTCTGCACAAGAGAGCAGATGGTTCAGTTCTTGTACCGGTTTAAGGATATGAAGTAAGTTTTGGGGCGCGTTTGCGCCCCATTTTTTACGAATTCTGTACAAAAGCAGAAAGAACCGGGCTCTTTTATAACTCGGTTCTTTATTATGTATATATAGTTTCGTTCATGTTTATTGCTTGTAATGTTGCGCATATTCTG